GTACGTGTACGTATGATATTGTACGTATACGTATTGTACGTGTACGTATGACATTGTACGTATACGTATTGTACGCGTACGTATGATATATCATTATTTCGCGCTTATTTATTTCTTATTTGTTTCTTATTTACTTCTTATTTGTTTCTTTCTTATTTCGTTATCGGGCGTTTCTTTCTTATTTGCAAGTCTGGCGTTTCTTTCTTGCACAAAAAAATCCCCGCCCCCCAAAATCAGAAATAGGGGACGAGGATTCCTGTCGTATGGAACAGCCGCTTACGCGGGAGTCATAAGTCGTGGGAGTGGGAGTGTGGGTAACGAGGGCAACGTGGGCCGTTGCGAGTCCTCTCTCAATTCCTTTGACTCCGTAAGGTAGTCACTTACCTGTATCGCCGAGGCGAGCAAAAGGTGTGACGACTTCACGGGCTTTAGGTTGGAGTATTTGTGTCCCACCGTGAACACTCTAGCGGAGTTTAGTTTCCCCACCACACGCTCAACACGTTCATTGTTGATGTTCCAGTACAACGAGCCATTTTTTATTTTTTCTGTTTTCATAACTTCATTAAGTATAGTCTATATTGATTTAGGATGCAAGCACATAATTTTTCTTGAGCTTACTTTTTGTTGGCATCGGTACGTCCGCTAACACTGTGGACGTAGACCTTGGAGAGAAGCAGTTGGCGTATGGTTGGTGATTAACCAACGAACCTAGGCCATCCCGCAGGATGTCATATGCTTTTCCCCATTGATGATTGTTAAAAAGATAGAACTCTGAACTTCCACCAGAATGCAAGAGAGTAGCCAGTTTCTCTTTAAGAGCTTCCTCTCTACTCCTTGCATCTTGTAGGGTTAAACCGTCTACAAAGAAGATGTCTTCGACATCCATTGGAGACATAATTCCGTGAACCCGTTCTACACTCTTGTGTGAGTGTCCGACCTTCACCCCGAACGCTGGCAGGGATATATCCCTGCAAGCGTAAAGGGCGGCATATACAGCGTAATCCATATATTAGCCTTTAATTTTGGTGGTGTTACCTACACGGCGAACCTTACGCCCGTCGATGTAGCGTTGCATACAGAACAAGACTCGTTGAGCTTGGCTGATATAAGTTTCATCACCACGGCCTTTTTCACCAAGGATGATGTTGCGAGCTTTTGATGTCGGGCAACTTTTGGGTTGACCGCCTCCAATCGCCTCGTTCGCGAAGAGCAAAGCTTTAGAGGGACTAACGGAGTGCATCATAGCCAAGGGAAACATAAATGCCATCCGCTTGAACGGTTGACCCTTTTGCCCCGTAGGAACAATCCCAGCCGCCCACTGGATGCTTTTCTTCTTGGACTCGAAGAACTTTTCCATTTCCTCGTCAGTGGGATTTAGTTGACGTAAGCCCCCAGAACTTACGTTCTTGTGACTTTTTAATGTCTCGCTCCACGCTTGCCAACGGATACCAACCTGTTGCGCTTTCGCCCATCCTGTCGGAGTAAGACCCCATTTTTGAAACAGACTCAAACCCAACACCTCACGCATAGTACGCGATTTACCACGGTCAAGCTTGGCCATAGACTTAACATCCGCTCCTGATTCAACAATCATTTTTACATTCTTGTTTTGTTTGGAGATAGCATAGATACGATGCTGACCGTCTAACAGTTTTCCGTTCGTGCCAAATTTAAGCGCGGTAGGATAGAAGTTGCCATCTTCAATATCAAGAATTAGGCGTTGAGTCTTTTTACAATTTACTCGCAAGTTACGATTTGTAAATGCAGGGGCTTTTCCTGCGGGGGTAGAGTTCCGCTCTTCAAGAATCTTTGCAGCAAACTTGGGAGTGATAACCATAAATTTTACGTCTGGATTCTGATTGTCCAGAGTCGCATCATCTAGGTATGGGGTTTTTTGGGCTGCCGATTTGCCCTTTCTGATTCGGCGTATAGTTACTGTCTCCATATCAATCTTTTTTCTTTCTGTTTTAGGTTAAGCGCGAGTTTCTATGTCGCGCACTTCAATTAGAATAACAAACTTTGAGATTAACTGCAAGTAAAAAAGAAAATAAAACGCATCAATCTTCCCCTTGACAAACAAGCCTCGCGGGTGGGCCCCGCCGGATAGTACGTGTACGTACTATTCGTTGATGCCGCCGACAAGCCAAGTATTGTCAGGTTCTTTATCTTTATCAGATTCTTTCATACTAAAAAGTTCTATGTATTAAGTCTTTCGGCGTAGTAGTCGGTGGTCGCCAACCTCCATCACAATTACAATACTTCGGGCAGTCATCTTCTTTGCTGCCTTGTTTGCACATCGTCTCGTGGCACGTTGGACATAGGTGCAACCGTCTCATCTGCGGATGCTTGACGCAAAACTCTTTTGTTAGTGGGCCGTATTTAGTTGTCATTTTATTAAGGTCTCACCGCGCCCGCCTTGCCCGATTTTGTCTTTCCGCCCCCCAAGTATTTAGCTTGGTCTGAAGGTTTTCCGTGGAGGCCATTTGCTCCGAGTCGGCTGCGTTGATTCTTCGTCGGTGAAGTGCGACAGGAGAGTTTAGGTTTCTTTGCTAGTGGTTTCATAATTTTATTCTTTTGTTGTTAAAATCCGAATCGACTGCCAAACTCTTTTACTTCCACTACCCAACGCGCGCCTTCTTTAGTTGGCTCGGCAAGTTCTTTCACCTCTGTTACTCTGCCACTCCATTGATTTTGTTGATAGGCGGCCCAAGTTTGTGCGGCGTGTTTATATCTGAAGTAGTTCATATCACCCTGTTTTGCCACTCTCTTTCCATTTCTCTATAGGTTTGAATCTCTTTCACCATAGTCAAAGATTTGTTAATCATATCTTCGTCCAAACCAAGGCAAAGAGAAGGGTGATGCGCTCGCCCACTTTTTAATTTTCCCCACTCAATGCAGTTTGTTACATCTTGCAAGGTGCTGTGTATGTATTCCAGTTTTTCGTGTTCAGTCATTTTATCTAAATAAGATTGCTACAATCACACCCACCAAGACACCCACCGAAAAGATAGTGGCGTAAAAAGTCTCTGGGGCGTAAATTTCGACAAGGGTTGCCTCATCCGCTTTACCTTCTTTATCACAATCAATTTTGAAATATCTATTCATAATTTTGTTTGTGGTATGATGGCAATTTAGCCTCTACAATGTTCAGGGTCGCAACTGTGTTGCCATTGCCGTCTTGCGCGGTGGTGAAGTCGCCAACGTCTGCCGCCATAATGCGGTCAGCATTATCCAATAGTCTTTCAAGGACGTTCCGCATCTCAAACAATCGTTCGGCATCGTTACTGCCAAATGCCGAGTTGCCCAATTCAATTTCAATTATCGCTTTCATAGTTTTTTTTGGTTTGTAATTTACAAGTCCGTGCCAGAAGTCACTCATACTGCGTTATAGTAGAGGGTGACTGTCAACACGGCGTATGCCGCTATTCCCCACAGTATAAGCCACAGGAGTGTAGTGATGAATGTATCTAGTATGTCTTTCATAGTTTTAATTATCTCACAGATTAGAAATCAGGTCAAGTTCTTTTTCAACGCCTTCGGGAGTAAGGAACCCCTTAACGTCATCGTTCCAGCCGAGTGGGTCGCACATCCTGCCGAGGGCATCGAATACACCAATCTCATAAAGGCCTTTTTCGCCTCCGTAGGATAATTGATTTTGTACTACGCTTACCTCGTAGCCACTCTCAAACTTGACTACCGCCTGTATATCGCCCACAGCGTGGGTTTCAAATTTTAATTCTTTGAATGTCATAATATTGCCCTAACTTCTTTACCCATCTCGCCACAACCGAATACGACAAGTTTAGCTTTATGAACTGGCTCGCCTGTATCCGTCCGAATGAATGTTTCATTCTTATATGGATTGTAGGTGATACCCACCGAATCCAAAATCCAAGTACAGGCTGGGCCGATGTTCTCCCAGCGTTGTTCTTCTTCATTCCAGCCTTCTCGACCTTGAATGTAAGCGTGAACATTCTTACGCTTCTCATCACGCACTCTCTCCTTACCCTTCTCACTCACACGCAAGGTGCAATCCCAAAGGGCAAAGTGACAAAGGTGCTTCTTAACTAGACCGTCATTACCACGTACGCTATACACGGGTTGGTCGCCAACTGCTTTGGGGTCAATCCCCTTGCCGACTTGCTTGCTCAACTTTTTGTTGAGGTTCCGATATGCTTGGATGTAGCCTTTCATTATTCCTCCTCCGTTCCAAAGATTCCGTCTTGGCAGGGCTGGCATAAAACCGAGATGCCGTACTCCCTGCGGGAGACTTCGTTGCGGAACTCAAGATTGAATTCACCGCACTTAACACATTGACCGCTCGATTTTGCCACGGCGGGGTAACGACCATAAATGTTAAAGGCCATATTCTCTTTGAAGCTTTGTAGTTCGTTCATCTGCCTTAATAGTAAACGATTTTAAGATTCATTGCAAGCCTTTAAATGCAACAATCTTAAAAAAGATATACACTCTCGCCGATACTTTTCCCTTGACACACCGGCCTCGCGGGTGGGCCCCGCCCGATAGTACGTGTACGTACTATCTTAAAAAACAAAAGGGGCCCCGAAGGGCCCCCTTGCTTTATTATGATAGAACAAACAACGGAACAGAAATAGTGGGAGAGAGGATTTCTGCATTACCTCCAAAGCCAGTGATCAATACAGTTCATGTTACCAGCTTGCCCAACCCACAAGGTTCATACGATTGTACTCTACCGCTGTGGACTAGCACCTTTCCCCTTGAGATACAAGGATATTCAGTCACTCCCTTTGTCCAGCCGCGTATGCATCGGGACCGGACAAAATTGTTCTACTGGTGCTTCCTCGCCCCTAACAGGACGCGTATCCCGTTTGCTGCGTTAGGCTTGCCAAGGCTGTGTTTCGCCTCCCAGTAAATTGTTGCTGGTGCAGGGGATCGAACCCTACCCGTCCCTATCGTGTCACCGTCTAGTTTCAATGCATCTCCACTAGGGGCTTTCAGCCACGGGCGTTACTACGGTACTTGACAAAGAGGGCGTTAACCGTATGTCAGAGGTTATAACCGTAATACTTCCAAACCTCACCAACATAAATTGTTTCAAAGATCAGTAGGGTTGCCCCTGTCACTCTTTATATAATAAGGCAAATTGACATCTATGTCAACATTTTTTTTAATGTTTTTTAAGTGAGCCTCTAGGGCTACGGTAAAGGCTTGCACCTTTTCGTCTGGAGCGGTGCGGATTCTGCCCATCATCTTACTCCAGTTAAGATAGTCATCCGCATCTTCTTCTACGTCTGCCACTAAAACCATTCGTTGATCAAGCGGGTGACTTGCCCACACCTTACCATTCTTTGAGTCAATTACTGCTCTGAACATTCTCCAATCATAAGGGATATTGAGTCGCGTGTCAACAACAAAATTTAGTACGTGTACGTACTATCTGCGGGGGTGGGCCCGCCGCGCCGAAAAGTCAAACACAAACTTTTATGATTGTAAAAAACAAACCCACCATGGCCGCTAAGCCATGATGGATTGTCTAATATTTTTTACCTTCTGTTAGTGTCGAACTCGTTATAGAATAGGAAAAATAATATAGTTCCTATGATTAATATTGCTCCTTCAATGGGTCAGCACCTCCTTTCGTTTTTTGTTTATCACTTTCAACGCTTCACCGGCTGCACTACCTTTGGGCTGTGTGCCGTGAATCAGAAGCGCGAAATCTTTTTTGCCAAACGCGGCGTGGGTGTCGTCGTGGTCGATTTCCAAACCGAGGTCGGCGGCTTCTTGCTCGGAGTAAACCACGACAGCTTCTTTCCATCCAAGGTGGTCTATCATATCATCATACTTGCCACCACGGGAAGCAGTCAACACGAGGTTATCAGGTTTTGGAATCCCCGCAAGCACGGGAAGGCTTTTGCTGTAAGAGTAAAAAATCTTGTCGGGATTGCGCTCGGCAACCAAGCACCACGCCAAAAAGTAATTGCGATTGAAATAGTCACCACCAACGTGGACGCGCATTACGTCAAACTTTTTTGGAAGTGATTCGCAAATGAGATCCGCGCACGCCTCCACGCTGTTAAGCAACGCACTCTTGAGAAGGCTGAGGTTGTGCCAAACCATTTTACGCAGGGAAGGATAAACCGCCTCGGCACTAGCGGCAAAGCAACGAAATTCTGTTTCGTCTCCGTCTGTGATTTTCCCCGTGTCTGGATCGGCCCACGCAAGGCAGTCTTTTGCTCCGGGGCAAGTGTGTCCAGCGGGAAGGGTGAAGGTCTTGAGAAGCAGCCCAAGCTGGGCCACCATCTCTTTGAGTTTTTTGTTCGGATTTCCGAATCGTAATAAGTCTTTCATATGCGGTCTATTGTATAGGATGTGAGGTTTAGAGTCAAGCATCAACATCAGATAAATTCTCTGCTTTGCCGTGGTTGTTGTCGTATCCAAAAAATTCAAGGTTGGCACGTTGGGCCTTGTAGCCTGTCGTGGATTCCAACTCTTCCAGCGCGGCAGCGGCAAACTTTCGAGCGGCAGGGAGTGCGCCGCCTTTGATGCCCTTGAAGGTTTCGCCGTGGTTGTCTATTAGATAGAACAGGCGGGAGAGTTCCACACCGCGCAAATACTTTTCGGGCGTGGTAAAGAAACGAACGGCACTCTTGGAAATCCAATCCACTTGCTCACTGTCTGGCTCAAGAGAGGCAATAGAATAATGCCAAAACCAATAATACTTTTCAGCGGTTTCTTCGCGAGAGTCGCTCTCGATGTAAATGATAATCTTACTGCCCCAAGGTTGTTTTCTAATAGTCATAATGCTTTGTGTGTTTTCTTCTACGTTGAAAAGAGCCTTTGCCCTTTTGTGGTTTCTCAATACGGCAAGCGGAACCCATCAACCCTTGTGGGTTGACTCTGGCTCTTGTACTGTCTTTCTTGCCTTTCACTGTTAAAATTATCTCATAAATCGGGTTGCATTGCAAGCCCTAAAGAATGTAAAAAGTAAGAAAGTTATTCACAGGTTGTGGATAAGTTTTGCTTGACAAGCAGGGCCGCGGGGCCCACCCAGCATGATAGTACGTGTACGTACTATCTCAGGGGGAGGGCCCGCCGCTATAAAAATACAAGTATTAAATACTTATATATAAATACAAGAGAGGGCAAAAAAAAGCCCCCGCTTTCGCGGGGGTTGAGTATCGCACACCGGTGTTTTACAGCGACCTATTCAGTCACAACGATTTGAGAATCATTGACAACGGGCTTGACCAGCGAGGTCAGGCGTTTTGGGTTCCGAAGCGCGGCCTCGAAGTTCCGCAGCACTTGCGTTCCAATCCGGTTGGAATACTCGAAACGGGTTTCCTCGACCTCATCAGTGAGATGTTGCGTCACCGAGTTGTACAGGTTGTACAGATTCGGGTCGGTGTTGTTAGTCCGAAGCAAATCCTCGCGGTTGCTCCAGATACCAGCCACGCGCTCGCGCACCTTTTCGCTCATCACCTTCTTCTTGGTGAGATTGGTGAGGATGTTCAAACCCTTCTCATCATCCAGCTTGGTTGCGGCGAGTTGCCCGTAAACATTCCCCGACTCTTTCAGAAACGCCAGCGCGTTGTCAAGGGCCGAGTCGGTGATAAGGTTGTCCAAGTTGAGCTTGGTCGAGTGCTTGCTCACCATATCAATGTCCTTTTCCATTGTCTGCATCCCGTTGAGACACACAAGGCGCATAAGCCCCAACGCGAAGGAAACGCGCAGAGTACGGTCAAAGGAGTTTTGGACGGTCAAACGATAGTTCATTATATCGCCAACCATCGGCACGGTAGTGCGGAATTGATCACCCTGCAAATCGTACACAGCACGGAGCTTTGCACCATCATTGGTGGCATACACGTTGCGCTCATACTTAATGCCCCGCGAATCAAAAGCAGATTCTGCTTTAGTCAGGAGGTCGGCGTTTTGCACAATGCCATACCGCTCTGTACTGTATCCAAGTTCCTCGCCCGTATCGGTTCGCACGTTGGAGAAAATTTTAGACTGTTTCCCGTTCGGGCGTTTCAGTCGCTCTTGAACGACCTCATAATCCCAGTTGCTGTTTTTAGTTTGTTTTGCTTCAATCGGCATAATGTATTTTTTCTTTCTTTGGTTAGTGGTTTCTCTTACTGCCCTAATTATCTCATACGTTGAGAATGAATGCAACAGTTAATTGCATCTAATACGCATTTTTTAATTGCCCTATATAATAGCGATTAATTAGCCACTCATTCGTGAGCGACAAACGCGTTTGCCAATCATAAAACGCAAAAAGTGATTGACAAGTTTCTTGTAAAGGGGTGTTTTCTCCGGTGCGAAATTCGCCCGAAACACGAAACTCAAAAGTTTTTCTTGACAAGCAGGCCGCGCGGGGGGACCCCGTTGGATAGTACGTGTACGTACTATCTCAGAGGGTGGGCCCCGCCTCGGGCGATTTGTCAAGCCTTTTTTTCAGAAAGTTTTCCCCAAGATGATAACAATGATACTCTTTATTTGGCGATAAGAGAATTACAATTATAATTAATTATTTGAACAGACATCATTCTTATTTGCATCATTCTTATTTACATTGATATCATTCTTATTTGTATAGTTCTTATTTGTCTTATTTGATAGAATTGGGAGAATTGGGGAAATGAAGATAACTATATTGTAATAAATAAGTTTCGCGTACCACCTTATATTATAATACGGAATAAGCTTCCTAACTTAATGAGGTCAACTTACTTACTATATAATACACTTGTATTTAAAAATATCTAAAAAAATGGGCCACCGAGGGAGAAAGACAAATAACTCCTCGATGACCCATTCGTTGGGTAGCCTACCTTTAACTTGTTAGCTTCTCGACTTTAGCAAGAGTTTCCTGACCGAGTGCAGTAATGCCGCGCCCCGCCGTGGTGATTTCCATAAGGCTCATCTTCTGAAGGTACATCTCGAAATCCTTCTGGACACAAGACTTGGTGAGTCCCGTCTTGGCGGCGAGGAAGGTGAGCGAGCAATCCTTCTTCTCCGTTAGGTGACGCAGAATTTGAATCTCAATTTCATTAAGACCCAATGGCATAATGGATAGCGCATTCTTGAACTCCTCCCAGTGTTTTTTGGTGAAGGTGTTTTTCCTCTTGGATGCCAAGAATGTACCAATCTTGGTCGCCATCTTCGCGGCCCCACGGGCGTTGCCACGCACAACGGTTGCCATCTCATCAAGCACACCGTCAGCAAATGACTTACCCTCGCAATGGAGGGCGATGATTCTTGCCAACTGTGAGTAACTATAATCAGCAAGGTCGATGCGCTCTGTCCTGTCCATCAGTGCGTGGAAAACCTGTTGTGCCTCGGTAGTGGCAAACATAAAACTCTGACGACTGAAATCAAAGTCTAAAGTATATTCATCATAACTAAATGATGTACGATTATCTTTGTTGGGGTTGAGGATAGTAAGCAACGCCATTGTCACATCCTTCGGGAACTCCGATGCTTCATCAAAAAGAATAGTATATTCTTCGTCACGCTTGGGCAAAAGAATTTGATTAACTAATTGCTTTACGTTTTTAATGGTAGAGCAGTTAACCTCATAATACTTCTTGTGCTTACCAAAGCGGTCAGACTCTCCCGATGCCATCATCTTCTTGGCGACTTCACGCGCCAGAGTGGTTTTACCCTGTCCCTTCCCAGCAATCCACATAAGGTGAGGCATCACGCCCGTAGCCTTATGTCCATTGAGGAAGAAACTGGCTTTCTTTTTAGCGGCAGCTTGGCCGATAACAGTCTCGAATGTATCTTTGTCTTTCATCTTCTGTAAGTATATCTTATGTTAATTTAAATGTCAACTACCAATTTAACTCAACCTCTTCTTGTTTTACTTCTTTATCACTATCTAAATCAACCTCATTAGATTCAATGATATTAGTATATGTTTCTATATGTTTGTTATTAGCTTCGGCTAGGATGGGACTACCCTCAAGGTTCAGTTGCTCGGCGTACTTACGGGATACCATAACAGTAGCACCCTCTTTAAGCACACGGTTCAACTCACCGAGAGTAACTCCGAGGAAGGAGCATCCCGCCGCACCAGCTTTGCGTCCGCGTTTAGCCATTGTGCTTCACCTCCACGTCTACATCAAACGGAGTCATCTCCTCAACATAAGAGTTGGCGTGGGAGTATGCTATCTCCTCCGCTTGCTCCTTGTCGGGTGCTTCAATCTCGAACTCATAATCTTCAACCTTCAATCTTACGGTGTACGTCATACCCCAATAATAAAATAGATTAAAATATAAGTCAAGCATTTTTTTAAAAAAATAAACCCCCCATAATTATTACAATCATAGAGGGTATATAAAAGTAAGAAACAAGGTGTTCAAGAATGGCAATTGACAAGCCCGTGCGCAGTTCTCTTACGCCACTAGTCCTATATTTCTTAATCTAATGTTAGCATTTATTAAACCAAATGTCAAATTTATAATGACTCATCATTTGCATTTTCATACGCCCACTTCTCTGCGAGCCTAGCTACTTCGTGAGCCATATCTTGTGCTGTGCGCCCGTCGTGGTCATTGATAATCTCTTTTTGCATACACTCTGGTTTCTTGTCAAACAGTGTGCGCCAAGCCTTCTCATAAAGTCGGGCCATCTCAAGCTGTTCTTCATTTATTCTTGGTTTCTTTTTAACTTTCTTTTTAGCTGTCATAGTATATATATTAGTTTAGTTTAGATTAAAATCAAAGTCAATCATTTATATTTAAATTAATTTAAATTTGGGGCGCAAGTTAATCACAATCAAAAGATGTTAATGATAATCATAATCTTCCAAACGTAATCCTTCGACGCATTATTTGGCTAAATAGCATTAGTCTATATTTACTAAAATATCATTAGTATTTCGGAAAATATCATTAGTAATTTGACCTCGGCCCCGCCATATTAAAATGAATTAAAATATATATATTAAAATGAATTTAAATATTCGCGGCACACGACCTTTAATCAAATTTATCTAAATCTCTCCACGCAAGCCACATAGTCACGCATATAAGCACACCCACGGGCGCACAGCACATCATAAAAGTTATTACATCCATACATAGTTATTTACACTATATATTTGTGTTGTTTTTATTTGTTTTTTATGTCTGAACCAGTTCCTTACCTTCATATATGATTGGGGGAATAGAGTATAGGGATAAGAATAAGAATATTTTTATTATTTTAAATATAAATTTCTTATACTACCCAAGAATAAAATCTAATTTAAATATAAGCTATATCCTTCCCTATATTTACCTCTATATCATTCATAATTCAAAACATAAAAAATGCCCCTAAAAAGGGGCATATTTCGTTAGTTTTCGTTAGTTTTTAGGGGCCGTCTGCTTCTCTATATTCGTGAATAAAGAGTAGAAAGCCGATAAAAAGGATGACTCCTGCTGATTCCATATAAGGTATTCTCTTTCATATATTTCAAGGACTGTTGTTATATATATTTAACCCATTCTAGCACATATCAAGACACTTCGCTACACCTTTCTGTTTTTGTGTTCTTTTTTCATATCTGCAATTTGATTATCATTCATCACCCATTGCTTAACAAAAGTGTCTACTCCGTTTTTCCCCAAAGTTAACTCCCCAACCATACTGTGTGAGTCATTAAATCCGTGATACCAAATTTGATAGTCAACCATCTGGTCGCTTGGATACTTCTCAAAATACTTTTTGTTATGGTCGTGGATGTTGTCGCAAGAGTTTTGAACATCGTGGAAGTGTCTCCCAGATAGGTCACAGTCGTCCACAATCGCGTTCTGAAGCATCTGTTCATCATCCCAGTAGGTTGCTGTCACATAGTAGTATTCGATGTAAAAGCGAGCAGTTTCCTCCTCCTCCTTTTTCGGCTCCTTGTATTTACAGGTGACAGTCCAAGTGGCGGCAGCGGCAATCGGCGCGGCAGTTAAAAAAGTTCTACGATTCATAGTTTTTTAATTAATTAAAATTTATGCACCACAAAAGTCCTCTCCCCACTCTTTAGGGTCGGGGTTTTTCTTGGCACTGGTGGGGAACTCATCGCACTCAAAGGGCAAGAAGTGGTAGTCGAATGGCTCCGCTTCTTCCGTGGAACAACACCCTGCATATCCAATCAAGATTAATAAAATAATTAGTCTCATTTTATGCAAAGGGCATTTCCTCATTATAGTTCTCCACAAGCTCAAAGTCTACTTTAAAAGTATCCTCTACATAAGCACTGTTTGTGGGTAGTGAGTATTCGGGGCCAGAAGCCTTCTGGATTGCATCTTCAAGAGAGTCTGCCTCGACCTCTAGGATGCCGTACATCTGCCAAGTGGCAGGGATTTTATATGTTTTCATAGTTTTCTAGTTTTAAATTTACGCTGGTTGAAGTAATTTCGGAGTAAATGTGCCATAGTCTACCCTCTCCGGTTTATCTGATGTCTCGCCGTCCATTATGTAAGACAACGAACAGACACTACTTCTTATGTTGATGCCAGCGTCCACCACTCGATAAGGTGAGTAGCATTTTGGCGTATTAAAATGTATATTTGAACTCATCTAAATCTTCTTCCCACATCTTATGTACCATACTTTTTGTCTCCTCGCAATAGAAATCTTTATAGGGGGCGTGTGGCGTTTGGTTTTCGTGCGGCAGCACGGGGTTAACTGCGTCTGGTATATGTGTCCCTTGTGCGAGGCGCGTAGCGCGAATCACAGACGGGTGACTCACCTTTGTGAGCGGGATGTTGAAATCTGTTAAAAATGTTTTAAATTCTTCATTAATGTTTTCAAATCTTAAAACCCTATCCACTCCAATTTTATCATCCAGCATAAGGTAAGACTTTTGGGTGAAGGCGTGAAGAAAATCGGCATCATCTTTAGCCTCAAGCATAGCTCTACAAAAAGAACCAAAAGAATAATCTCCAATTAAATAAGCCGCAAACATCCACTCATTCTTCCGCGCAAAGCTATACATTGAAACTAAACGGTCATAAGGATTCCTTACGACTGCCAAGGAGGGAACATTAAGAATTTCCTCGCCAAGCTCTCTGATTGCCTCTGTGAGTAAACAGTGGGAGGGACAAAAGCAACCTTTGTATCTGGCTTTCTCCCTTTGAGAAAATTTAAATAGCTTTTCATCTCTAATGGTATTTGCGGTTCCTAGTGACTCGTAAACAGAGGTACTTGCGTTTTTTGGTATCCTCACGAATGTGGCGAGAGTGTTCATTAATAGTCTATGCCAGCTTGTTGTTGGTCTGGGTATTCACTACTGCCATCTTTTAATTCTGGTCGCTCACGTTCAATCATCTCCCGAATATCTAGGCATCGGTCAAAGCATTGGTCAAGCGTGTATTCTCGACTCTTAAAATCGGGGCATCTATCGTAGACTGCCATTAGTAATTCGTAGTTTCTCACTTTTTAGCCTTTGTTTTCGGGGCGTCTCTTACTTTTTCGCGCCATTCGTGTTTTGGGCAATACTTCCATTTCCCTTTTACTAACTCTACTGCCTCTTTGTCGGAGACTTTTTGGATTTGTTTTCCCTTTTTAATACATTTCATTATATTTGCTTCCCTAAAGGTTTTGGTCAAGAGTGTTCTCTGCTTCGTAATCTGTTACTATATTTATGTCGTAGCCCCAATTTTCGAGGGTAAGTTCTAACCCGCCGTCCTCTGCAAAACCATCACTCTTGGTACGCTTAACCCAGTTACGCACGAACTCTTGTTCGTTTTCATAGTTATGGATAAAGTTAGGATACTTGTCTGCAAGGGCTTGCGGTTCGACTCTGATGGTTACTTTGAATGTTTTAGTTTTCATTCTTTACCTCCAAGGCTTCGTTGATGATGTTGTGAATCTCATCCTGTAAGTCGAATGGATACCACTCGCTTTCAAGTTGGTCTGTCTTATCCCACGCGAGCTTTTCGATTAGGTGTTCCATAACTCTGATTGTGATGTCTCTTGTCTCATCGTTTGATGAGCCATTGTGCTTATCAACATTGCGAAACAATTCTTCTATGCGGTAGTTCACATAATCATCTTCTGAATGATGCTCAAGCAGATTCACTATCTGACAGGCTTCTTTTAGTAATGCGTTTGTTTTCATAATTATTCTTCCACTCCAATTAGTTCTTCTACTTCTCTGCCGTTCCATTTGTATTCGTCTTGGAACTCCTTCATCAACTTCTTACTGCTGAAGTTCACTTGCGCGTAATGAATCGTTCCAGCGGTTCCATACAATGTATCAATGTCTTTGATTGCAACCATCGCGCCCCTACCATCGCGACACTTCAGGATGATGTGTGATGCGCCCTGCGGCGGGCGCGGCACTTTAATGCCGTTAATAATCTTATATGATTTTTTCTTAAAAGCCATAAAACAAAAAAAATTAAAAAATAAAAAAATATACCACTAAAGGTAAAGGGGGAAGTGCCAGTAACAACTCATCAACTAAAAGTCATTACCAGCACAACCCCCCTTGGCTCTAGTTATTCCCCAAGTTGTCGAGCATATCCCTTTTGGCTTGCTCGTACCCTTCGTTCCAACTAGAACTAGACTCGGACTCATCGGAATCTTCACCCCAATCACCCTCATCGTATTCTCCGTAGATACCATCATCTAACGGACGTTCAATGGATTCGTGAAGTGCTACTACCTTATACTTTGAAGTTCTTAACTTCTGGCAGTCAGAACAAAGCGGAACACTAACCACATCACTTGGGTCAATCTCCACTCGCATCAAGTGTCCTCCATTGTGCGCGTACCCCTTGGCGTATTCATAAGACCCAGCGTGAAAACCAGCGGAGCAACCCATATTAGAATCATCACACACACCATTGCGCGTCATTTCCAAAACCGCCCCAACGGAGTTATCAAACTTCCCAGTGTAATGGTCGGTGAAATCCTGCTTCACGCCTTTGTAAGCAATGAAGTTGCCGTCAGGTGTAATGGGCATATTCTTATGCTCCAAGAACGTGTAAAGCTCATTCACGGCGCGGCGGGATGGATTTGCCATCAACTTACCGAGGAAGCGTACAAGTGGCTTAAAGGGTAAACCTTGCTGCATAAACGTAAGAATCTTATCCACCAGAAGGTTGTGGATAACCTCACCTTGGTAGAACACCGCACCATCAGTGACGGTAATTTCTGCCTCTTGGTCGGCGTAATCTTCCACCGCCTTGGAAACATCAAACAGACCCTCAAGACGGTCATATTCTTCCTTGTTCAAGGCATCCACGGCTTGAGTCCAAGCTGGATGGTCGGATTGCATTGTCATTGCTTTGCCGTTTATCACAACGGCTAAACTGTTTTCGGTTAAGATGTATGGTATCTTCATAGTCCTTATAGTATAATAGGGTTTAAAAAGTAAGTCAACACTTTTATTCAGTTTCAAGTGCCTTTTTCACTCTGGTCACTACATTGTGAACATCAAGCCAATTCAACTCTTCGCACAAGTCGCCATTTGAACACATCGTATCTCCCCAAGCTCCAGCTAGAGTAACCCTGCAAACCGATGCCCATCTGGGGTTCCCCTTAATATGAATAACAACGTGAGGCTTCTGCTGTCTTACGTTTTGTATTCTTACAGTAGCCATTCCCGTTGGAAAATTTTCTGTTGTGGTGTGTTTGATTATATCTTCGCTATCAATCTTACCATCATCGGCAAGTGCTTTGGCGCGACTATTTGATTCCCATTTGATTTTCATAATTATACTTTCGTTTAGAGGTTATAGAATTTATGGTTTTTTATCACTTTAATTGGCTTAATAGATACTTTGACAGGCTTGCCACTTCTTATGACTATTTTAAAGCTCCAAGATGGATTCGTTGTTAATGTGCAGTAATGATTTGCACTACCTGTATGTTTCTGAACAAACTTATACCCCCTGCACAAGTAACGCGCTAATTCTCTAGCGTATGGAGCCATATTAGACTCCCATAAGTCCCAGAGTTCTCTTTCTTTTTTAATCTTACCCTTGCCAGCGTTCCAAACACTGAACTGCCAAGGTTGGTGACACACTTGGGCTACTGTCAGTTTTCGCTGCTCTGACCTTAATTGAATCACACACGCAACTGCATACATTCCCCTTTTGCCTTCACCTCGCGCTTCTCCAAGAATCGTGAGGGCAACAATCCTTTCTTCGGGAGTCAATACTTCATCCGCTGCGGCGGTGCAAGTAGCCAAAATTAAAAGTGTATAAATAGTAGTTCTCATTTTAAAATTAATTTAATTATTCTTGGAGTCAGAGTCCTTTTCTTCTTCCTTCTCTCTGGCTTCCTTCTCTTTAGATTCCTTCTCTTTAGCTTCTCTTGTCGGCCAATGGTTTACCGCTTCGTGCTTCTCGCACATCTCCTCCCACCAATCTGCCTTACTGCCCTTAACGGGATTGCCACTTTTCAAAGGCGGCACATAATTGGAGGAATTGTTACTGGCGCGTTGGCCCCTGTTATTACTATTGGACATAACAAAATTATCTCATAGTTTAAAAAGTAAGTCAACCCCTAAATATCCCATTCATTTAACCCACACTCCAATGCCCATTCAATCGAGTATGTTTCCGGTGCGGATTTATGAAACTTTTCATAATTCCTCATAGCAACCCACATTACCTCTGCTTCAAGGTGACGCTCTCTGGCACGTTCAAGTGCGGCCTCTACGGCTCTTACCTCTTGTGATGCTGGCATTTTACTTTACCTCCGTTACTGTGCCGTCAGGCCCGATTTCCAATCCACGATGCCGCTCTAATTCTCTAACATCAGCGACCCAATCTTTCGGGCTTCTGTTTCTGTTGTGTTGGTCTACAAGCTCTTGCTCGTCTCGCCCCTGCCACTCTTGCTCAATAAACCTTACAACATCATCTTGAATATCAGCGACATAACCGTTACTCACCATCCTGTAAACTTCGTCTAGTATTTGTTTGTCAGTCATATTTTTTAATTAATTTAATTATTATTCCAATCTTACTCTGCCGCCCATCCCACAAAGGTATAGTAGCTCTTCTTGTTTTTTATTCGTAGTCTCTAATTGCAATCACATACGGAAACCTTGGCACTCCATCGGGCGTAAGGTTGAAGTATTTAACTGTCGCTTCTTTACCTATTAAGCTGTCTGCTTTTTCTAGCAGTTCTGTTAGGTATTCAAATGTGCCTTTGACGTTTGACTTAAAACCTCTGCCATCCTTGTTCTTAAATTTGAAATGCTTAATCGTTCCCTCCCGATTACCATCACCCTCTTCGTACCCAAGAATAGTATATTCTTCGTCAACGAACTCTTTACGTTTAAGTAGCTTTGGTGAACGCTTGTTCTCGTAAGGCCCGTCAATCCTAACCATTTGCCCCTCATACCCCGCTTCTACATAATCTTCGTAGCAACGGTCTAATTGCTCTCTACCGTGGATTTCGGTAGTCGCTACAATAACAAGAGGATGTTTTTCTAATCCTAAATTATCAAATTGAGCATCCAATATGGAAGTCCTATCTGAAAATAAATCCTTCTCTGAATAGACCCCATTACTCGACGGTCTTGTATTGTGCTTACCTATTACTGGAGCATCATAAATGTGATATTGAATCATCTTCTTACTCTCTGCCAAATGTTCTTCGGTGAGATTCTGCTTACGGACAAGGTGAATGATTTTGTTGAAATCATCTTTATACTTATGATTATATAATTCACCGTCAAGAGTAGCATTAGGATACTCCTCAAAGAGAGGCTTTAGTGCTTCGTGAATATGAGGCACGGCAGTAATCTTCTTGCCAGAACGAGTAAACAATCCCTCACGCATAGCAATACAACGTATGCCATCTAGCTTGGGTTGAGAGAAAATCGCTGGTGCTGTTGCGCTGCCGTTTAGAAAATTCATAACTGTGGCGTTACGGTTCTTGTTCTTGAAATCCTGTGCCAGCATAGGCTCATAGAATCTTTTCTTGCTAATGTTCTCCACATTCAAGTGATAGCCACTTTCAAGTTTTTTGTCGTGCTTCGCTACCGCTTCCTTGATTGCCTGTTCTTCTCCAGTTGTTGCGTTTGCGCGACCAACATTTTTTGGCTTACAGGTTGTCCACTTGTTTTGAATCTTTTTCCCATCCTGTTGACCAGAGATGGTGCGGTATTTGTCGCCATCTACAACGATTTGCCAAGTTTGGACTTTTCCAACTGTGGTCTTTTTATATAACGTAGGTAATTTCATTATCTAATTCTCTCATACTTTAAAAAGTATGTCAAGTTATCTTTCTATCTTTTTAAAGTGTTTGTCTATAATTTCGCTTATCTCCTCCATACGTTCAGAACGGTTTCTCCAGTGCCAATCCCGATAACCATTGTCGTTGAGGTATTCCTCAATGGATTCTTTAATGTCTGCTTTAACGTCTAGTATTTTGTATCCCATAATTTAATCCTCCGTAATCAACCCGCGCGGTGTGCTTGTATCGTTGTAGTCTAGGTACGCTTCAACGATTTGAATGGCTTCTACAATTTCTTCCTCTTGGTCATAATCGTCAGCGTGTTTATTCGCTAGTTTTAATATCAACTCAAATGCTTTTCTGTTAGTCATAATTTAATCTTTCACTTTCTTGATTACCATTGTGCCGTGAGAATCTTTTTGATTACTCAAGAACTCTTCCGCTTCGGATTCTGAATCGACGGTGATTAAGTGGTGAGTCCCGCTGGCGAGGTGAACCTCATACTTGTGACTCTGGCAACCTGTGCCGATAATAATTAATGATAAGTATAATAGTTTTTTCATAATTTAATCCTTAATTAGTTCTTGAAGATTGTCGTTCTTAAATTGTAAATTGTTAAACAAGAGACGACTCAACGTGTTGGCAAATCTAGCCGTCTCCGTTTCTGTCTTGTCGTCAAAAAAGGCGTGTGTCACTTCGTGTATAACGGTGTTGAAAATAATTTGATTTGATTCGCTTGGGCTTACTTCAATATCTGCTTTACCGTTGTGGGGGTAATAGCAAAACCCAGCGCATTGACCGTGCTTACGCGCATCGGGCTTCTTAAACTTGATGGAGTATTTAATGCCGTCTTGATTTTTGAATTTTAGTTTCATTTAATCTCTGATACATCGTTATATTTAAACTCAAATTGTTCGTGGGGCTTCACCGCAAGGATTGTGCCGTCCATTGAGCGGGTTCGCGCTTCGTAGCCTTTAAGAACGGCTTGCTCGTTTGCAAATCGACCTCTTGTGAGTTCCCAACGCTCAACGCCATCGTGAGCATACCTAATTTTCATCCAATACTGTTTCATTTTATTCTCCGTAAATTTCTTTGTATCTTTCTTCGATGTCTGCGTCAGCTATTTGGTTGAATCCCAAAAGGCCATTCATAAGCATCTCGCGGATGGCATCGTCATCGACGTGTTCAAATTCAGATTCCATTAGTCGCTCTCTTTTTTCGTCAGTAGTCATAATTTAATCTTCCGCTGCTATTGAGTTGGGGTCATTAAGCTCCACCAAGTAAAATTCTTTGACCCAGCGATTAACATCGCTAAAGTAATCAAAAATGTATTCGTGGTTGTAGTCGGCTTTATCATAAACGTACCACATCTGGTCTTCTTTATCGTGATAGATTTCTAGGTTTGTTTTCATAATTTAATCCTCCAATACATCGTTGTAATAATCTTCCATTTGGGCAAGAGCTTCAATTTCTTCCCTGCTGATACCATCAGTGTTATGCTCTCTTGCCATTCCTAATACAATATCTAATGCTTCTTTGTTAGTCATAATTTAATCCTCCAATACATAGCTCCAATATCTGCTGTCGCTTTGGTTTTGTTTTCTATCCCACAAGATTGCACGGGCGATGGTGGATGGCACATTCCACATAGAACACATATCTAGCCAGTAATTTTCAATTTCCTTGTATCGACGAGCATCCTTGCTTTGGTCAAGTCCGTAGGCTTGAAACAGGTGAGTGTCCATACACGTTACCTTCGCGTGATTAGGGTAAATCATTTCCAGCGAGAAAGAAACTTTAGCAACTCCAAGTCCAAGAATACCCTTCACTAACTTATCCCTAAACTCTTGCCAATCCTCGCCCTCTTGGTATTTGTACCATTCGGGATTGTTCCAGAACTTTTTAGAAAACTCCGAGAGGTAGCGAGTCCGGTTCTTGTGCAAGCCCACTCTGCTTTCTACAAGTATCCTTTCCAGTTCATCATCTCGATTCATCCACTTCGTCCACTCCTTAACAGCCTCATAGCCTTTGACGTTTGCTTCCCAAGTGGTATGCACTGACATAAAGGCAAACAACCAACGCTGGAATACTTCCGTATCATTTTTTGGGACAACAGACTCCCAGTAAGTTTTGTATTTTTCAATTTCATCACCGTCGAAAGAGGTGAATAGTTCATTTACTGATTCGTAGTCCACCGTCCGTGGAATTTTTGTGGCCCGCTCATTCTCATCCCACAGGTTATACTGTACGGGTTCCTCTAACGCTTCTCTCTTTTCTCCTAAAAAATCTAATTGCTTCATAATCTTTTTTAATTAATTTAAATTTACTGACTGATTAAAAGGGGCGACTCGCAGAACATTAAAAAGCGAGCCGCCCCCCATCGGGCGACAGTCCATTAAACGCCCGACGAATTGCACACATCTACTATATTAATGTAGTTGGTAATGTGTGGTAATGCTTCTTTGCTATCCCAGTTCCACTGTCCGAACCGGAGATGTTGGAGCATACTGTAACGCTCATTCACCCCTTGGCTTAACTCTGCAATGTTATGCTCTGGCTTAATGTCAAGTTTGACGGATACGTTCAACTCGGATACAAGAGCCTGAATCCCATCAAGTTTTTTACCAAGCTCATCGTGCCTCATATATTTGATGTGTGTGAATATGTCTTTAGCATCTCCCTCCACTAAACTGGCTATGAAACTTTTGTTATCGTAAAGTTTTTCACAAACCCAGTTAAAATCCTGCTCCACGGAAAGAGCGGCAGTACGGTTCGCATATTTCTGTGAAAGTTTCTTTTCCTCGATTACTTCAGCAGTCTTGGTTTTTGCCCAATCCCAAAGGGTTGTCCACTTTTTACTCTTGCGAACTTTTTCGAGTGCTTTAGAATTTATTTTAAAGCCGTATAGCGTTGGGAGGTCAATGTCAAGATTATTTTTGAGGTCAGCCCTTAACTGGTTCAAGCGTCTTGGCTCATTCTCTCCATCATATCTTCCGGTATCAACGCCGCCCTTGATGAAGAACCTATCAAGCTCAACATAAACGCCACTATCATTTTTAAGGTCAACAGTAGATGTATCCCAAACAGAGGATTTTGCATCGCCCCAGCCACTATTTTCTAACTTTTTGACGTTAAGCGTAAATTCCTTTGTCGAGTGTTTGGAGGATTTAGTGCTTCCAGCACCGCCTCCCGCCCTGCTAGGCGCATACCCAAAGTCTGCAAGCGGCATCTTCGGTAACTCCGAAAGTTTTTGTATCTCACAGTCTAACCCCTTTTCTTTAAGTAGGTTGCGAGCTTTCGTGTTATTCTTAAATTGAGCAGTCGGACGCTTATCCTTAAAGTCAATTAAATATACTTTCTTGCCTTGATTCACTATAAGGTCAAGAACCCTACCCATACACCCACGGCGATGCCCAAGGTCGTTCTCAATTACCACTGTGTCCATCGTGCATCGAATCCAGTTATCGGTTTCTGCGCGAAACTTACTTGCCCGATAACCCTTTTTAAAACAGTGGAGTTCAATCAAATCGCCCTGTTGGCTGCTTTGTAATCCACCGCTATGACAATCAATATCACTTCCACTGAGAGTTTTCTCTCTCCCGCTTTTGGGTTTCCAAGTTAGACTATCTTTAAGGACATTACGCAAAGAATACAGATTGCTTTCTGTATCAAAAACTGTACCCCACAACTGTTTTGCTGCAAAAAGAGTTTCACAATCTTTAAACTGCCCTTTGATTGTATCTGTGAGTTCTTTTTTGACTAACTCCAATTTCTTGTAGATATTCTTACGGGTATAATCAGTGTATTGAAGATTCTCGCGGGAAGCAGAAATCTCCACATCACCAATGGACATATCCAAAACAAGGTTTGCCGTTAACATTTCATAAAGACCATCATCATCTTTAAACTCAAGGTTTCCTTTATCAATGGGGTAGCCGATGTTCCCCATAACAACCATAGCATCACCTTTGTAGTATCGGCTACCATCGGGATTGTTTACCCATCGCCAACCATTCCCTTTGAAAAGTGTGGCGTTGTCTTTATATTCAAATTTAGCATTAGAAACATTAGGACGTACCTTAAACCACTGGAATAAGGCTTGAGCCTTCTCGCTAAACTCATCAATGTCGCCCAGCTTAACTGGAACTACAATTTCAATGCCATTTTTTTGTTTAGTTTCTTGAGTACCAATCTTGCTAATCTGACCAAGCTGAGAGGGGTCAATGTAAGCATTATAGATGTGTTTTGTACCATCAATGTAAGAGTTAATTACAAAGTTATCACCGTAAGCAAAGGCAGATTTTGAACCAATACCGAGCATACCAATTTGGTCGTTGCTGTTTCTTTTGGTAGACTCACCATAGAAGGCATAAACTTCTTGAATCTCTTTGTCATTAAGTGCGGGGCCAAAATCACGAACCTTAAACTCCAGTTTGAGGCGTGTGGGCATTGTCACTTCGATGGGTTTGTCAGGAACCCCCACTTCCGTATGTGCATCTACCGCATTGCAAGAATACTCACGCACAACTGCAAGAACCTTGTCAGAGTAGAGTTGGTCGCGGAGGATTCCGAGGATGTGGTGCAAGCCAGAAGCCTTGATGCCGAATTTAACGCTGGTAGAGATGCCGTTTGATTTAACGGATTGTTTTGATTTTACTTGTGGTTTCATAATGGACTGTAATGTTTAACTGAGTCCTCATAGTAATGGGTATTAAGATTGAAGTCAATACTTTTTTAAGTTTTTTTTCACCACTTTTAAATGAATTAAAATATGGTTGGTAGGGAAGGCGGGATTTGAACCCGCAAGCCTTGTCCCAGCGGCAGATTTTAAGTCTGCTGTGTATGCCAATTCCACCACTTCCCCGTTTATTTGTCGCGACTAAAGAGGCACTTAATCCCGCACCACATAAAAATAAAAATACTACTTACAAAATAAAAAAGCGTAAGAGCCGCCACATAAATAAAGTCTGTTATTTTCTTAATCATTTATATGGTTTGATTCTCTTTCTTTGTGGTGAAGAATTTGGTGACAGTTAGCGCAAAGACTTTGGCATTTTTCCATTTCTTTTTTAATGGCTTCCATACTGTAACCCCTGTTTACCGCATTTCCTATTTCAAATAGCTTCTCTTCCCCTTCCCTGTGATGATGTTGTAAGGCTCTCCAATCATCAAAGCCACATAGCTCACACTTTTTATTAAATTTAATTTCGTTTAATTGTTTTCTGGAGGTGTGTCTCCTTTTCTTTTTCGTCTCGCTATAACACGGGTTACATTTCAGCCGAAAATACGTTTTTCCATTGTGGACACGGTGTGCCGCAAATTGATTGCCTCTCTCTTTATTGCAGTATTTACAAATCATTCTAAAAATGGACTACCCTTTTTTTAAGCACGATGCCTTCTTGTATTCGCCATCTTCAAAATAGGTTAGGTCTTTTACCCAATCGGCAGTATTCTCCCATCCCCCATTTATTTCGAGTGTCACCTCAATCATCTCCTTTGCTTCCGCTCGGCGATCAAGGCACTCTTGGCAGTAGGCATAGGAGATACCTCCGAGTTGAGAGGAACACACCCCTTTTGATTCATTTTTATTACATACTTCACACATAACAGTCCCAAATTTGGTCGTCCTCACACTTCCATCCAAAAAACTCTTTTATTTCATCAAAGTCGAGAGGTGGAAACTTCGGTTCTCCTTTCGTTTTATTTTTAATAACATCTTCAAAAATATCTCCAGATACCTCAAAATCTATTGTGGATGCCAAAAGCATAACGCTATTTCCCACTTCATACTCGGTCATCCCAACGGTAGCCGCTAGAATACCCCCTTTATATTTGAGATAAACATATCCCCCCAGCGGGGTAGTGCATCGCCACTCGCTCACACTAAATCTGTAAACAGTGGCAAGTTTTTTGTTCTTTACTTTCGCAAAGTGCTTTTTATCAATAACTTTTAACATAATCTGGTCTATTTTTTTTCATAGAGCGTTTAAGTTTCGCTAGGGACTCATTAACTCTTTGACGAATACGCTCTCGCGTCAGCCCCACTATCTCGCCTACTGCCTCAAGAGTCATTGGCCCTCCACCTTCTAACCCGAAACGTAATGAAACAATTTGACTGTCCTTTTCTTTGAGTTTATTTAAATGCTTTTTTATTTCTAACGCTTCATCATTTATTTCGCAATCAACATCGGGGGGAACTTGGGTGGGGTCAGCAAAAACGTGTTCAAGTTTTCGCTCATTACTTCCACCCTCTCCTCCACTCTCATTTAGGCCCCTCTGGATAGAAAGAGCAGAGTAGCTGTACCCATAAATGTTATCAATTAGCGCATTAGAAACTTTAAACTTCTTCTGAATCTCATCCCTTGAAGGTTTCTTTCCACATTCCTCTTCCGTTTTTTCCATATAGGCTTTTATTAGCCTCGTTTTGATTTGAAGACCCGCTGGGTGACGCACTATCCGTGAGTCATTGGATAATGCCCGACGAATACCGTGTTTAATCCAGTAAGCGGCATAGGTAGCGAATTTTACCCCCCTGCCTATGTCAAATCGTTCAACAGCAGAAATTAATCCGATATTTCCCTCGCTTACTAAATCCTCAAAATCTAAAATACCAGAATAAGGATACTCTCTTGCGAGTTTCATAACCAAGCGCAAATTATGTTCTATGAACTTGTGCCTTGCTTCGTTAACAACTTTTTTATTTTTGCTTTTTAGTTTCTTGCCCCACTTTAGTTCTTCCTCTTTAGAGAAAACGGGGGGTAGTTCACTCTCAATGTAGAGAGTCGTGAATACAAAGGGTTGTTGGCTCATTTATTTTTAATATCGTTTTTATGAAAGGCTTTAACTTGGCTTTCCAAGTTATCAAAGAAAGATGTTAAGCTGGGGTAGTCGCCATTATCTAGTAGTCCTTGTAATCCAGAACGGTTAAATTTAATTGTATATTTGTATGGGGTTTTTCGACCTTCCTCGTACATCTTGTATTTGGAAGTCATAGTGTCGGCTTCGGTAGATATATCAATCATAGGGAGCCTACCATCTGTCGTACCTGTTTTTTGAAGTCACGAATCTTTTTGGCTTGCTGCTCCAGCCCGTACTTCGTGTATTTTTGAGCTTTCCTCTCAAGCTCCCCTTGGAGTTCGCTCGACAAGGCTTTGTCAAGATACTCTTTATATTGGCTTTTTTTACTGTTTTTCATATTATACAGATTTCTTGCTCTCTGTAAGCTCACCATACATCACTTTAAAAAGTATGTCAACCCTTTAATATAAAAAAGTACGAGTAAAGGTATTGTCAGCTTCTATCACCCAAACAGTCTCACCCTCTCTGCATTTATTTGTGGGTTTCATTTCCACATCGCCTTTGTCATTAAAAATAGCCACTACTGTTAAGGTATGCTGGAGGTACTCAAGTTTAGTGGTGCGACGACTGTTGTTTTTCACTTCCACCACTCCTTTACTACATTGCAAATAACAAATTTTAAATTCTTCCACTCTTTTAGTCTACGGAGGGTATAGGGCAACCAATCTTCACCAAAGGGTATATAGACTCTAACATTGTAATCATCTTGTTTCATTTTCCTTTGAAGGTCACGCCTTATGCCATAAAGAAACTCATAATCAAATCTATTTGGCTCTGGGAGCATATCAACTATGTCCTCTATTATTTGCTCATCGTGTGTTCCAATCGCGGGACAGTGGCCTTTCTGGTTTAGGTCTGCTGCATATTGGAAAAACACCTCCTCAATGTCCCTCTTGTCTTGAAGAGCTATCTTGGGAATTTCGGTATAGGCTCCCTTTACCAACCTCACGGATATTTTTTTATCAATTAAAATTTTTAAGTCTTGAGGAGTGCGGTGAAGGTTGGCTTGTAATGCTACCCCTACGTTTCCGTGCCTTTTATTTAGAGAGATGGCTATATTTCGAGTCAACTCGGTCACACGGGAGTCCTCCATATCTAAACGAATTGTATGTCCGCACACCTTGGCACAGATTGCTATTTGGTTAAGGTGCTTATTACAAATAACAGGCGTAAGTAGAAGCCCTAGTTGGGAGGGTTTAATTGAAATATCTATTTTTTTGTGTCGAAAATACTTAATTATTTGGATGTATTGGTCTTTAGCTTTTTCACAATCTTCTTCCGTCTTGCTTAACTCTCCAAGGTAATCTATGGAAACCTCATACCCCTCTTCCATTAGTTTATTTATTTGGGGCTTGGCAGATTCAAAGTCGTGTCCCGCTATAAATCGCTTTGCTAATGGGTATAATAGATTCATACTGGATTAGCCTGTCTTTTTTCATAAAGTTTTATTAGCTCACGCTTCCCTTCCTCTCCGTAGTAGTGAACAAAATCACTACCGTGAGTATGAAGTCCTGAATCGGAGCTATTTGCAAGGTGAAGGGCAGCTAAATTCCAATTCGGCAAAAGTTTATTTATTTTTATATTCTGCTCGCGGAAGAAGACGGATAGCCAATTTTGTTCATTAAATTCAGTCTCATTATCTGAACTAAAATTTTCGTGCAGATTGTATTTTTGGTAATACTCGCCCCACTCTCCTAACTGGGGAACTTTTTGATAAAAATCTATTATGGATTTTTTATCCGCATAGACAGCCCCTCCATTGTAAAGGGGAACATCACTATCAACTTTGAAGTTATTTTTAAGCCAGTATTTGTGAGCGTGGATTTGTTTTTCATCACCGCTTACGGACATATAGATTCCTCTGTCTTTTGTGCAGTCAAAAATATTTTTAGCATCTTTTTTAATTAAAATATCCAAATCCAGATAAAGCATCTGGTCGTAATCACTATTCACAAAATGATGAAGCATATAAAACTTCAACATATTGCACGCTTGATAGCCTGTAAGACTAGGGGGCAAACAAAGACTTGGGATAAATTCTTCATTTATTTGGTGAAAATCAGCCCCAACTTTTTTCGCATAATGATGAAAGTTTTCAAGGGGGAGCTTCTCCCACGGGCCAACTGTATTGGATATAGCATATCTGAACATCGGGCGTTTAGGTAGAATACCTAGCGAACCTTGCTCCTTGAACCTTTTTACGTCAGCTTTAATTACATCAATGTTTTCCAATGAAAGCCCTCCCCCGCATTTTAGGTGATACGGAAGAGGATTAGCATTGATGGTATAAATGATTTTCTTCACTTTATTATTATTATTTGGCTCTTTTTCATTCCTTTTTGTTTATTAAAAGGAATAATTAAAGTTATCAATATCAATTAAGAAGTGCTTGGAGATTACTTCCCTAGACCAGTTTGAATAATAATCCCTATAATTGTCTTTATTTCTAAAAGCTGCGCTTGAGTTCTTTCTCCAGTCAGTAAATACTTCCGAGTCTTTAAAGTTAAACCTCCCAGATAAGTCGATAACTGCTTCGTTAATATTTTCTTGTTTATAACACTTATCTACTGAAAGACTCCCGTTTAAACTTAATCTCTTGGTATAGGTTTCATAGTATCCCAAATGAAAATCCCGTATCTTTCCGAGAACAAAGCAGTAGTTAACAAACCCATCAAAATTATCTTCTAAATAAAATTCGTGGAATGGAGTTATTTGGGGCAATAGCTCACGTTCTTTTCCAGACGATGTTATATAGTCGTGTTTCCACCCGCCCAAGAAGTTATACATAGAAACAACCCTATCCCAAGGATTTCTTATGATTGAAAATTTAAAATAAGACTTTGGGTCTAATTTATTTTTATTTATTATATGTTCCAAGGAGAACTCTCCAAGAGTATCGTGTTCTTTGTCGTAGGTATTTAAATCTGTTTCATAATCTTGATAGATTTTTGATAAAAGGAAGTGCTTCAAGAAGGTTCCAGCACACTTGGGAAGGTGAACATATATAAATTTGTTAGCCTTACAGTGCATTACTGTTACTCTGGCTTGTTCTGGAAATCGGACGGTCTTAATTCGTGAAACTGCCACTCTTGTTCTTGGGATTCACTTCCCTCTCCTTTTTTATTATTTGGCCCTTTTCCATTCCCCTTTTTTCCCTTTTTTCCTTCCCCTTCTCCCTTCATGAGTTTTCCTGCAACTGGTTGCCCTCCTCGGAGTCGGGGCATCACCCGCTTTTCTAGTTGTTCGTGCAATTCTCTGCTATAAGTTAATCCATACAATCGTGGTTCCACTTTATCTTTCTTATATCCAAAGAATTTAATAAATTTATTTGGCTCTTTTTCATTAGTAGCCTCTAGTAAAACATAAATCTTTCCCTTAAATTTTGTAAATTTATTTGGCTCTTTGATGATAACCCAGTGAATGAGAACCTTGTCTGGAACATCGCCTTCGTGTGCTGCCCAACCTAAAAAGGTAGATATAGATGACCAAAAAATAATAGTAAAGACGCAAAAAGAAGAGATGCAAGCAGTCTTGAGATACCACTTTAAAGTTGATTCAGTTAGCGTCCAGAAGGTTAAGCCTCCAAACACTAATAATAGAATGGGTAATGCTATATTCATTTTGTTAATTTATTTGGGTCTGCTTGTGGGGGGTTTTCAAGTAATAGCTCAGGCGTAATATCGTTGATGTCTTTCACTTCCATACTCTTGCAAGTACCTTTATGTAAACACGCATCATCATATATAGCTTTTTCGATTTCTTCATCAGTCGCATCGTTTGATATATCTATTACTCCCTTTATTGGCAGTATCACGTTATAGCATAGTGTATTTATCTTCATTTGTTTACCTCTGGGGACTTGATTTTCATTAAAAATATCTGGGTTCTTTTCCTTATACTCTTCTCTCCATTTTAACCATTCTTCATAGCTCATTTCATCTTCCACGCTATATACCAAACACCCGCAGCAATTATATAAAAGGGTATTTGCAGTAATAAAAGATATTCAATCATAATTAATAGTGACCTCCCTGACCTCCTTCGGGCGGTAGTTTATCTAAGCTCTTTAGCGTTTTTAAATCGTACCCGTCTTCTTTATCTAAACCCTTTTGAAGAAGCTCTAATATGTAATTTCCAATGCCCTTTTGACTAACCCGTTTGCGGCTCTTTGCTTTTTTGTATGACTCGTCAAACGCTTTATTTGTGTCAAAGGTCATGGTACAACTGCCATCTGGTCGATCCTCCATGCCGTGGATATAGATTTTAGGAAAGTCACTAGACATGACTTCTTCAAGAGTTACGTCATCATCATTTAATTTGATTCCGTTTTTATTTTTCATCATGTAGTTTTCTAGTTTCGAGTTTAGCCTTGTCCATTTTGACTTCATCCTCGATGTCATCGAGTTTGTCGGAGAACCAATCTTCAAATTCAACAGTCGAGGCGTCTATTACCTCATGTTTTTCAATGTCTTTCATTATCATTTCTAATTGAGACTTAACATCTTCCTCTGTTTCTCCAAGGATGGTAATTGGGTCTTCGGTGTAACCGCTGATGCCACCATTATCATTATAGAATACTTCATGGACGCTATACCATACGGCGTCGTCTTTCTTGTGTTTAACTATTCTATTATTCCACATAACTATTATTTCCCTTTAAAATCCACTTTTACATAATCATCTCTTTTATCAAGTGATATTGTTCTTTTATGAGCAAAGGTTACATTGTAGCCACCTTTACTTATCCAGTCTTTAGTAAAGGTCAAGCCATTGTTATTTCTTTCAACCTCTGTTTTCTGTAAATAAAAGTCATTTTTTTGTAAATTCTCAACCGCATCTCTGAACTCTCTTTTTCCCATCCCCCCGTTCACGCCCCCAGCGTGAATATACTCAAATGTAATATTATTTATTACTAAATTACTAAAATCAGTTTTAGAGACGATCTCACAGTCACAGCCTTCTGCATCTATAAAAAGATGTTCGATTTCTATGTCCGGCTGCACATATTTAAGCATAAAGGTGTTTAGTGTGAAGCACGGAACTCTAACTTTTTTTATTTCTTCTTTTTTATGTCCAAGAACCTCCGGAAAACTATATACTTGCCCATCGTCTTTTGAAAGGCTTGATCTAACTGAAGAATGATATGAACGTCCTGTTTCGTAATTACTATCAAAAAACATATCAACGTCACCATCGTAATAGGTTATCGCTATAGAAAAAATCTCTTTATTTTTTAGATTTTTATATTGCTCTTCAATAAGTGGTTTTGAGTATGTGTTTGGCTCGACAAAGTAGACATTATAATTATCAAATCCATTTTTTTGCAAATATGAAAAAACTTCATCATCACCATCCGCAGTCCCTATTTGGATTATTGTTTTCAAATCACTTCTTATTCTCCATCTCTTGCTCTGCTTCTTGCTCTGCCTTCTTAACCTCTTGGGCTTGCAAGAAATTCCTCATTGCTCGCATCATTTCAGACTTCTTTGCTTCGAGGACTTGAAGGCGACGGAGGTTACCTTTTTTTCTCCATTGTCGGGCGCTTTGGCCCCTTTTGTAATGTTTTGATACTGGCATTTTATATTTCCTCTCTTTCTTTTTCTCTTTTTCTTCTCATATAATCCCTTTTCTGTTTTCTTCTTCTTTCTGGATCTCTCTTGTCGTAAGCCGCCCTCGCACTTTTGAGGGCCGCTTTTCCCTTCTTGGTTTTAAAATACTTTTTGTGCTTCTCTGGCATTTATTTAGCCTTTTTTCGTTTGTTTTTATTTGGCATTTATTTGTTTGATTTTGTTAAAGCCCCATTCGTAAGCGTCTTCTGGGGATAGGAAACTATTGCACTCTTCTGTAATCCAAGATATTTTGCCCTTTTTGTAAATGGATACCACCCAGCATTCGTTTCCAGCACGAGCCAACGGAGAGCAGGAAATCCAGTATTTACCCTTTAAGTCAAAAAGCTCTTTCATGGTATATCGTCCACTATACACTAATTTTTCGTTTCGATCCTAAACCCGATTTTTTCGGTTTTTAATATTATTTGGCCCTTTTTCTTTCCTTTTTCTTCTTCTTCTTCTCTGCTGGTGTTAGCTTGGAGGGTTTCTTTACTTCTTTTTTTCTTTTCTCTTTGTTAGCCATAATTATTCCTCAGTAGCACTTCTTCTGAAAATGAATAGGAAAATTTGGTATCCCCTTATAAAGGCAAAACTCATTGAACCTACTAAAGTTCTTAAATAAAAAATTAGTTTCTTGCAAGAGATAAAAATCAATTAACGCCTCCTTGGCTATATTTATTTTGCCATACTCTTCCTCTTTTTTTAGGTCTGCATCGGTGGACTTTTCCCCTTTTTCGTGACCAGTACCACAGCCCGCAGGGGCAAAATATCTATCTGTGACTATAGACTGGGGGTACTCTTTTTGGAATAGATCAACAAACTGTTTAGAGTCAGAGGCAACAAAAAACTTATAATTTTCATATGCCTTGAGAAATGACCATGAAGATTCAAAAAGAACATAGTCAATTCTTTCCTTAAAAATATCAAAGATACTCCCGATAGGACTCCTTTCTCCATGAAACCTATCGGAGTCACCTTTTTTCTTGGGCGGAAGGACTTCTCCATTAGAGCAGCGAGCGTGAACACCGATCACATAATTCCCTGCAAAATGAGAGTCAGTAAAAGAATCTAACGAAGAAAGGATAGACTCATGGGGGATAATCCTTTTAAAGTTTCTATAAAACCCCTTTAGGTCTTCATCTGACTTTGAGGCGTCTCTAATTTTTAGAATCTTAGGGGCCTTAGAAGCATGCTTCTCCGCATCTTTTTTATTAGCATCAATCTCTTCTTCGTCAGTGATAACCTTGATATCCGTATCTATCCCTGAAAAGTATTCATTAAATGAGTTTTTACGATCTTTGCTTAGCCAAGCACCACGAAAGTCGATCAGAATATCTTTCTTGTTTTCTTCACAGTATAAAAGCGCACAGGTTAGGTGCCATAAGGTGTCTCCCCATCCGGTATCGCGAGTATAATGATAATAATTACTCATTTATTCCTCAGTTTCCATTCTTTTTCTGACTATTTTTTCTGCATTTATTTGCCATGCGGAAAATTCTTCTTCGCTCATTGCCTCAAATTCTTCTTCTGTCAGGGCTTCACCTTCATAGAGCATCATTTCAACCTCAAAGTCTGTAGGATATCTATGTGTATGTCGTTGATCGGGGGATATTTCACCCATCAAAACAACTCTGCGTTCATCTGGTTCATTGTTCATAATTTTAATAAGCCCTTTAATTGCTCCCAAGTATCTTCTAGTTCGTGGTCTGTATTAATCATATACTTAGGATTACCAATTTCAAAATCTTCTACATGATACTGTCTCCTTAGTTCTCTCTTACTATTTAAAAAAATTTCAATTATTTGGTCTTGGTTGTTATTTTTTAGTTCTTTTCGTAAGCTATCGTAAGGGTTTACTAGGCACACTATTACATCTGTTCCTTCTTTTACAGGGCGACCCTGAATACTGTTCCCTCCGTCTGTTTTACAGTAAATCGCAAACCACTCGTTTTGTGCTGATTTTTTATTTAGATAGGTGGCCACAGCATTTGCGTTCCTAATGTTTTCCTCGCGGCCCTCTTTTCCATAATTCTTATTGGTAAACATTTCCCTGAACTCATCTCCGTCAATAATAAATGGAGTGTTCAAGTGTTCTGCCAGCAATTTACCCAAGGTGGTTTTGCCTGACGCTGGTTGTCCGTATAATACATAAATCACAGCTTATTGATCTCCGAACTCGCTTTCTTGGTGGACCGTTGTTCTGGGTCGTATCGTTTTTTCCAACTCCCTGCACCTTTTCTTGCACGTCTCCCACTGCTTCTGTCCGTGCCTACTTCTGTATTCCTCCCACCCATCCAAAAAAGACTGTGCTGACAATGGGGGTAACGTCCCCGTCACAAAAATCTTCCAACAGAGCCTTACCCTAGTCCAAAGACTCATTTTATTTTCATCAAATAAATTCATTTTAGACCTATGAATTTAGACAATCCAATACCAACCAAAAGAGTTATCACTATTGATGCTACAAACCCTATAAATGCAATCATCGTTCTGGGTTTGCTGATTGCATACCTACCGCTCCAGATGGTATTCCACTGCCGCCTGTTGTGCCTCCGCCTGTTGTGCCTCCGCCGGTTGTGCCTCCGCCGGTTGTGCCTCCGCCGGTTGTGCCTCCGCCGGTTGTACCTCCGTTATTATTAGTCTGGATAAAACCGTGTCTACCCAACCTGAGATTAAGCCTGTATTCTCTATACGTTGTAATTTGTTGCCGTTGTTGGGGCATCAAGCGCAAATTAAGCCTAACCGATGTACCCCCCACTTGTACTTGGCTTCCTTGTGAGTATCCATTATTAATGGTGGTAGCTGTTAGCGTCGCCACGGAGCCTCCTTGTTGCTGCCCGCCTTGTTGCTGCCCGCCTGAATTTTGGATTTGATTCGACCCGTTGAAGGGGATCGTCTGAGCCATCGCGTTACCGACTAGGGCAAGGGTTGCAAGACTGATTATAAAGTTCTTCATTTATTCTCCTAGTGGACTTACCAGTCGTGCTGGCAATTCATTAATCTCTATTACGTTGCCGTTCTTGTCAGTTTTAAAGCGAAAAGCAGTTTTTTCTTCCCCTGTCGTACTAAAGACCCTTTCTTTGATAACTATTTCTTTAAATGGTTTTATTTTAATTAGTTTAATTATACCCTTTGTAGGAGTATCATCCCTTTTTGAGTAAACATGGATAGTAACAATGTTTTCTCCCTCTAATACTCCGCGAAATGAAACAATCTCCTCGTTGAAAGCGACGACTGATCCTTCTTGTCCTTCTTGTAGACTGTTATTTCGACGTTTGCCCAAGGCATCGTGGTCTAGACTGATCAAACTACCTTGACCTCCCTCCCTATTGTTGAAGCTTACAACATGACCGGAAGCGGATTGAACATAGATATCTAAATCGTCTTCGCTGTTACCGTCCCATGTTAATACCACTTCGTAGAGAACATTTGGGGGTCGTGCCTTAGTTTTTTTCTCTTCTGTTTTGAGCAAAAACAGGATAGCAACCAACATCAATAGACAACAAAAAAGTACATCAATGAATGGCCTAAACGAAAAGAATTTTTTATGCCCTCTGTTAATCATTCTTCATATTTTTCTATTTCCCAGTAGAGCGATACTACAACAGCTATACACCAAAGCATTAATGACTCGGTGTAATCACTGACCTTTTTCATTTTATTCCTCTAATTTAAATCTTAGAATCATTAACTGCACCTGTAGCGGAAGACTAAAGATGATGCCGCAAATGGTAGTGTAAAAAGCCGTGTTTAGTCCTGTTTTTAGTCCTGACACTATGTCGGTAATCTCGCTCCCCTCATTTAGTGAAGTGGCAGTTGCCACGCAAAGGCCAAAAACTGTTCCCAGTAAACCAAGGGTGAAAAAATGCTCTGCCGCAAACCAGCCGACTTCAGCCCTCTTTGATAAATGTCTTCGGGCCTCTTTTTCTTTCCCCTTCTTCATTTTATCAGACAAAAAGCATAGCCTTCCGACAGTAGCGGAGACGGCCACATACAGTACCATAATAACAATGGTTAGGTGGCTAACGTCACTCTTAACCATTAATGAAATTGCACCCTTTGTTTCTGCAAAGAACACTCCGGTTAAAAAAACTGCGTTAACTAAAAACCATTTTATAAAAGTTGTCATAATAAATTATTTCTTTTTCCACTTGTCTATATGTCCCCTTGTTTTTCTATCACACCATGCTCTCAAGACAAGGGCACCGATAAGGTTGGCAACTACAATTATAATCGCTATTTTCATTTAATCACCTCATAAGTCGGGGGGCGGCAAAAAACCCTCATATCCATCAGCTGGATCATCTCCCCCCTCATCCTCTTCGTCTTCGTCACTATTATCTCCATGAAGAAAAGAAAAGTCAAAATATTTTAAGGGATCTTCTAAGTCACCGGAGGGAAAAGTCACCTCAAAATCTTCTTCTTCGTCAAGAATCATTAAATTAATATCATTATTACCGCTAATTCTTGATAGATAATCCATGAGGCAGCCATGACAGGCTGTTATTTCCACACTAATATCATCATCTTCAGAGGCCGCTTCTTCGGGGACATAAAAAAAACAAAGCTTTTTGGCAAAAAAAAGGACTTTGTAGTCAGCAGCACAGTAAGTTATGTTACACAGATCACATGAGATATCTTCTGGTTTTATTTCAAGAAACGCAGGTCTGATAAGCTGAACTAAAAACATTATTCATTGGGCGATCCGTAGCTAAAAACCTTTATTTCATAAATAGATTCATTTTGAGTAACTTCTATGTACTTTTTGGCCTTTTCCTCAGAGGTAAAGATACCTTTTATTTCGCCCCCATCTTTCCATAGGACTAAGAACAGGTCACTGTGAAGGGTGCTTATCTCTCTAGATTTCTCGATGCGAGGCTTCGCTTTTATGCCTGTGCCTCTGGGCGTCGTACTAGAGCTAACTGGAAAGATTGTAAATGCCACTAAGAGGGTGACAAAAAATCCCAAGACGAAAAGTACAGGAGTGACCTTGAGTAGCTTCACTTTAGATTATTTGGTTTCAAACCTTTCAACTTTATTTAAGAAGTTGCGAGTAAATTTTCTTTTGTCCACTGTCTTTAGGGAGACTCTGTTCTGTCGCTTGGTTGAAGAGGCACAAACTTTTTCAATTTCAACTGAGCCATTTGAGTTTTCGACGATTGTTACTTGATATTTTTTAGTCATATAAATATATACAGTATCGACGCTAAGGCGTCAAGGGGTTTTTATCAATCTAGCAATATCATGACGGCCCGCATTTATAAGAATAAATTGAGTCATGCAAATGTTGCCGTCACAAGTTACGAAGTGATCTAGGGTTAAGTCTCTGATTTCTGTGGAGTCCATATCCCGAGCGGCTTCGTCATCTGGGGAGATTACAAACTTATCATGTCTACCGTTTAAAAAGTTCTCGATAGCCATAGTCATAGCCTCAATACACATATCACTCTTTTTCTCGAAGACTTTTCCCTCCACCTCTACGATGGTTGTCCAGTTTCCGCATCCGACTTCAAGTTTTATTGCCATAATCTGTTTTCCCGAGCCTCGATCTTAGCTGTCAAGAGTGCTCGTTTCTTTTGTTTATACTTTTTGGTGCTTGGCTTTTCATAGAAGCGACGATCCCTCATCTCTCTTATCGTGCCTTCTCGCATCATTTTCTTTTTAAGTTTTTGAAGAGCTTTATCTACGCTCCCACCCTTTCCTACATAAACTTCACTCATATTATTTATATTGTTTTACAAACCCTTCAGCTTCTGCATAAGTCATACACTGACATACTTGCTGCAATAGGTCCTGTGCTTCTTTTTTTGTAAGGTAAACCGTTTTTTCTTTATCTTTACCAAAGATAATCCCAGTTTCTGTTTGTTCTTCGTGTTTTTTGTCGTGACCTATGACCACTCTTAGTTTAATTTTGTTTTTCATTATGTAATTTTCTACGGCGAATACCAAAATGACTTCTCATATCTACAACTTGGCGAGGGGTTTTATTTGGTAAGAACCTTTCGCTCATCTCTTTGTGGGTGTAATTTGACCCGTGCTCAAGCAGTAATGCTCTTTCATTCTCACTCCAGACAGGTTCTTTTTTGAGTCCCATGTCCATTTTTTTCTGATTAACCTGAATGGGGGTAAAGTTTGGGAAAAACTTTTGAGACAGTTCTCTCTGGTTGTACTGAGAGTAGTTGTCCTTTAGTGTTTTCTCTTGTTTTTTTGACCAAATTCTTTCAAAGGGTTTTTTTTGTGTTGTCATATCAATTATTTTCTACTCTTTTAAGTTTAAACTTTTTCATTAATTCACTAACGCGTAAAATCTCAATGCCTACTTGGGTGTTTACTTCGTCGGTGTCTATTGTCACCATCCCTCCGTCATCATCATTGTACACCATGACCGCTCCCACAGTCCCTTGCGGCGGCGCTACATAAATATACATAGAGTCAGAGCTTTCATCGTAGGTAATGCGATTTTCAAAGTCATACTCAAGGTACTTGTCGTGGTGGGGTTTACTTTTCATTAAGGTTAATCTTTTTATTAAATTTATTATAAATAAAGTCTCTAGCTCTTAAAACTTTATAGTATCTATTGTTATTTGTAATAGTGTGAAAAGCACACATTTTTTTATCATCGTCTATGTGGCAGCCACTTTTGAAAAAAGATGAAATTTTTTCTGCTTTTGGCAAATCCTTTTTATAAACGGCAAACAAAAAGTCTGTATAGTTCGAGCTTATTGATTTATTTTCCATTATTTAACTACTTTTTTAAAGTGAAAACCAATAAGTCCATCCATGCAGAGAATGACTCATCGACGGGTTGAATAGACCTCCCGTTATGCCAGAGGTAGCTATCATCAATTATCAACATTGTCCCTGCATCAAGCGTGGCCTGTAAAAAGGGCGTTTCGGTTTTGTGTGTAGACAGGAGGGCCTCTCCCCCAATGATATTATTACGATCAACCCCTATCATGGCAACTCGGTCATACCCGTCTTGATGCCACCCTTCGGGAGATAGTTGTGTTGCTCCCCCTTTACAGTTTACCCTTATTTGATGAATGTCAAATTCATATTTAACTGATTTGTCTAGGGGCGCAAGAAAAATTCCAATCATCTCTTTCATTACTGAAGAAGATAAAACAGAAGGGTCTATGTTAATAAATTTCCTAGATTTTCCTCCTTGGTGTTTGTTGTACTTTTCACTCTGCGAAAATTCTGAAATATCTAATGGGGTTATTTGAAGGTCATCAAGGGAGGGGAGCCAGTGTGACTCCCAAAAAGCTTCAACCTTGGAGTATTTTCTTAAACGATATCCGCCGTCGGCATGGTTCGTCGCGGGTAAATCATTAAATGATTTTTTTATTTCACTCAGCAGGTCTGGATCAATTTTTGTTATTTGTAGTATCGTGTTTGTCATACATTCTTTCCAAAGACTTCGTTTGATTGCTGATTCACTCTAATAAAAGTAGCACACTTTGGCATATCTTTCAATCTTTTTGCTCCTATATAAGTACAGGTTGAACGGATGCCGCCAAGTATATTTTCTATCGTGTTTTTAATAAGTCCACGGTGCTTTATCCTTGTCGTCTTTCCTTCCGAGGATCGGTAGCTGGCAACCCCGCCGTGATACTTGTTCATAGCTGTGTCAGAGCTCATTCCATAAAATGTTTTATATTTCTCCCCATCCACTATTTCTTCTTGTCCAGCAGATTCCGTATGTCCAGCCAGCATACCACCAAGCATAACAAAATCAGCACCAGCAGCAAAGGCTTTGGAAACGTCTCCAGCACATGTGCAGCCACCATCAGCCATAATATGCCCACCGACGCCATGAGCAGCGTCAGCACATTCGATGACGGCTGAAAGTTGTGGATAACCCACGCCAGTCTGAATCCTAGTAGTACAAACAGAACCACCTCCAACACCGACTTTGACAATATCTGCTCCACTTAATAATATCTCCTCTGTCATTTCGCCAGTGACAACATTCCCCGCAATGATAATAAGCGCGGGGTGTTCGTCTCTGACTCGTTTAATAAAGTCGCAAAACCTTGATGTATAGCCATTAGCTGCATCAATACATACGAACCTAGTGTGATAAAAGTTCCATGTAATATTATTAAGATAATCTATATCATCTGCCTTATTTGGGTCATACTTAATACCAATGGAGGGCGAGATATGGTCGTAAATTCTGCTCTGCCAATCATCTGCGCCTCGTTCGTACGACCAGTTCTTTGAGTTAGCTTTCCTGCTTTCTGGTGTCTTATAAACTCCGTAGCCGTCCAGTTTATGTAGCCATTTTTTTGCATCGGAGTGCTTACTAATACAAGTCAGCATATGGTATTGAGCAAGAGCCTTCGCTGTTTCAAACGTGCCAACCGTATCCATATTTGCCGCGACGATGGGGATACCCTTCCAGCCATAAGCCTTAGGGTCTGAGCCTTCGCCGCCAGCGTTTTTGAAAGTAAACTCGCGCATTAAATCAACATCATTACGAGATGTCAATTCTGAACGCTTGGGACGTAGAAGAACATCCTTGTAGTCTAGCTTTATTTCTGACTCAATTCGCATATTTTTCGTGCATCCCTGCGTGTATTTCGGCATGACAATTTCTGCATACCAAGATAGTGTTGTCTGCTTCTTTCTTTAAATTTTTAAGACTTAAATCTCTTCTTGATGATATAGTGAAGTTTTTTTTATTAACGTGGTGAAAATCTAGTGCCCAGTTACATGCTGCGTAACCACAGATACAGCACTTTCCCCCTTTGTATTCTACAAGAGCAGCTTTTTTCTCTCTTTGTCGAGCAACTGTACCTTGGGATTTTATTCTGGATTCGATTGACATGAGTTTTGTCTAAAATAGTAGTGTTATTATCTCTAGTTGTCAAGCCAGCTTAGATACCCATAGATATTCATGACTGTAATAATTAATGACATTACCATTGTAGAGTATGCTTTCTTGTGGTAGGAGTATAATCCCACACCCAAGTTCCCAGCTATCCACACCAGCCACGAAGATAGAAGGTGGTTAGCATTTAAATAATAGCCAAAAACCACAAGAAATGCCCCAAGCCACCCTATTAGTTCAAAGGCGTTGACTTTCGTAGCTCTCTCTGAAGAGATTTTTTTCAAGTTCATAACAGGATTTTAAGATGTCTTCTTCTATGCCTAATTTAATTCTTATATAATAGGGGGTGGAAGTGAGATGATGTCTGAAATCAACCTTAGATAGATCACTTGGGCATTTAGAGCCAGCCATAACAGCATTATAAAAAACGAGTCTTTCGTCTTCACCAAACTTGTAGCCTTCTGGGTAAAGATACTTGGCGCAAAACATAAATAAGTTTCGCCTCCACCGAGCCATCCTCTTAGTGCTTCCCATGGTGTAGCCAATTACAAATGCCTCATCTTTTACGCCCAAGCCTCGACCCAGTGTCGCGTGAATACAGTCGTGAGTAAATAAATCAACCGCGCCCCCAAAAAGTGTCGCCGTTTTGTAACTTGGGTTTTCAACCAACTTTATGATAAGTGGAACATCGCTTTGATTGAGCGAGAAGGGGGACATTTCCTCAAGGATAGAATCTAGAGTATAATTTGACCCTTCACGCACAGAGGGGGCTTCCCAAAGCTCTGCTGGTTCTATTTCTTTATAGGCCTTCAATTATACATTTAATGGTTTTTAAGTGGAGCATCTTTTCATACTCCTCCTCTGATTCATATCTCTGTGCATTGAAACAGGACTCTCTGATTGATTTCTCGACAACCTCTAGCAGTTTGTCTTTGTGCTCTCGTAGTACCTGTAGCTTTTCAAGATCAGTCATAAGTGTCGCTGTACTCGTTAAGGTGTCGGTAGATTTTTACCACCTTCTCTCGGTAGGAGTCCACTTTAAGAATCTTATAATGTTTATTTTTAACACCACGATTCCACGCCTCCTCGTTTTTAAGGATACGGTCTACAGTCTTATCGAATTTGCTTTGTTGCTTCATTATCTCAGTTCCTTTTTAATAAGTCTCCACCTATCACTGTCTATTTCTTTTTCTCCAGAGTCAATCATCTTCAACATATCCACGACTTCTTCTATCGTGTCGTAAATATAGTGGTGTGGTAGCATCCCCATCATCCATAGTGGTGTTTTGCTTTTCCCTCCCTCCATACTTATGAAGATAGGTTTTTTCATTCTCACCGCTGTAACAATTTCTTCTGCGCTTCCCCAACTTGCCACCTCTGGTACTAAGTGGGCTACGATAAAGTCGCTTCTGTCAACAAGGTTTAAATCGTAACTACGTATTCTTTTCATCCTCTCTGCAACGTCACTGTAAAACCCAAGCTCCATGTCTCGCTGTACTTTTTCGCGAGTCTCTTCGCCCTCATCTACATCTTTTACGAAGGGTTTTTTATATGGGTTGAAGATAGTTGTGCCAAGAGGTAGTAGTTCTTCTTCGACATAATCACGCCAGTCTCTCCCCTCGGCATACTGCATATGCCCTACGAGATAGGTACGCGTTTTCCATAGTAGATTATCTTTGTTGTTTTGATTTTGCACGGGCAATGACTCTTTTTTTTACTTTATTTAAAACGATCCTAGACCAGATGGTATACCTTTTAGAGCCTTGAACTGAGTCGCCTGTCGTAGACACCTCTTTTTCAATTTCACCAAGGATATTAAGTACCTCATCTAACCCAAAGTAAATCATTTTATTATATTAGTCAAGTAAAATCGTCATACAGAAATTTCTAGTTTTTCTAGATTCTTACTGAAATCTTCATATGGGATGTCGCTGTAGGATAGGTTCTTCGGGTATTGCGTATAGTGATCTCGATCCTGATCTTTATCACCATCAAAAATACCTTCAGCCATGAGGGAGGCTACTGAAGAAATTGGAAAAGCCGTGGCTCTTTGCATAGCTGTAAACCCTGTGGTGTTACCGTGCGGAATCAAGATTTCTTTATCATATTTAATATCCCCTCCTTTAACAGTGATCTTCATAAAGACCACATCTCCGAAGGGTTGAGGGGGACATCCCTTTTCAAAAATAGCGCCAAGGGTTTTATCATCTACCTTGGCGTGTCTAATTAAGAATCTAACTGCCTCACAGTGGCCTTTGTATCTTAATGTCTTGTAGGAGCAGTCCTTGACTCCTCGTCTCTTCATGGTTTCAATCGTGTGGGACGCTCCCCCACTCGTAAAAAAGGCTTCCATGTCTTCGTTTATAAGATCAAAGTGGACTTCCTCTAACCCCTCCATGCCTCGCTCCTCATGGATTTCACCGTTCAGAAGTACCTTACAGTCATCCTTGTACTCATTTACAAGGCCATCGGTAGACCATGAGCAAATATAATTGAAGGGCGGGTTTGCATCGAAGCAAGCTGGGAGTCCTCCTACCATCATTTTAACTGAATCCACCTCACAATGGAGTTGAGAGTACCCATGCTCTGCCATAATGTTAACCCAGCCGGGTGCAAGCCCCAAGTCTGTCATAATGGGTTTGGTTGCTCGCTCTTGGGCATAATCATTTATAGATTGGGACACGTCTACGCGACCACCAAGATCGCAGTAGCGAATATGGTTATCAATGCAAAATTCAGCCAAGGTTTGGTTTTGGTGATACGGGAGGCTGCTGATTACAACATCAACGGCTTCAAACTGGGTGAGTAACTCTTTGTAGTCGCGCTCATCGCAATTATAGAAGGTTCCCTCCTCTTCTTGCTTAATGTGGTGTCTAAAATTATTGGCCGCATCACTGCTAGAGTCAATGCCAACAACATAATACCCAAGTTTAGACATGGCGTACGATATGGCTGTACCCATCCTACCGATTCCAAAAACAGCTACCTTTTTCATATTTTTTATTGCTCCCTTTCTCTTTCTCTTTCTCTTTCTTTTCTCTCCGCTGCACCACACGCAGCCATGAAGTTAAAAGTTTTACCCATAGAGTCTAGCAACCACGTTTGCTCCTCTGGATTATTTTCATAATAATTACTCCTGATAATCTCTTGTCCAACTTTTTCTTTAAAGAAGATTAGGTCTTCTTTTTCTTTCATAAAGGACTCTAAAGTGAGCCGTGTTTGTGTCTGTGGGGTAAAGTAAAATTCCTTTTCAGAAACATTGGTATAATGAGCAATCATGAGGAGGCACTTTTTGCCCTCTACTGTTGTGATCTTTGTTTTTCCCCGCTCAAGGAAAAAGGATTCCTCGCATACGTGATCTTCGTTTCTGAATTTGTGTCGATTTAGGTAAGATTTTTTAAACCCAAGGATATGAGTTGGGTTTCTTAACTTCACGTGGGCAATTGTTTTGTCGTGCTTTAAGTCATATACATACAGGTCATCCAAACATGCTACTTCATATTTTTTAGGTGTTAAGCTTTTTACTATGTGACTTACACATGTCGCTGGATAAAAATCATCATCATCCATTTGGACAATTATTTCCCCTTTCGCAAGGGAGCAGAGCTTGTTTCTTTTTTTTCCAATAGACAATGGGGTTTTGCTTTTTGAATGATGGTATTTAATTCGCTTGTCTGTAGGTAAATGTCCCTTCATGGAGGGTCCTCCGTCCTCGTAGACCAGAAGCTCCATTCTATTTTGTGGATAAGTTTGTCTATAGAAATTTCTAAGAACATTTTCTGTAAAAAATGCCCTGTCTCGAGTCGGAACAATTATAGATACAAGTGGTTTTTTCATTACTCCTTCCATTCTACCTGAATTAGGTTCTCTCCAAAGAACTCTCCCGTATACCTCACCGCATCCATTGGATCAAACTTTTTGCAAGTGTAAATATCAATGGAAAAGAAGGGCGGTTTTCTGTCGTCCCATCCATAAATGTGCATTCCGCTTTCTTTCCAGTGCATATACGCGCACCACCCGTAGTGGGAATCATAGTTGCAGACGGGGGATGTCACCGCTGTCATGTTTAAGACCTTGGTTACCTCCTCACAGTAGCGAGTCATGTCTTCGGGTTTGAAGGCATTGTGAAGCGTCCCTTCGATTATAATTCGCTGTCGGCAAATGTCTGGTGCTAAATCTTTCCAACTCATAACTCTTCTATCCTTTTTGATTTGTCATCTATCACTAAATCACAAGCTGGCTTAATATATTTTCCTTTAGAGCCGGTAGATAGGTCATGAAATTTACAACCCCACGATTCCAGCTGTCTCCAAGTGAATTCATAATAACATTTACCAAGTGATATAGATTTCTGAGAGCCGCCTCGGGCGGTCCAATAAATAACGTACCATCCTTCATCATATAATTTATTTATTTTATTTATATTTTCCTGACTAGGCTCAGCAAGGTCGTACCGTCTTTTGTCAGGGTAAAAGCAAATGGTTTCATCAACATCCACTAACACAACCTTTCTGTCGTCAGAGGAAAACTTTTTGGATTCATGAAAGTTCATGTCTTCTGCAAGTTGATTGTACATCTGCGCTTCTGGGTGCTCGCTCATTTTCCCCTTGCCTTCTTAGGGGTCTTTCTTTTAGGCTCTGTCCTTTTGGGTGCTTTTGACCTTTTCTCGGGTAATATTGCACGAATTTCGTCTACGAGTTGCATTTCTAGCCCCTCATCCGCACTGATCCACCAGTCTTTTCTGTCCCAGTTTCTTTTTATCTTTTGTTTAGTTAATCTAGATCGAGCCGTGAAGATATCAAGGATCCGGCCCTCAATGCGCTTAACAAACTCAACTTCGTCTTCCACTTCATAAGTTTTACCGAAGGCCCCAAAAGCTGCTCGGTGGATCATGATCCATGCTTGTCCTCCAACCCATCGGGTGTCGCCGGCTTGGAGCAAGATTCCTGCCATAGAGGCAGCCATGCCAAGTGTTCCGGTGGTTATGTGGTGGCCTTTATTTCTTAGGTCTTGAAGGAAATCAAATAATTCAAATCCATCAATGATGCTTCCTCCGGGGCTTGAAAAAATAATTTCAATATTACACTCAGGAGTAATCCTAGACCACTCTGTTAACCTCCTTATACACCCGCTAACTGTAGACTTGTTTACCTCGCCACCAAATCGATAAAGATGATTGCGCTCATCGGATGCCGCTGCTCGCCTGTGTTTCCTCTCTTCGTCGCCGGCTTCAAGCATCGCTAGCGTCGCTTCTGATTCAGCCTTAGCGGCTTCAGCTAGTGTCTTGCGAGTTTCTGCTTCCGTCTTTGCGATTTCTGCGGCAACTTCCTTTGAGCTTCTGAGGTCTGAATTTTCTTTTTTCATAATTAGTTTTTATTTATTTCATTCCCTGTGGAAAGGTTAATGTGTCTGCATGGTTTACTGTCCAGCTTATTTCGTGAGTAACTGCTCGGACGGTTCTTGCTGCGCTTGGAAAACCGTTGCCAGATTTTTTAACACCCCCAAAAGCCATGTGTGACTCAGCGGCTATTGACCCCCCGTTCCAGTAAATCATTCCAGCATCACACTCATCTCGGAGGACCCTCGCCTTCCTGAAGTCATTGGTAAGGACACCAACGGCGAGGCCATACTCGGTATCGTTGTATATCCTGATCGCATCTTCTAGCGTGTCGAACGGGATGATTCCAACGTGTGGACCAAACACCTCGTTACGTAGATAGGAAGCTTCGGGCCCTCGCCATTCACTCTGATAAATCATGGGAGTACTGAAGTAGGTCCCATTCTCGCCAGTATAAACAGGGGGGAGTAGAACTGTTGCCTCGGGGTCATTAAATACCATCGAGTTGTAAAGTCGAACCTTGCTGAACCCCTGCTGGTTGATTAGTGGCCCATAATAAACCTCCTCGTTTGGGGTAACTTCCTCCCAACATATAGCGGCTGGGGTGCCACATGTGCCGATGTTCTTTTTAAAGGGATTACCTGTTTTTAGTTCTGAAGCCTTCTCTGTAAATTTTTTACAAAATTCATCGTAGACTGTCCTTTGTACAATCATGCGACCAGAGGAAACACATCTTTGTCCAGATAGTTTAAAAGCACTGGCAACTGCGGCCTCAACAGCTAAATCCATCTCTACGTCATCAAATATAATACAGGCAGATTTACTACCTAATTCACAAGAGGTAGTCTTGTTCCAAGATTTAGCAGCCACTGTACGAATGTGTTGTCCGACATCGGCAGAACCAGTAAAGCAAATATGGTCGATATCAGCATGAACCAACCCGTCACCAGTATCGCCACCACCGTGCACCAAATTAACGACTCCATGTGGAAGGCCAGCTTCCTCATAGATTTCCACAGCCATTTGAGTTGACATCGGAGCGTCTTCACTTGGTTTTATTACAATCGTGTTTCCTTCTACTATGGCTGGTGCGGCGTTCCAGAACATTCCAATCGCTAAAGGAAAATTAAAAGGCGTTACAATAGCTATTACACCCTTTGGCTTCCTAAGCATGTAACAATCTTTATCTTCAATTTCGGAAGCAATAGCTTCGCCATGAGAGTAACGCCCAGAACCAAAAGCAAATTGAGCCATGTGTAGAGCTTCATTTACTTCCGCTATTGATTCGTTATAATTCTTTCCTGTTTCAAGAGATATAGTTTTTGCTAACTCTTCTTTTCTTCGCTCAATTATTTGAGCAACCTTATTCATGTAATCAGATCGTACAAATCTGCTTACCTTTCTCCATTTTAAAAATGTCTCCCGCGCGACATCCACGGCCCTGTTGACATCGACATCTTCGGTTTGGGGAAACAGACCCAGAATTTCACCTGTGGCGGGGTTGATGTTGGTATAGGTTTCCCTTGTGGTTTCCCATTCTCCGTTAATATAGTTTTTACCTTTAAACATTGTCATCCCTTACTCTTTTGTGCTTTCCATTAAGGCTTTTACGTTCTCCTTGCAAAATCCGTCTCCTTCTCTATCGATTAGCTCATAAATCACCCCTGTCAATTCGGATGGCTTCGTGAAAACCTGAACAAGTCCGGGGCAACTCATGGGTTTCTCTGAGTAGAACTCAGCATACCCTTCTTGCTTCCATTTTTCCATAGTTTCTTCAACATCTTCTACTTCGTAAGCCATGTGATGTATGCCGCCAACACCACCTCTTTCGTCCACCCAGTCTCCAACTATGGAGCCTTCAGGCCCGTCGCTGATAAAGATTTCGGGGGGAGCATGGTATTCTAATTGATTTTCTCTCTCCGTGAGGTGATAGGGCAGTGTCCAAAGCTTGGGACTTTCTGCGCGATTTTCAGGAGGAGTAAGAGCTATGCAATCTGCCTTACTGCCGTCCTCAAATTCAATCTGGAACTCTGTGCCCACGTCATACCCAAGGGTATCGTGAAGAAAATCAACCGTTTTAAGACGATCTTTTACCCTGTAAGCTATGTGGTCGAGTCTCATGATATATAATTGTATTAATTCAAATATTTTTTTTCTAATAATTCTATAGTTTGTTCATCAGATGTGACATTATGGTATGTTCCTTGTCCTTCTATAAGAATATCATTAGCAATCGAGTAATCGTTTCCCCCCTCGTGGCATTTGTCTCCAAAAAATACCATTTTACTTTTTAAAGTCTTCCTTATCCACTTACTAGCCTGCGACTTATCTTGTCCCTTTGGGTAGATGTCAATACTTATTTGACCACCAATACATGCATCTAAATCAGGCCAATCAAGCTTTATCGTTAGGGCTAGTTGTTCTCTGTCTTTATTCTTTTTGTCCCATTCATAATAAATTTCTCTTAACTCAGGCACCGCTTCCCTGCCTATAATAGAAAAGTTAACCATCCCTGTTCTCTTTTCTCTGAAGTTTTTTCCTTTGGGGGTAAAGTGGGAGCTTTTCTGAAGCTGTGACAGGTAGCTTAAGAAGTCAGGATTCGGTGTCCAATCATTCTTGTATATCAATTCATCGTTCATCCATAGTTCGTTTCCAGAAGAACAGAAAATTCCCTCCACCTCACTGAGAATGTTGTGGGGTAGTTGTCTTTCAATTTTTTCTTTATCGCTCCCCGCTACAATGTAAACATTTTTACCTTCCATCCATCGGAGAAAGCGTCTCGTTGTCTCTGTTCTCATGGCCTTCATTGGCGGCGTCAGGGTTCCGTCTACATCAAAAAGATAGGCTATGTTGTCCATAATTTATTTTTAAGTTCAGTTAGTTTTGTTTTATCTTTGGTTGAAAGCTCAGGGCATTTAGAATTTAATATACATTTAATCTCTGCTGGGCTGGCTAGGTTGGTGGATATATTTCCAAAGTGATGTATGTAAGAGTTCATGTAAATACCCCATTTAGGGCGCGAGATCAAATCTCTAATTTGATTTATCCACATACCATCTTCGGCACCAGCTAGTGATACGTTTGGGTCCCACTTGGGTAAACGGTGTGCTATTTTTTTATTAATTAAAAAGGCATTTATATTTACTCTCCCGCGAGTGAGTTCGTTTTCTTCCTCTCCGAGCTCCCCGTGATCATCCCTCTCTCCGTAAAAAACGGAGGAACCGTAGTGACTGACGTGGTTTTTTATGAAGGCTTCCTTGTCGGTGCCGTAAGCTGTGTCCATGTATGCGTCGAGCGTTTCTGCGGTGGAGTCTCTCTTGCATTGCTCTTGTGAAACATCAGTGTTCCGCTTTATGTAATCAAGGAGAATCGGGTTCGCAGAGGGACAAAGGGTTGAGGCAATATGGTAGCCCTCTTTATTTTTAATAAGGGGGTCTATCCAGTGGGGGAAAACGTAGTGGTCATTAGCCATGACGAAAACGTCTTGATTGCATTCCCGTGCAATCTCAATAGCAAAGTTTTCGGCCCTTGCCACTCCGTAGTTATGCTCTAGGTTGAGGAGATGGATGTCTTCGTCGGTGTGTTTAAAGGGACTATCTGAGGAGTTTTCCCATACGACGACATTAAGGTCCTCGCGGGGTGTGTGTTTGAATAGTGAATCTAAAAGATACCCTGTGTATACGGGTCGGTTCCAGCTTATGATTAACTGTATCACCTTAGTCTCTCCAAACTCTATAACTATCCGCATCCCGATGAAATGTGCTGCTTTCGATAATGTCACAGTCAGTAGTAGCTTCAACTTGGTGTGGGACAAGCCTATCTATTACATAACAATCTCCCTCGTGTAAATCTAAAGAGACTTCCGCTGTTGTTTCTGTATCTATAATTTTAAGTCTACAGCTTCCTTTTAAGATATAAAAGGTTTCGTGTTTATCAGAATGAAAATGCATACTAAACCTATGGCCGCCTTTAACGTGAAGAATCTTTCCACAATAATTGTTTTCCTCCTCGTTGGCTAACCAGAGCTCGTACCCCCACTGTTTTATTACTTTTTTTGGTTTAGATTTCATTTTAATTCATATAAAAGTCCCACTTCGCATCATACTCTGAGAAGTTTTCATTGTATTTAAAGTATTTTATATCAAATATATGTTTTTTTCTAAGAAGAGATTTTGCTTCCTCGTCTTTGTCTAGGTAATCTAGGTGATGTTTGCGGTTCCCAAGCTCTCTGGAGACATTAGAGAACTCTATCGGGATATTGGGTAAGAGTAGTCTACCACATAAGTAGGAGAAGTCACTCTTTATTTTTTCGCATCGACCAATGAAATTGAAACTAGTTCTGAGGTTGGAGATTGAATCGGGCCTACCGAAGACATCAGCGGGAACAGCTTGCAGGTTTCTGCTTTCAGTAGCAAAGTCAATCAGCGTGTGCGGCCAAATCTCATCAGACTTGATGTATTCGGGGTATGACATCTGTTTTATTTTTTCTTGTCTGTGGAAAAAGTCTTTTGGTGCAGGGTCCCACGCCTTGGTGTTTTTCCACCAAAAATAATTGGAAAGATGAATCTCCCACGGGTTGCGCACAAAGGTGAACTTGAAATACTCATCCCATATTTTATCTCCCACATATCCCTTAACACAGGCAGCTGTCGAGTGTTTCCACGGAAACTCGCCCTGTTCTCTTTGATATTTTTTAATGTTTTTTAATCTATTCTTTTCAGAAAGAGCTTCTCCGCTGCGAGTGCACCCGTATACCTCATCATCGTCCCCTAAATACGGCAGGAGGGAATGAGTTATAGAAGTCCCCGCGCACCTGTGAGGGTGGATAAAAATAAATTTACGTGTGTGTGAGATAATCATTATATTTTCTTAACTGCACAGATTTTCTCTTTTAGTATAATCTCTAGGTGCTTTTCATAGCAAGCTAAAAAAGAGTCAATGGCGAATTGAGGCCTTTCGCTTGGGGTTTTATGCGGAGAACATAGGTAGTCATCAAAAATTAAAACGCCCCCTTTCTTTAGGAGGGGATAAGCATTAACTGCGTCCTCTAAAACTTGGTCACCATAGTGATCACCGTCGATATATATAATATCATAACAATTTATCTCTTGATTTTTTCTGAAAAAGTCAGTACTTAAACTTTTAATTTTTTTTATTCTACCACCGTATTCTTTTGCGTTCTCGTCGAACCTGCCTTCATAGTCTTTATGGAGCTCACCGCCCAATACATACTCAGTGTTAAATGGGTCAACGCACTCTATGGTGGAATTGGGTATCATTTCTAGAAACCAACATGCTGAATAACCCTCAAAGCTTCCTATCTCTAGGATACGAGGGGAATCTGAAATTCTTAAAAGAAGTGGTTTTATTGTATAAAATAAATGTTTTTTAAACCATACCTGTGTGAAGTTTTTCTTGGCATTTATTAGATCATTTTCTAGAGGGTGACTCTCCTGCCATGTCTTTTTTCGATATTCAAAAGTAGCTTCTTGGTCATCAAGATATTGAATGAGATTTTTCTTGTCGATGGAATACCCTTTCTTTAGAAATTTTCGTAGACGTTTAACATTAGTGATAATCCATCTATCTGATTGTTGGGTCCTCACCAGTTTTTTTTCTTTTATGTGATCGAAAAAATCCACATGATGAAGGAACTCAAGATTGGTGTCAAGGGCGGCTGCGCATACAGTATAGTCAAAAAACTCCAACGTAGATTGCGGATTGTTTTCGATAACCATTAGACCATAAAGCTCATCATCGTTTCTGCCGAGGCTGCAGTTGTTGGGGTGCTTTCTTAGTATCCTAAATCCTTTGCTAATAAGAAAATTCTGAGCCTTTAATTGATCATCGGTTGTTTTAAAGAAGAGGTCTATATCATTGCGTTTTTCGTCAAGAAAGAAGTCTCTTATCGCTCCACCAGCTATCCAACAATATATATCTAAATCGCGAAACTGGCTAAGATACTCATCAAAGTAGGTTTTTAATTCTTCAACACTCTTCATAATATTTTATTCATGAAAGAGCGCATCTGCCAGTGCGGTCTTACTTCTTTATCATCTTGAACTTGAATTGCCATCATGGGATTAATTAGATACATTTTAAAATCATTTAGAAAATAAAAAACATCTATCTGTCCCTTTGAGTGTCCCCTGAAGGTCGAGTCATCACCTTTAAAGGCTAGTATTTTGTCAAATGCGTTCCCATTAATAGCGTAAGCGTGGGTGAACCATAGTTTTACAGAGCATAAATTTTCTTCTATATCTTCGAGTTTTTCTTCTATTTTTCCCCCTAGATAAAAAAGCTCCCAATCATGTTTTTTAAGGTTTTCTAATGAATCTAATAAGTGCTTCATGTCCCTGCTAAGCATACAAAAGTCATCTTCAAATATAAATATATTTTTTACTCCTTCGCCTTTTGCTTTTCTAACGCACAATTGGTGAGATAGGAAGCAGCCAGTAATGTTCTTGCCATTTTTGACTCCCTGAATGCGTTCCGTCCTGTCGTAAATACCTAGTAGCTTTAATTGCTTAACAGCCATTTTCCAGCGGAAGCTGTTCTCATCCATGCTTATGCAGTAGATTCTATCAAAAAAATCAAATGGATTGTTCATACCTTGTAGTCTATTTTTATGAAATCTTTATGTATAAAATAAGCTTCATGAAGAGTTCTATTATATGGATTATCAACCCTAATATATCCATTGTCTTTTATTAGATTTGTAAGTATCCTGTAGGTGTTTCCGCCCATCTCAATAGACATGGCTTTAAATTTGTAGCGATCAAAGGGAAATGCTTTTAAAATCTCAAGCTCTGATCTTTCGACATCTAGAGCAAAGTAGTCGATTACAGTAGGGGCTTTGCACTCATCTAGGACCTTGGCAAGAGTGGTTGTTTTTATGGGGAAAGACTCGTGTGCATCGGTCTCTTGGTTAGCGTATCTTCGGAGCTTACCAAAGTTTTTCTTTATACCACTGCACCCTTTATATTTTTCGTATTCAACGAATTCTGTTTCCCCTTCAACTGAGTCGAGGCACACGTTGATGCACATGTCTCGTGGGCGATTTTCTACACACTGTTCATAAAGTGCGGGGATGGGTTCAATTAGAACCCCACTCCATTCGTAATCTCTCTCTAGTAAGTAGGTACAACCATATGCTCCGTTGTTCGCCCCACATTCTACATAAAATCCACCCGTCGCACCCTTGAACACCTCTTCTATGATCCAGATATCATTGTGAGTTGGAACATTTTTAGAAAACTCAGAAACTCCGTCAATCCACAGTGGTGGCTTAAGGTTCTCTGGTGGGATATCCCAATCCCTTCTTTTGCTCATATAATTCACAGAGATTTATATATTTCACTACTTGTAAATGCCTCTCTAAAGAACTCTCCGGACAGCTTCTCTCTCATCGGACACTCCTTAAGATACCGGTGTGTCTTAAGGATTAAATCCATATCAAAAGATTTCTGGACAGCCTCCTCTGGGTGAGTGAAGTAGAAGGGGTACTCTTTGCCTAAATATTCAATAACAGGGGGGATGGGTGGTGCTAGTATGGGTGTTGCTCTGGCGATAGCCTCAATGACAGAGTTGCTGGCACTGCAAGTGTAAACATCCATAAATACAATGTTTTCCGAAAACATATCATCATACTCTTCATCGGTGAGTTGATAGAGCTCTTCAACATGAGACGTAGACTCGTGCGAAAAATAATCAAAGGCTAGTCTCGCTTGTTGGTCGTACTTTAGTTCATGTTTTCTTAAGTTCTCCACAAAGCGATGGGGAGGGCTGTTCTCCTCGTAAGGAAGCACTTTGGTCTTTGTATAAATTTGATTATCAATAGGAAGTGAGTAGATGGAATTTACTTTTCTAAGCCAGTACCCCACATTGAGAAGTCTTTTTCTGGGATTTCGCAAAAAGTTATCAAAATCAAATTGCTTTTCTGGAATCTCACTTGGGTGGTAAAGCGTCTCTATTGGGACGTCTAGGTTGGCTCGACAAAATTCAGCGTGATGTTCTGAGAGGGTGAAGATACCTTTGCACTCTTTAATGCTTTCCTTGAACTCGGGGCTGTTGATCATTACCTCAGGCATACCCTTGACCCCGAACCACCAAGGATAACTTTGTGGGTTATGAAAGAATCCAATCCAAGGATTTGTGAAGGGGATTATTTTCTTTTCTATGCACTCCTGATTTCTCCATGAGAACTCATTCTCTAGAAACCCGTAGAATTCAATGCCTTCAGAATTATGGAGCGGGGCAAGTGACATCATGGCATAATTCCAGCCACTCCTGTGGGTTGTAAAGGTCGGTTGCTCTGTTAGCTTTATTTTGCCATTAGGGTTTTCTTCTAGGACAGTGGTTGACTCTTGGCCCCACTCATTAACCGTCCTTCTTTTGGTTTTAATGTTTTCCATATTCTAATGACCTTACATCATACAAATCAACAGTGACGTGCTCTTGTGAACCCTTCTCCTGTACTGTGAGAGTGTCCTCATTAATAACATCTACCACTACGGCTTCAAAGGTCGGCCTCTGGGTTTGTGTGACTAGGACTCTTTGTCCTATCATCTTTTTATTATATTTTATTTTCTCTTTAGAATTCATTAAGTACCTCTCCGTTAAATGAAACTATAACTTTCTCTACTTCGCTAACCTGTTTTATCTTTAGCTGCTCATCCTCGTCAAAAGAGGTTGCTATTAAACAGTACCCCCTCACTGCTTGATCTTTCCGTTGAGCTCTGTTGCACGGGCAACCGGAAGGAAGCCCGTGGACAAGGGAGACAAAGGCTCGCCTTACATGGTCAGGCTCTTTACCGAGACTGTTAATAACAGATATCATCTCTGCCAGATTGGAAACATAAAGAGTATTATCTTCTTTCATGTCTTTGAGATTCTGTTAAGAGTAAAATAGGACATGAGACTCAATAAGTAAAGGGGACAAATATAAATCAGACCTATTACTAGGGATATAAACAGGCAGTACCATGCGGCTAGGCATAGCGGGCAGGTTACTAATTTTATTATGAAATTGCTTTTCGTGCAAGCCAGAAAAGAAATATAAGTAGCATCTATATCAACATTCAGGACATAATCCTCATATTCCTTAATAAGGAGAACACCGTCTAGCTTCAGGAGCTTTCCGTATTCTACCACCACATTAGTGTTAAACCACACAATTAACACTGAGGTAATAAAGGAACTAAAAAGCAACAATATCTCTATATCTAATAACTTAAACAACTTATCAATTATATAAGGTTAACAACTAATTTAACAAAATTTTGTTTTAAGTGTCATAACTTTTCTCGGAACATGAAAGACACAGTACCCCCCCAATAAAGGAGGATACTGTATTCAAGTGTGTGTCTTTAAACTTTTCTTCGGCCCCTTTAAATTTTTAATGCAGAGAGGATTTGAAACTCTGCGACACGAATACTGACGATTAAAAATCGTAACGGTCTACCATTTAGATGATGGCGGGAGGGAATGTGCGTAAAAACTCCACTTACAACCGTCTACCACAACACGCTGGGCATTGCCATAGTAGTTAACTATGATTCCTTGTTCCTGTGTATTTGCAAACAGGAGGCTATCCCTTGATTTGGAAGTAAGCCAACTCCCACCCTACTGTATTCAGTCATCTTAGGAAAACTCCACTGATTTCTCTCAGCGAGATTAAAAAGGATTCTACCTTTTTTCTACTTAAGTATTATCTCTTAACCATTTTGCTGTCAACTCTTCTTTTACTGTAATTGTATCTCCCCCAAGCATCACTAGGTTAGTCCCAGTGCCCGTCATCACGTGGTGGTAGAGAACGTTTTCACAATTTACCACGACTAAGTTGTCACTTATATCGGTAAGCTCCAGCATCAAGATGGGCTGGCTTGTTGAATATACATCAGACATAATATTTATATATTAATTTTTTCTTTGGGTTTGTCAAAAATTTATTAAACGCCGGTACTACCAAACCCACCGGTTCCCCTCACTGACTCGGCAAGATCAGGCACCTCCCCCCATTCGGCGTCATGGTATTTTTCGATTATTAACTGAGCAACCCTAGACCCGTGCGAGAATTCAATGGTACTACGAGAACCAAAGTGGGATTCATAAGAATTAACTGTGTTTCTTTTGTGCTCGGGAACAAATAATTCTTCTGGTAAATTTAAATTGATTAAAACTACGCTGATTTCCCCCCGATAACCCGAGTCTATCACCCCACCAAGGACGTCTAAACCAAACCTTACTGCGAGCCCACTGCGGGGGGCTATTCTTCCATAGTACCCGTGAGGTATCTCGACAGCGATACCTGTCGGAACCTGAACCCTCGCCATGGGGGGAATAACTATACGTGATAAACACGACAAATCATAACCAGCATCCCCGTAGCCGCCCCGAACTGGGGCTCGGGCGTCGGGGTTAAGTTTTTGAAAATTAATTTTCATCCGTAACGGCCCTCCCCTTATCATTTTCCCAATCTTTTTCGGGCCTATCAATAATTTCATTTCTATAAACAGCACCACGGATAATATGGCTTTCCTTGCCGCCTGTTTTCTCTATAAGCTTTAACAGGGAATTAATATCCTTAGGAAAACACGTACCCCCATAGCCCTTTTTACCGTCTGGTCCCGGAACTTGTGTGTGACTTGGGCCGATCCTATCGTCCATCCCCATTAACTGCGCCACCGCGTTGTAATTGATGTGCATAGATTGGCACCAATCATAAATTTCATTACAAAAAGAAACCTTTGTTGCCAAAAAAGAATTTCTGACAAGCTTCGCGGCTTCTGCCTCGCGCGTAGATGCCCATACTAAATTTGCTCCTTGTATTTTTTTATTTCTCTTTGCCGTAACAAAGATTTTACGTAGTATGACTTTGAGAAGTTCGACATCCTCACCCGGTTTGGGACTGTCTAATCCGATAATCCAATCTTTATTATTCCTAAAATCATCCTCCCAAAGACTTTCAGTTAAAAACTCTGGCATGAAAGCTACCCCGAGTCGCTCGCAAGTTCCGACTGGAACAGTGGAGCGAACAACTATGCCCGTAACCCCGATATCTTTGAGGTCCCCGACGACGCTTTCTACGATTCGAGTGTCACAGGCACCATCTTTCAGTGCTGGTGTCGGGACGCAAACAAAAACCACATCACACATCACGAGGTCTTTCATTTGTAAATCAGATGGAACGCGCTTGTTCTCATCAATATCATAAACTAAAATGAGATTGTCGTCTAAATCAGCCGCATCATCGCGACAACCCAAAAGCTTCGTGGCTTTTCCTACATATCCATGTCCTACAATTCCGATGTTCATAATATTTTTAATATACTCTTTAAGTTTATACCTAAATCTTTGCAAATTTCCAAAGAAGAATAATCATTTTGATAAACTTCCTCAAAAACTATGTTTTGAATACCATAGGCAGCTATAGAGCGCAAGCACTCATTGCAAGGGAGATGGGTAGAGGCTAGTAAATAACCTTCGTTTGGGCGAACATACCTCAATGCATTTATCTCTGCATGAATTACCCGTTTTCGCCTTTCATCCCTGTCAGTCCAGTCAATTTCTATACCCTGTGGTGCACCATTGTATCCTAATCCCACCACGCTCTTGTCTCGCCGCAAGACACAAGCCCCAACCCTAAGGTATGGATCTTCACTTCTCCGAGCGGCCACCTTTGCTAAGTCTAGGGCATAAGCTTCCCAAGATAATCTTTTCTTTTTTTTCATTTTATAAAAAAAAAGGCGACGGCCCTAAAGCTGTCGCCTTAATTAAGTGGGCTAATAGATATTATTTTTTGTCAAAGTCGGGGTCAGGAGACCCAGCGGCAGTGAGATTAGCAGTGGGGCAATAAACAATAGTGGGGCGACCCATTACCTTGCGCCTAACGCCGACACGTCGAAGCTGGCCCCTTTCAACCGCTTTATTTACCTTCAGCTGTACGGATACAGCAGAAAGCTTACCGTCAAGAGTTTGATAAACATCATTTACGGTAAAATTGCTAGCTGGCCATGCTACATCATAGGACGGGCGGCCACGTTTAGGTTTGTTAGTTACTGTTGGATTTTCCATAGTAAAGAAGTATAGGTTATTTGTTTTTATAAGTCAATCTTTTTTTTGCTTTTTCCATATAAAAGGTTCATATTAAAATATGACTATTTTAGATGCCTCTAGTAAACTTTTTGATTGGTTTTCACTAAGTGATAAATTTAACTTTGAAGAAGATATCCACAAGATTATACCTAAAGCAAAGAAGGAAGAAAAAGCCGCCCTCAAGTGTGCTCTTACAGAATTTGAAGGCTTGGACATTGTAAAACGTACCGAAATTAACTCAGAAGAATACTGGGTTTTAAAGAAGGGCTTTCAGACCTTTGAGCAGGATGTTACTCTTTCTCCAAAAACGTCCATGTTGATATGCCAGTTAACCAATGCATTCTGTAAGGTTTTGGGGGTGGAAGATGAAGAGTGTGACCCCAAAGACATCAAAGAGATAGATATTAATAATTTAATTTTAATATGCTACCACTTCATTAACGAGACCGACGACACAACAGACCCATCCCAGAATTAACAATGAAAAGCCCTCTCTATATTGGTTTAGGTGGCGTCGCGGGTAGTGGCAAGGATACTTTTTATTCTTATCTTAAAAAAGAATTAAATAAAAAAGAAATAAAAATTAAAAGATACTCTTTTGGTGATGAGTTAAAAAAAGAGGTAAATGAATGGACGACGACCCACTACGGCATAAGCTCACTCAAATGTACTCGGGAAGAAAAAGAGGTAATACGCCCCCTTTTAGTCACACACGGGAGTGTTAAGAGAAATAAAACCGAAGGACAATACTGGATTGAAAAAGTCAGCCAAGCAATTGACAGGGATGAAGAAAACCCTGATGTTATTTGCATTACCGATGTACGTTATAATCATTATGATAATGACGAGGCTAGTTGGCTTAAAAATCTGGGAGGTATCTTAGTTTATGTTGGACGCATGGTAAAAAACCCAGAATCTTCTGGATGCCCATCCGTTGATGGGGTGATGTCCGAACTTAAACCAAAAAACACAGAAGAAATGACACATAACCCCAAGGTAAGAGGGGCAGCGGACTACACGTCTCTGATCAGAGACGTTAAAAAATCCCAAATTCCTGAGGTTTTTCAGGGAGAAATAAAAAAGTTAATGAAATGGATTAAAGAAGAAAGGGGTCCAGAATGGACGAGTCTACTGACCTAGAATTAGCAAATAATGTAAAATCTAGATGTTGTGATAGAAGCTTAAAGGAGCTTATTCAACGACACTCTGCTCTGTGTATTGATATTTATAAAAAATACACCCCAGCCCTATGCGCTTCAGGGGTTCCATACAGAGATATCTATGATGATAAAGACTACTTAGTTTACAAGTCAGCACTGACCTATAACCCCAACAAAAAAGCTAAATTTTCTACGTGGCTTGGTAATCAAGTCCGGTACCACTGCTTAAACACTATCAATAAAAAAAATAAACTCGTGAGAATTGAAAGCAATGAAGAGCTTGATTATTTTGCAATGCAAGCTGAGATCTTAGAGGAAAAAAACTTTGACATAGAGATTGAATATGTTTTCTTAATCCTATCTAAACTAAAAGATCCTAGAATAAAGAAGGTATTTACGCTAAGATACTTTGGGTCTGACAAAAAGAGAATGCCGTGGGCACAGATAGGGAAGGACATGGGGGTAAGTACCCAAACCGCCATAAACCTACACCGACGAGGCATTAAGATACTTAATAAGAAAATGAAATCAAATGACCCCGATATTATATGAGTTCCAAGGAAAATCCTAGCATACGAAGAGTATTAACAGGGGCAGATGGCAAAAGAGAGGTAGAAAAAACCTTAAATCAAGAGAAAAATCTTGAAGGAAAATTCTGTAGCCGCCCTTTTGATTTTCTTGAGGCCCAAGACTTGGGCGATGGCAGGGTATTTGTTTGTTGTCCTACATGGCTAAATGTCCCTGTTGGAAAACTTTCCCACCAGTCAGTACAAGAAGCATTTAATTCAGAAACCAATCAAGAGATAAGAAAAAGTATTTTTGATGGGAGCTTTAAGTATTGTAATCATAAGTTGTGTCCCATGATCCAAAATGAATCCCTCCCATTGGCCAGTGAGGTAACTGATCCGCACCTTAAAGCTATTATAGAAAAGAAACAAATTACAAACCTTACCCCCACAGAATACAATCTATGCTATGATCAATCCTGTAATCTGTCGTGTCCAAGCTGTCGCGCTACCAAGATATATATCACAGAGGGCCCTGCATACGAGCGCAAAAATATAATCCAACAAAAAATCATTAATGAAGTTTTTGGCGAGGCCCACACAAGGTATTGTAAAGTAAACATTACAGGGTCTGGTGACCCCTTTGGTTCAAAAATCTTCCGAGAATTACTTTTTAGTATCGACGGATCAAAATATCCCAATGTCCACATTTCCCTACAAACAAATGGGGTCATGTTTACAGAAAAGTATTGGGAAAAAATGAAAAAAATACAAAAAAATATAAAATGCGTAATTGTATCACTGGACGCATCTACAGAGTCTACTTACAACGTAGTGCGACGTGGAGGCAATTGGAGCGCCCTTTTAAACAATTTAGAATTCATTTCCAGCCTAAAAGAACAAGGGACAATCCCCTACCTTAGGTTGGACTTTGTAGTTCAGCGAGAAAACTACAAAGAGATGGCTGGTTTTGTAAAAATAGCCAAGAAATTTAAAGCCACCAAATGTTATTTTTCCCTAGTAAGCGACTGGGGAACATGGCCCGTTGAGGAGTATAAAAAAAATGCAATCTGGAAAAAAGATCATCCTGAGTTTAGTGAATTTACAAAGGAAATGAGCAACCCGATATTCGATGAGCCAATTGTGGACTTAGGAAACCTAACAGAGTACCGGAGGCAGGCATGCTATGAATAATATAAATACTTTTTTTGATAAAATTTTTGTCATGAGCCCGGCCCACAACACAGAGCGCAGGGAATACATAAACAGGCACTTTTATGAAAGGGGAATTACGAATTGGGAATTCCATGACGCCATAGATTACAAGATTCTTACCCCCGAAGCTAGAACTTTTCTAGTAAAATCAGAGCTCCTAAGCGACGAGGGACGACCTTGGCTTCCCCTGAATGATACTCAGGTGGTAGCATGTTTGTCTTTTATGAAAATGCTACTTAAAACTAAGTACTGTAAGTATAATAAAATATTGCATGTAGAAGATGATATTTATTTTTATGATGATTACGAAACCCTATTTGACACAGCTGTGTCTAATTTACCGGACGACTGGGACGCAGTTCATTTCTACAGTCATGTTCCTGTAGGTTCTCAGAAATTTAACGACAGCTATAGAGAAAAAATAAACAGTGAGATTTACAAGGGGTTTTCTGAAGGTAGCGGGGCAGCTTGCATCGGCTATAATAAACGGGCAATAGATTTAATGTTTACTAGGGTATTCCCGATTGATAGTGGCATTGACGGGATAGCAAATACGGTTAGTGGAAATTGGTATGAGGGGCATGAAGACTATATAGCCTATATTTGCAAAAATTTTATATGCAGGACCAATTCTAATTTACCCAACAGTCATTCTGGTGCCACAAAAAACAAAAAGGACACACGAAAAGCACAAGATGAACACCTCGTCCCCCCGCACATGACTACCGATGAAGAAAAAGAAGCCCTTCGACTAGAATCCCGAGACCACTCTTGGAAAAAAGACTACCCGAAAAGGCCAGTGGAATGATTCTTATAAGAAGGCCATCCACATCCGAAGGGAATGTCGGAGACTTGGCATTGCAAAAAGTTATTCGAGAAGAATTAAGCAACGCAAATATAGATTATGACATGCCAGATACGAATAAAATATGTGATAAAAATATAAATGATTATAAATATCTTGTTTATTTTGGGTGTGACTGCATTGCATATTGGAGCATAAGCAAAGACATAATTGAAAAATTTCTTTTAGCTAAAAAAGATGTTTACATTATCAACATGAGTTATGGTAATAATGTCGGAAATAATTTTATTGATACAATAGTTGGCCACAAAAATCTGCATTTATTCATACGTGACCAATGCTCCCTAGACCTTCTGAGGGCAAAGTTTAGTTTTTATAATCCACCAATACTGGTTGCTGACTTAGCTCATCTATGTAAGGAAAATGAGGAAAGCAAAGATGAGGAGCTAGAAAGATGGATGGAGTTATCAAATAAAAAAATAGTGGGAATAAATATCCACAAAGACTTCGGGAGATATAATGGACAGGTATTTGATAGCATTAAAAATTTTATTTTATGCAAAAAACACGAATATAGATTTTTATTAATACCACATGACCGACGAAAACAAGAGAAGGAATTACTAAAAGAACTGGTAAAAAAAATGAGCGGCGTGGACACTTACTTAAGTCACCATATGGACCCGGAATATGAAAAGAAGATAACCAAACAACTTTATTTTGCAATTACCGGGAGAATGCATTTGTCAATCTTAACCATTCCCAATGGGGTTCCATGCATAGTTATAGAGTATAAGGGGACTAAGTCCTTGGGGACACTAAGTCATTGGGGGATATCTGATTTGGCTATAGACCCCAAGAACATTGACAGGTTGCCTGAAATAATTAAAAAGCTAGAGTCTAATTATGGGGATTATGTTAGGACCATAAATCAAAACCACAAAAAGGTCATGTCTCTATCAAAGAAACAGCTAACTAAAATTATAAATATCTATTGAAAATTTACATACACAACAGTAAGGGATTTCACTACGAAGTGATAGAGTCGGTTATTTGTAAGTATGACCAGATAGTAGGTGTCCATAAGAGCGAGGAGGACGAGGTGGTTTTAGGGCTACAGGGGCCCAAGAATAGCAAGGATTTTTCTGAATATATTATAAATAAATATCCTCATATAAAATTTTTAGGTTATACCACCGACCACAGTTTTTTTCCTTTCTGTAATGATGCAGATTATTATATTGAGTGCAGTATGTACGGCTGTTCCTTTTTAGAAGAATATGCGGATGAAAATAAATATTTTTATATAAACCACGCAGTTAATAAAAGGCTTAAAGATTCTAAAAATGTTTTTTACTTAACCCCTCTGGGCGGAGAGCGTTATATTTACGCTGATATTTTGCCTTGGTCTGACTCCATGAAGATGAGTGATACCCCAACCTACATAATCCAAGGGGCGTACACCCGACGAAACTGGGGGTTAATAAAGCAGGTTTTAGATTGTGAGGAATTAAAAAACTTACCATTCAAAATAAAAGTGGTAGGACACGGAGTAGGGGCCCTGCCATTTACTGACAGAAGGTTGATTATTAAGAGCGGGCTTCCCTTTAGGGAGTATCACAAACAATTTCTAGACTGTTATTGCATAATGCCCCTAATTACAAAGAAAGAAAAACCTGAGTATTACACAAATAAGTTAACATCTTCAATTAGTTATGCCCGCGCTTATAATTTAAAAACGCTGCTGGATGAAGATCTACAAAATATATATAATTTAAAAAACGCTGAAGTCTATGATCATCCCGATCATTTCGTGGAAGCTTTTCATAAAACATTGAAAGATTTTAATAATGATTAACTTTAGTTATATAGCAGATAAAATTAGGACCGCAGAGTTTATCTCCGATCCTTTTCCTCATCTTGAAATTAATGATTTTTTATCTGATGAGCATTTGGATATTTTATTAACTGATAAGCAGGTTCATTTTCATCGAGAACTTATAGATGATGATGATTTGTACCGTGCACTACTAGACAACAAATACAAAATTCAAAAATTTCCGGGATGTATGTCTAATTGGGAGATGTATAAAAAGATGATATTAAATAAGGATAAGTTTGAGGGCTGGCAGAAACACTGTGTCTTACCATCGTATAATGTTTTGGAGTCGGCTGGGATTACATTTAGATTAACACATCGGAGCGTTAGAAATCCTGCTGTGAGAAGCTTGGTCAGATACATGAATGAAGCTGAATTTCATAATGTCTTGAAAAATAAATTTGAGGTTACTAAAGAAACAAAAGTTATATCTGCTATACAAAAGAATTTAACTGGTTATGAGATAACGCCACACCCAGATATTAGACAAAAATGTTTAACCTACCTACTGAACATCAACAGGGACGATAGCATCGAGAATGAAGATGTTCATACGCATTTATTGAAATTTAAAGACGCCTACAAGAATGTTGAGAGATACTGGGATGAGACCGACTATCAACGAGGGTGGGTCCCTTGGGATTATTGCAATACTGTTAAGAAAATAGCCAAGAATAATACCGCGATTATTTTTGCTCCAGCTTCAAGCCCTCCCACATTGCACGCAGTAAAATTGGATTATGATCATAAAAAGTTTCAGAGGACTCAGATATATGGTAATTTAAATTACACCGCTCCCCCTAAATACCCTAATCCGCCTATAGATTGGGCGGATCGCCTGAGGGGAGGACAATTAAACTTGGGGGGTTTAGGACTACAGAAATGAAGATCGCTGTTTGTATATTTGGTCAGCCTAGGTTTTATAAAGAATCTGGGGAATCTTTTCGAAAAGAATATTTCGATCTTCCCGGTCATGAAGTTGATATTTTTATGCATTGCTGGGATGAAATCGGATATACCCCCAAAGACGACATAAATAATTCTAACAAAAAACATAATTCCGAAAAATTGAAAGATGAGCTCTTTAATTTATACCAGCCAAAGGGGATGTTAGTTGAATCTCCCGAAGGAAGCTTTAGCGAGACGGCAAGGTCTCTCGCAAAAACTATCTTTACGGTAAGGGATAGTAAATTGTATGAGGATAAGGATTGGAGAAAGTGCCTAGGGAAGAAACGCGTTAAGACATTCTCATCAGGCGACGATGCTAAAACGTCCATTAGGATAGCTAATGAAAAGATATTGTATTATGAGATGGGTCAATTTTACAGCCTTGACCAAGCCATGAATCTAAAAGCTTGGTATGAAAAAGAAAATAATTTTAAATATGATTTAGTAATCAGAGTAAGGACTGATGCCTTTTTTCGCCCCGTGGAAATTTATCCTAGCGAAGAAGAGTACTACTTGGAAAAGGAGAACTATTATACAAAGCTACACAAAAATTGTGAGGGTAAGGGGGTCATGTGTCACGGGCTCCAAGTAATATGTGATCAATCTCACCCAGATTCATCAGGAATGAAGATCAGTCTTGAGAAAATTAATTTCGAAGGAGGGGAGGTGGCTGAGGTCATATTAAAAGACAAAGAGGTTAATATTTTTCCCGATTCCTTTTTAGACCCAAACGGGCACCCCTCTTTCCCTTGGAGGCTCCACATAAAAGACTGGATTATATACGCCGATAGCGAGACTGCTGACAGGGTCTGGGCTGGAATGCTTTCTACATATATAGCACTGGTATCAAATGACATAGTAAGGTTTATGGGTAACAAGCAGATTGGGCTTATTCCCGGGGGAGAAGTCGTTAACGGGGCAGCTGCACTACTAAATAACAGCTGTCTTCACAGGCAACCCCTCCAAGGAAGATGCTTAAAAATTGTTCACCCTAATGAATCGATGAGGAAGAGTGGTTTTAAAGGTAAGCACTTAAGCAGCAAGAAGCTTGGTATCATAAGGGGTGGGTCAGTAATATCCATGGGCTCCCACCAAGACATGGTTGACAGAATACTTGAGTGGGTTGAGAAAAAATAATGTCCTGTAAAAGAAATAATTTTATTTTTATCCATAACCCAAAAACAGGGGGAGAAACTATAGAAACGTTATTAAAACACCGCAAAAACCATTCATATGCTTATGAATTAAAGGATAAAATTAAAAATAAATATTCTTTTGTTTTTGTTAGGCACCCAGTTACAAGAATTATATCGTGGTATAATCACTTGTTAAAACATAGATATTATAAAGATATAGAAAATAATAAATTGAACAACTCTAGCACGTGCTATGATAAGCTTAAAAAGTCCCACAAAATGGGACCCCGAGTGCACAGGCAGATTGCAGAAAAAAATAATATCAATGATTGGATTAAAATAATGCTTAATGATGTTGATACATATAATAAACCACAATGGGGACCATTATCCCATCAATATTTGTATGTTTATGATACAGACGGTAAAACAAAATTAGTATCAGAATTTTTTAAATTTGAAAATTATCAAGAAGAACTAATAAAAATATTTAAGAAATTAAAGAAAGAGGAATTAATTAAAAGCATAGATAAAACAAATCACTCCAAAAAAATAAATGATAAACTAACCAGTGAATCTATAGAACTGATATATAATTATTTTGAAAAAGATTTTGAACTTTTCAATTATAAAAAATATGAATATGATTGTACACTAAAATGAAAACGGCAGCATTCATACCAATTAAAAGCAACTCCGAAAGAGTGAAAGGAAAAAATTTCACAAAGCTCTGCGGCAAAAAGCTTTATGAACACATTATACTCAATGCCTTGGAAGCATCGTGTTTTGATGCCATCTATGTAGATACAGACAGTCAAGAGATAAAAGACTTTTGCAACAAAAATAATACATATATAATTGAAAGAGACCCGCGCCTAGCAAGTAACAGTGCAAATGGAAATGATTTACTTAACCACCACGCGTATAACTTCCCTGCGTACGATTTATATTTTCAACTATTTGCAACAGCGCCCTTTTTAAAACCCAGCACGATTGCTGAGTGTGTTGGTAAGTTAGCCACAACAAATAAACACGATTCTATACTAACGGTTACTGAAGAGCCCGGTTGGTACTGGGTAAACGGAGTCCCCGTTAATTACAGACCGGGGATACTACCGAGAAGCCAAGATGCAGTGTCGGTTCTTAAGGAGAGCACGGGGCTTTATGGAGTAAGCAGGAGCTCTTTGAGAAAATACCAATGTAGGATAGGAGCAAAACCCATTTTCCACAAGATAGATAGGGTGGAGGCTATGGATTTAGATACTGTAGATGATTTTTTAATAGCAAAGAGTTTTTGTAAAGATGAAGAAGCTTGAAACAGAAAATATAGAATCAGTTTTTGAAAGAGTAATAAATAGCTCTGAGTGGGGCCTTTTACAACGTCATTTTAATCGTAGCAAAGATATATATTTAGCGGGTAACGGTGGTAATTCAGCCATCGCTGACCACGGCGCAATAGATATGACTCGCCATACTGACAAAAATATCGTATGTGCCGGAAGTGCTGTCTTAGCTACATCAATTATAAATGATGTTGGTTTTGAAAAGTGGACATCTAAATGGCTAGATTTTATTTTGAGGGGTAGAGAAAAAGTTGGGGGAGGCATGTTCATAGGTATATCTGCCTCTGGTACATCAAAAAACCTTTTAGATGCCTTAGATTATTGTGATGAAAGGGGCCGCGTTTCCGCATTAATAACAGCAAAGCCCCCAAAGGTAGAAAAGCCAAATTCTATAATAGTAGTTCTTGACGTTGAATACTATCACACTGCAGAGGTATTAAGCCTTATGTTAATGTACCAACTTATAATTGGCTCTGGATTTAACTGTCCAAAAATATGATAATATCCCACAAACATAAATTCATTTTCTTCCACCTTCAAAAAACAGGGGGAACATCGATTGCTCACGCGATGTTTCCTCAGTTGGGAAAAGAGGATGAGGTGATAGGATATAAAAAGCTACAAGAAAAAAATCCCGAGTCCCCGCTCTCTAAGCACTCTTCTTGCTTAAGTGTTTTTGATTCTATGGATATTGATGTTTATAAAGACTATTTTAAGTTTGCGTTTGTTAGAAATCCCTATGACTTATTCGTTTCCCTTTATCACTGGTGGCAAAAAACCCCCTCTTGGGATGATCCGTCCTTATTACAAACAAGACTGAGTAAAGTAGAAAGTTTCGAAGAATTTTGTTATAGATATGAACAAATTAAAAAGCCTTATAATTTTTTATATGACAACCACTTTTTTAGCACTCAATATAAGTACTTTTTCTTTAATGACAGTCTTTTATTTAATTTTTTAGGAAGACATGAAACCCTTCAAGAGGACTACGAGAAAATATGCAAAATCATAGGGATACGTTCATCTACCCTTGAAAAACTAAATGTATCAGAAAGAGACGCAAACCATAGAATCTACTACAATGAAAATTGCATCAAATACGTTAAGCGAAAATATAAAAAAGAATTAAAAACATTTAATTATAAATTTTAATATGCTCTCGTAGCTCAATTGGATAGAGCATCTGTCTTCTAAACAGAGGGTTCTGGGTTCAAGTCCCAGTGAGAGTACCATTTATAATGAAAGAGGATATAAATAAAAAATATTTAGATGACCCCAAGTTCCACCGGATAATAAACAGTCTAATGAACATAGAGCTTACAGTGGTAGCGGCTAGTGGTTATTTTGACCCACTTCATGTGGGTCATGTAGAATACTTAGAGAAGGCTAAGGCTCTTGGGGATAAGCTGGTTGTTATTGTGAATAGCGACGCTCAAGCCGCACTGAAAAAAGGGAAGTCTTTCATGAGTCAGGGCGATAGATTGAAAATCATTAAATCTTTAAGGTGCGTAGATGAAGCCTTCATTGCCATTGACACTGACCAAACCGTATGCAAGTCCCTGATAGCCTGTGACCCACATATTTTTGCAAATGGCGGAGATCGCTCGGAAGAAGAAATACCCGAGGCTGGAATATGCAAGGAAACAGGCATCGAAATGGTAGATGAATTAGGAAGAAAAATCAGGTCATCTTCTGATTATACAGGGTTAAAGAGTGGTTAAAAAGTGTAATATAATTACACGATGCAACTAAAATACTATGAATGCCCCTATTGCCCACCAGCAATTGATAATCGATTAGTACTTAATCGGTTAGACGGAGCAGAGTCAAAACCAGTATATAAGTGCGGAAAGTGTGCTGAAGAATTTTTTGCCACTGAAGACTTTCGTCGAACCCAGTATCGTAAAATAAAAGATGGCTAATTTAATACTTTTTTAAGTATTTTATTAATTTTTCACGATTTTTTGTAATTGTGTAAATTTTATTAGTATAATTATTATGAAAAAATTACTATCCTCTTTGATCGTAGCTTCTCTTCTGGTTCTACCCTCGCAAGCCGAAGAAAAGAAAAAACAAACCACAGCAGAACATTTACAAAATGTGTCTGTAACGATTAGAGCCGAGGGCTCATTCTCATCCGGTGAGGGTTCAGGGGTAATTTTCACACGAAAAGATGCAAAAGGAAATTTAGTAAATTTTGTATGGACTGCCGGACATGTCGTAGATAACTTAAGGTCCACAAGGGATATCCTCGTAGACGGCAAATCTAAAACGGTAGTTGAATTTAAAGACCCCCTAGTTGTTAAAGAGATCAGGCAAAACGGACGAACCGTAGGACGTCTCCAAATGGATGCTGAAGTTCTTAAGTATTCCGACGCAAAAGATGGTCATGACTTAGCTCTGCTGCGAGTTAGAAAACTTAACTTTGTACAAGACACCGTGACCTTTTACCTTGAAGAAAAAATTCCGCCCCTAGGCGAAGACCTCCTGCATGTTGGAAGTTTACTGGGCCAGATGGGAGCAAACAGTATGACTGATGGAATTTATTCACAGCATGGTAGATTAATTAAAAGCTTAAACAAGCACGTATTCGACCAAACAACCTGCACGGCTTTTCCCGGCTCGAGTGGCGGCGGCGTCTACTTAAAATCTGACGCTCGATATGTAGGGATGTTAGTCAGAGGGGCTGGAGAAGGGTTTAATCTCATTGTCCCCGCACGTAGAATGCAAGAGTACTGCGAAAAACATAAAATCATGTGGGCCTTAGATGGAAAGATCAAAATGCCCACCGAGGAAGAACTAAAGAAACTTCCTATTGAGCATGAACCAAAAGAAAAAACCGAAGAAACCGAAGAAGAAAGTGCTGCTAAGAAACTGTTTCCCTTCAGACTGAGGGTGACATATCCAAAAATCTTAATCTTAAAAGAAAAGAACTAATATGAAAACATTAATTATTATCTGTAGTTGTGCCATGTTTATTGCCGCTGGATGTAAAGACTCTGCTGCCTCAGGGTGCCCAAATTGCTCGTGCGATGCGGGGTGTTGTGAGTCCGGAAAGTGCGCTGTTACGGACTGCAATTGTTCCTGCAAACCCTAAAAATACAAGGGAACTTAGATAAGGGGCGTCGGAGGGTGGACATAAAAGAGTGATAAGGCTTTAGCTTTATTGCTTTTTTGTTCTTTTTTGTAAAAAAAAGTGTAATCCTTAAAGTAATGAAGATCGAACATAAAAAATATGTCTGGGAGGTTGACCTTTTTGACGGAGAAGCTAGTAGCCTACAGAGCGCAGAGAGATTTGGCGGCAAAAAGCGTAGTGAACTCAAAGACAGTGATTTTCTTGACCCCAAAAGGCGATCATTCCCAGTAATGTCCTGCAAAGATGTAGAAGACGCCGTAAGTTCATGGGGGATGTACAAAGGTTCAATGAGCTTTGATGAATTCAAAAGTAAATTGACGAGTCGCGCCAAAAAACTCGGATGTGAAAGCGCGCTTCCTGACAAGTGGGTTAAGGGGGCCAAAACCAAAAAAGAGTGGAATAAAATAGACAAAAAAGAACTTGATCGTGATTCTAAAAAAGAAAAAGGAGAACACGAAAAAGACGCCATTAAAGACGACGAAGATAAAATCAAGAAGCTAAAGAAAGGAAAACCCTCTGAAAAGAAAAGCGTAATGGTTCATGATCTTAAAAAAGATGAAAAGTTTGATAAGAAAGACAAGACTGCGACTTCTAAAAAAGGACTTCCCCCGTGGCTAAAGAAAGATAAAAAGGAAGACAAAAAAGACGGTAAGAAGGGCGATAAGAAAGACGATAAAAAAGAAGAAGGCAAGAATGGCAAAAAGCTTCCGCCGTGGCTAAACAAAAAAAAGAGTAAATCAACAGACTATTCAGACTTGTATAAAAAAGTCTCTAACAAGAATAAATAAAATGCCACTCCCCTCAAAAAAAGGTAAAGAATCTCAATCAGAGTTCGTTTCTCGCTGCATGGGGGACAGCGTAATGAACAAGGAGTTTAGAAACAAAAGTCAACGTGCAGCTGTTTGCTATGATCAATACAAAAAAGCTGAAAAAGTAAAAGCTTCAGATAAAGACCCCCTATGGGATGAGTTTTCTAATGAATTTTTTACTATTTATTAGAGAGTCTCTTTAGTTGTTCCGTAATCCGACTTACGTTCCCAAAATCTATTGAATTTGTTTTAATAGTATTAGTATAATTAAAATCAACATCTATTCTCAATCCTGAGACGCGCTCCTCCGGAGTAACATACTGTTCTACATAGTCCATTAGACCAAGTTCCTTCATATAAATGAAGTAAACATCCTTCAACTCTTGCTCTACCTCTATTAAGTTATATAACTTTAGGTCGCACCGCGAAAATGCCATGACATATCTAATGGCTAAGCTATCACTAAGGGGAGTGTCAATTAAAAGAGATGATGTAATCAAATTCACATTACTCTTTACACCGGTGTAATTATATGTGTGAGGACAAAACCTAAAATTGTTCAATTAAATGGACTACACATCGAGGTATACAAAACAAAAATTAAAATACACGATGTCGTGAACGATGTTAGTTCTGTCGAAGCTGAAAAAATAGTATCCTACCTTTACCGTGAAGGATTTATTGAGCGAAAAAGCATAATCTGTGAGATATTACGGAACAGCGAGGAAGACATTGAGGGTGATGAGGAGTAAAAATGGCCCAGCTAAACGCAAATGTACCTTACGTTCAATGCTTCATTAGAAATAAATATATTTTCCCGGAAGATGATGAAGGTCTTACTGAGGGATATATATTTGGATGTAAATCCATGCTCAATAGACCTATGCATTTCCATTTTCAATCCAAGTTCGGAGCAAATTTTTGGATGATGCCAATTTCAGCCTTTTGCCATAAAAAAGATTTTGATATTTTATCAACAGAGGAAGAAAAGCGGCTCTCCATGCTTCAAACGTGGGACTGTCAAAGCAATAACATTGCGGTTACAACATTTGCCTTTTTACAACACAAAAGGGTGGACGTTCATTGTCGAGATGATGTTTGGCGCTCTGGTAAATACCTATTTACGATTGATGATTATGAAGGAGACCTTAACGAGCTTAATGTGGGATACGCCAACGACACTGACAGTAAATGCTATCAGTTCATAGTCCTAGATGATGGAAATTTCTGTATACCCCCAAATAACCTACTAAGGTGGCATAATCCTGACTTTATAGTTCCATATCCCAAGGACAACGTGCCTAAACTCCGAGTATATTCTGATCAAATGAGCTCCGAAGACGTTGACAGAAGCTATGGCAATAGCCCCTACTTTTTTTATAACCAAAAACCTCAAAAGAAAAATGAAACAAAAAAAAACAGTAAAAAAGAAGATGCATAAAACGGCTGATCCCACTTGGGATGCTCAGACTTATGGCAATTCAAGTAAAAGCCCCTTTAATGTAGACTGGATAAAATACCGCAACCCAATAGAGGGCCGCGATCAAATAATATTCCTCTACAGCGATAAAGAAACTAAAAAAATTATAAAGCACAGAATACTGCAGTAGCCATATAATTAAGTGTAAGTAAAGGTGCCGTGAACTTTTCTCTCAAGGAATATGTACTAAGAATTAAGTCGGAAGCTATTCAGGCTGGATACTCCTTGAGAATTGATGAAAGCGAGATGGATACCGTCACTCTGGTCTCTAATCCAAAGACCAGTAAGGTTGGGATGGCATTAATTTCGCCCAATATTTTTGGTGATTTAAAAATACGGACCTTTTTAATTAATCAGCGTAAATATCAATGGGCCAAAGACGAGGGATTTAGCCTTGACGAGATGATAGAGCTAAAAGATGAAGGGGTTTTCCTTGAGGTAGACCCTAGGAAAATGGTTAATTTTTTATTATAAATTTTAATTCTTTTTAATACAATAGTATAATGAAAAAAAGCTTACAATTATTAGATGAGATTCTTGTAAAAGCTGAACATGACAACAGGGTGGAGTGTTCAATAGAGGGAGCTCTATTTGAAAGCTTTTATGTTTTCCACCTAAAAAACCTTAAAAAATTAATCATAGAAGAAGGTTCTGAAAATTTTCCATTTACAAAAGAAGAAGAGGAAGAAATTAAAATATCTATCCGGCAAGCGATGGGAGGGGACCCTAGTGATGAAAAAGTTCAATAAAAAATACTTCCAAGAAAAGTATCTTTTAGCTTATAAGAGCGTAAACTGGTGGGAAGAAGAAGTGGGGGAGCTTGTATCTTTCTTTGAAAATCTAGATAATAAAAAACTTAAACATAAATACAGCAAAAGGATACTAGAGCATAACGTGAACGCCTATACAGCACTATGTGGACGTGGGGATGTAGAAGCTAAAATCCTAGACGAAATAGAGAAGGAATTTAAAAAATATAATGCCTCGAAAAAGAAAAAGTAAAATGTATCTAGTTCTCGCTGAGAGCAACAACTATACACAGGGAGCCTTCCCATACACAGAGGAGGGAAAAAGAATGGCCGAAGAACTTGTCGAAAAGGCCCGCACTAAAACCCGCGAATCCTTTTATATAACTGAAAAGTAATGACGCTATCTATAGTACAGTATATCGTCCACCAATAGATAGTTTTTCGTTTCGGTTCTAAATTAACAACTCCGGACTTTCCCTTGGCGTCAAATTAAATGAAAAAAAAATTGACAAAGCTGATTCAAGGCCCTAAGATATCGTTCTATGACAGAAGATAATAGTAATAACACGAAATCCGCAATGACGACTGTAAAAACAGTATATGCTCGCGCCGCCTTAATGGTGATGTGCCTGAATCTACTGTTGACCGGATACGCCATTGCAGCACTAGCAAACATCCAGACTACTGATCAAGTTAGCTTCCCACAAGTGACGCAAACTGAACAGGCATCAGCACAAGAGACTTCTGGAGATAAAACTCCCACATCGGTAGAGGGGGTGGTTTCCGACAAAGAATAAAGCTTGACACCAACACTAACACACACTATATTAAAATAATATGAGCGAAAACCAAAACACAAATACAAACGAGAACCAAAACGCTAACATCGGTGCCCTCTGGGCTCGAGAGAGCCGCAACACCAACCAAAAATACTTGGCTGGCCATGTAAAAATGGAGATTGATGGCGAAGAAAAAACTGTTAAATTGGTAGTTTTCAAAAATAACCGCAAGGAAAAAGAAAACCAACCAGATTATCAGATCTATAAGGCTCGTCCAGCACAACCTCAGCCCGAGGCTGCTACGACCAATGAGAGTAACAGTGACGACTTACTTTAGTTTTTTAAGTCTATAACTCCAAACACATGATCGGAAGAAAATTTCTTCCGATTTTTTTTGTGTTTTCAAAAAAAAACGCTATATTAACTATATGGATTTTGCAGTAAATGTACCCCTAGGTAGTGTGAGCTTTGGACAGGTTTCAACAGCCATTCTTCGAGAGATCAAAAAGAAGGGGCACAACCCCTGCATTTTCCCGATACAGGACAATGTAGACCTTACCACACAAAACCACGATAAGGAATTTTTAGAGTGGATACAGAGCGGGATCGCGAAGTCACAATCCTCACACAAACGAGACATACCGATGCTTAAGCTTTGGCATCTCATGGGATCACTTGAGTCATTTAGTAAAAATCAACTCCTTTTTACTTTCTATGAACTAGATCAGCCAACGAAAGAGGAAATTAACATTGTAAAAAACAATACTCAGGTTTTTTTATCAAGCAGTGAGTCCACAAAGGTTTTTGAAACTTTCGGAGCTACCAATGTCTCCACCATCCCCCTTGGATTCGACAAACATAATTTCGAAAGAAAAAATAAAAAATACTTTGAAGATGAACGCATCACCTTTAATATGGTGGGTAAATTTGAAAAAAGAAAACACCACGACAAAATAGTAAAGGCATGGCTAAAAAGATTTGGAAATCAAAAAGAATATTTTCTGCAAGCAGCAATTTTTAATCCATTCTTGAGTGCCGAAGATAATCAAAAGATTGTAGGCTCCCTTCTTCAAAATGCAAAATATTTTAATGTTAATTTTTTTGGATTCATGGCTAAAAATAGCCTTTACAATGACTTCCTAAACTCTGGAGACGTTGTATTAGGAATGTCTGGGGCTGAGGGGTGGGGCCTTCCCGAGTTTCAATCCGTCGCTATGGGTAAGCACTCAGTAATTCTTAATGCCTCTGGCTACAAAGAGTGGGCAAATGAAAAAAACTCAATCCTTATTAATCCCTGTGGAAAAATCCCCGCTTACGATGGAGTTTTCTTTAAGGAGGGACAGCCAATTAATCAAGGAAACATTTATGACTTTGATGAAGACTCTTTTATTGATGGGTGTGAGAGGGTAATCGAAAAGGTTAAAGAGAATCGAACAAATGAAGAGGGATTAAAATTACAAGAAGAATTTACTTACGAAAAAACCACGGACTCCATCTTAGAACATATAGAGAAAGTACAATAGAATGCCGCTATACACCTTTGAACACCCTACGACACTCGAACAGATCGATATCCTTCAAAGAATGAAGGAGGAGCACACCCATATTGATGAAGGGGGTGTGGAGTGGAACCGTGTGTTCACGAGTCCCAACGCCGCCATCGATACACGACCAGATATATTTTCTACCGACTCTCTAGCTGGTGCTACTAACAACAAGAAGGATAGCTACGAGGATCTCGTAAAGAGATCACAGGAGGCTAGTGAAAAAAGAGCCGAAAAGACGGGAGGGCGCGATCCCGTAAAGCAGGTGTGGTATGACAACTACGCGAAGAAGAGGCAGGGTAAACGCCATCAAAGTGACCCTAAGTTTGACTCTGCCTCCTAACGGGTGATACACTTTTAAAAGGTGCAATTGACAAAAAGTACACTCTGGTGTTTTTTTTCTTTCTTTTTCTTAAAACTCATGTAATACTGAGTATAGCTAAAGGCTTTCAAGATGTCAGATAAACAAATTCACGTAAAAAAACGAAACGGTAGACTCCAAAAACTAGACATTAACAAAATAAATCTTTGCGCCGAAAGGGCGTGTGAAGATATTGATAATGTGTCAGCTAGTGAAGTCGTGCTAGACGCCCACGTTCAATTCTACGACAAAATCACTACCACAGAAATAGATAAGGCACTTATTCTAAGTGCTCGGCAAAAAATTGAAAAAGAGCCCAACTACTCCTACGTCGCCTCCAAGCTCCTGCTTTTCAATATTCACAAAGAAGTTTTTGGGGAAAGCCGAGACAGCGACGCCTTTGAGCATCAATATAAATTAGCATTTATTAGAAATACTAAAAAACTTGTTGAAGAAGAAATCTTAGATGAGAGACTATTAGATTTTGATCTTACCAAATTGTCAAGTGCCCTAGTGTTAACTCGAGATTTAAAGTTTAAATACTTAGGCTTGCAAATTTTACATGATCGGTATCTTCATCATGTTAATGACCGCCGCATGGAAACGCCTCAGGCGTTTTGGATGCGCGTAGCAATGGGGTTAGCTCTAAATGAAAAAAATAAAGAATCAAAAGCAATTGAATTTTACGGGGTATTGTCTCAGTTTCATTTATGTTGTTCAACTCCTACTCTGTTTAATAGTGGCAGTACCCATAGTCAGCTTTCTAGTTGCTACCTTAATACTTTCGACGATTCTATTGATGGCATATTTGAAGGTCTGTGGCAGGAAGCTAGAAAAAGCAAGTACGCTGGAGGTCTTGGCTTCGATGTTACTAACTTCCGTGCTTCTAATTCTTATGTTAAAGGCACTAATGGTAAGTCTTCTGGCTTAATTCCGTGGCTTAAAATTTACAATGATACATTAATCGCGGTAGACCAAGGAGGTAAAAGGCCGGGGGCTGGATGTGCGTATCTTGAGCCGTGGCATTTAGATATTGAAGACTTTCTTGAGTTAAAGAAAAACACTGGAGATGAGCGACGTAGGTGTCATGACATGAATACAGCGAACTGGATTCCAAACCTGTTCCTAGACCGAGTGGAAGAAGATGGGAGTTGGTATCTATTTTCCCCCTCAGATGTAGATTTGCATAATTTGTGTGGAACAGATTTTAATAAAAAATACAAAAAGTATTGTCTCATGGCCGATCAAGGCGAGCTACCCAATCACAGAGTCATAAAGGCAAAAGACTTATGGAAAAAAATGCTGCGGACCCTGTTTGAGACAGGCCACCCTTGGATGACATTCAAGGACAACGCCAACTTCCGTTACTCAAATAAACACTTGGGAGTCATTAATAGCTCGAATTTATGTACTGAAATTTTCTTGCACACTAAACCATCAAGGTTTAAAGAAGGTGAAAAAACTGAGATCGGAGAAACTGCCGTATGTAACTTAAGCTCAGTTAACCTCAAGGAGCATCTTAAGAAAGATGGTAAATTAGATTTTAAACTTCTAGCCAAAACTATTGCCACCCAGATGCGAATGCTAGACAATGTAATTGATTTAAATTTTTACCCCACAAAAGAGGCCGAGAAGGCTAACATGAGCCATCGACCAGTTGGCGCTGGAAGTATGGGGTGGGCTGATATATTTCATTCTTATGAGGTTAATTTTTCTAGTGATGAAGCCGTTAAATTTTCTGATGAACTTTATGAGTTTATCTCTTATCACTGTATTTTAAATTCCAGTAAGATCGCTAAAGAAAAAGAGCCCTACTCCACTTACGAGGGGTCGCTTTGGGATCAAAATATCTTACCCATTGACACCTATAAAGAGCTTATGGCTTTTCTTGATGAGAAACCTATCATCCATAGGGGTAAAAAGTTCTGCCCCGAAGTAGAGTGGAAGTACCTTCGTCAGCATGTTGCAGAAAATGGTATGCGTAATAGTAATACCATGGCTATTGCTCCCACAGCCACCATATCTTACATACAGGGGTGTTCACCGTGCATAGAGCCTGACTTTTCTGTTCTTTTTGTTTACGAAAATAAAAGCGGAAATCTAACCATTATAAATGAGTGGTTTATAAGCGAATGCCGCAAAAGGGGGATCTGGAACCAAGCCATGATTGATGCCATAAAGGCCGTAGATGGCGATCTCAGCCGTTTAAATGGAGATATCCCACTAGACCTTAAGGATCGATTCCGTACGGCTTTTGATCACGATCAATTTAAGCTTATTGATGGGGCTGCTGCCAAGCAGAAATGGATTGATATGGGGCAGTCTTTAAATTTATTTAATAAAACTACCTCTTTAAAATATTTGCATGATTTGTATTTTTATGCTAAAAATAAAGGACTTAAGAGTACATATTATCTAAGGAACCGAAGCGCCAGTGAAATCGAGAAGTCGACTGGACCCAGTAGTGACGTTGGTAATGATAAGGCAAGTGATGGTGGTGGGACTCCTCTTGAAGCTTGTTCGGTCTTAGATCCAACGTGTGAAAGTTGTCAATAAAATGAGCAAGAGTGGACTATTATTAGATGAAGGGGATTCTGGGGTAAATCAAATTTTACCCCACAAGCATCAATTTGCTTGGGACTTATTTCTAAAGGGGGTGGCTAACAACTGGTCTCCCTCGGAGATAAACATGAGCGATGATATTGACCAGTGGAAAAATGGATCTCTAAGCAAAGATGAAAAATTACTTGTTAAAAGATGTCTTGGTTTTTTTGCTGGAAGCGAATCCCTAGTTGGCAACAACTTACTTCTCAACGTTGCGAGGTGGATAACTGATGCCGAATGCGGTCAGTACATCATGCGACAAGCTTATGAAGAATCTCTTCACAACTGGACAGTCGTTACCTGTTGTGATTCTTACTCCCTCAGAGTTAACGAGGTATATGAAGCTTATTTAAATATCCCCTCAATTAAGGCTAAGGATGATTTCTTGATGGAAATCACTACAGATATAAACCGACCCGATTTTTCGACTAAGACTGTAGAGGGAAAAAGAGAATTTTTAAGAAATTTAATTACATATTATATTGTCTGCGAGGGTACATTTTTCTTTAGTGGTTTTGCTATGCTGTTAGCTCTTGGTAGACAGAACAAACTTCCGGGACTCTCCGACCAAATACGGTATACTTTACGAGACGAAAGCCTACACATACAATTTGGAACCTATTTAATTAATACAATTAAAAAACAATACCCATCGGTGTGGACGAAAAAATTCGAAGAAGAAACTGTGAGCCATGTAAAAAAAGCTGTAGAGCTTGAGGTAAAATATGCCCACGATGTTCTTCCTCGGGGAATCCTAGGGCTAAATGCTGATATGTTTGTCGAGTACATGCAGTACATCGGCAATCGACGTCTCGAAGGGATTGGTATTGGCTTCCAATTCGACAGTGACCACAACCCCTTTCCGTGGCTCTCGGAAGTCGTAGATGCAGCGGCAATGACCAACTTTTTTGAAAGAAAAGTGAAAGATTATCAGAGCTCAGGTGTCTTAGAAGATGACTTTTAAGTGTAACAAACTTTATGGGAGCGTACTGGATTCGATTTAGATTCTTACGCCAGATTGCAAGCAGAGGATGATGGTTGGCCTCTTAAAAAAACTATCAAAAACCTATATGCCAACAATGACGTTGACATGGCTCCTTCGCTAGCTGAAGCAGACGAGATTCTCGCTCGTTTTGGCTGGGCTGAAGAGGCCGCGCTGGTAGCTTAGTTCTACCCCGTCCTGCCTCGGATGCTCGCTAAGAGGGTCAGGGCGTCGATAGCGAGCAAAAACTGGAGCACAACAGTAAAGGAGCCCAGTATAAAATTGATACATCCTTTGCGAACTCGTACAGGCGGTTTGTCGGTGACATGCCAAGCGAGTATTAACACCGACTAAGCTTGTAGTATATTTGAGCCGACGGCTCTAAAGACGCGGGTTCGATCCCCGCCGCTTCCACCAAATCTAAATGGATACCTTACTCATACAACTAGTAAAAAGGTATAGGCAGGAAATAAAAGATTCCAAAAACGAAGCCGAAAGAAAAATTTTGCGTAAAGTGGTCAGGGATTTAGAAAAAATGATTTATTGTTACCAACCGTCTGCAACCTATACGCTAACTAAATGGAGCGATTAAATCTACTTTACTTTACCTATGATATCATCCTCATAGATTATCCCCCACCATGATACGTCCCGATTATCTCCTACCACCCAATACTCTTGTGGCCCCAAGGTAAACGGACCTTCATTCACGTTAAAGCCAAGGTCTTCCCAGTTAAATTCATCTATAAATTCTCGGCCATTTACATAAATGATACCTCTCTTTATCTCTATGACTTCATAGGGAAGGGCAACGACACGTTTAACTAAAAACTCCCCGAACCCCCAGTGCCAAAAAGCTATCACATCTCCCCGATCAGGGCTCTGTAGATCATAGGATAGCTTATTGACTAGAATGACGTCCTTATCATCAATAGACGGATCCATAGATGCCCCATCCACGAGAAAGATCCGATACCCGAACCTAAAAACCCCTGCCAAAATAGTAACTAATATCAAAAGCCTAATTCCCCACCAAAAATCTTCTTTTTTAAATTTAAAATTCATTTTAACCCTCTAGTTAGACCCCTTATCATAGTAATAAATACATAAAAAAAAATTAATTAACTAATAATTTTTTGGTGTAATTAGAGGTAAGCTTATGATGGATGCACAAATTATTCTAAACATTGCCTTTGGCACAATTTTGTTTTTAGGAGGGTGGCTACTGAAGCTTATCTTGGGTCACATTAATGAAATCAAATCAAATCACGAAAAATTACTTATAAAACATATTGAGGACATGGAATCCCTTCTAGAGAAACACACCAACCTAGCTCTCTCCATGCCAGAGAAATATGTCTCCAAAGACGACTTCCAAACCTTTGTGGAACGCATAGACCATCGATTTAATAGGATTGAAGAAAAACTCGACGATCTTCTTAAAAAATAGTTTCATTCTTCCAGCATAAGGGCTATAATGAGATATGCTGTCTATTTATAGCACTGCTTTTAATGTAATTAAAAATAACTTTGACTACAAAGACGCAGTTAAAAACTTCTGCCTTTTCGCGCAAGAGGTAGTTATCTCAATAAATAAGAGTGACGACGATACATGGGAAGCCTTCGAGGAACTCAAAAAGACCTACGGAAACCTAACCACTATACCCGCCAGTGTAAGCTATGAGGACCCCTGCATTGATGGAAAATTATTTAATTTAGCCCTTCAAAATACTACCCAAGAATTTAAGATTCTTCTTGGGTTAGACCAACGAATCCCACTCAGGCAGCGGGAGAATTGGGAGCAACTGGCTTACTCTCTGAGGTTCGCCTCTCATGACGCATATCTTATCCCCGTTTTAGACCTCTGGGGAAGCGAGAATAAAATTCGATGGGATCCAGAAACCAATGTAAGTTTTCAGTGGTTCCTTCATAAGGACGGATTAGAAAGGGGCGTCGTGGATTTCGCCCAACTACCTAACGGCAAATTTGATCCATCAAAAAGTGACTCAAGTGAATTAATTTACCCCGACGGAAAGCTCGTAAAACACGAACACTATCTACAGGGAGGGAGTCCAACAAATTTAGAAGATTACTTGCTTGCATTAGAAGAGCAGTCAGTGTATGTTTTTCATTTGGGCTATATGAACTTTGAAAACAGAATTAAAGTTAATGAAGATATCTGGCGCGAGCAGTGGGAAGAAATCAGACCCCCAGAAAAAAGAGAAAATGCTGTTGCATTGAGTGTGGAAGAGTTAAAAAAACATCCAACATTTAAACATAATCTAAAACTTTGGCATGAATAAAAAATTAGGACTAGTCGGTTGCGGTTATTGGGGACCCAATATCGTAAGGAATATACAAAAATTAAAAGGCGCAAGTCTTGAATTTCTTGTAGACACAAACCCTGAAGCATTAAATAAGCTATCGGTAGCAACCTCGCTGTATTCTGATTTAGAATCAGCACTAGAACGGCACAAAGAGGTTGAAGGGGTGATCATTGCTACCCCCATTTCTACTCACTTTGAACTTGCAAAGAAAGTGCTAGAGTCTGGAAGGAGTGTTTTGATACAAAAGCCAATGACCATGAACGCACAGGAGTGTGACGTTTTAATGGACATTGCAAAATCTAAAAGCCTAGTGATAATGGTTGCACACACCTTTTTATTCACTGGGGCGGTAAGGAAACTCAAGGAGCTTGTGGATTCTAATCACCTTGGTGACTTAAAGCACCTAGACTCTTGTCGGATTAACCTTGGCCTTTTTCAACGGGACTCTAATGTCGTATGGGACTTGGCCCCTCATGACTTTTCTATCTTGAGCTACTTAATTGGAGATAGAAAACCACTATTCTTATCAGCAGTGGGCTCAAGCCATACCCCCAAAGGCAACGCAGATGTTGCTAATATTTCTGTTCAATATGACGATGGATTTTCAGCCCACATCCACGTGAGTTGGTTTTCCCCAATCAAGGTGCGTAATTTAATTCTTAACGGGAGTGAGAGGATGGTTGTTTACAACGACAACAAGCCCTCAGAAAAAATTATGATCTATGATAAAAGCGTAAGCTATGACGACAGCGTTTTTGACTATAGGTCAGGAGATATGTTTTGCCCCAAGCTAGAACACACAGAGGCAATTGAAGAAGAAATCAAGCACTTTTGTGAATGCATGGACGGAGCAGAATGTATTTCTGGCCCCGAACTAGGTAAAAAGGTTGTTAAATTAATCGAAGCTACCAATAAATCCATGGGGTTAAAAGGGGAACCATTCGATGTACAGTAATGTTAAAGACTCGAAGGTGGGCACGGGCGTAAATATTTATAGCTTTTGTAACATCTATGGATGTACCATTGGAGACGAAACACAAATAGGTTCTCACGTAGAAATCCAACGCGGAGCTATCATAGGTAAAAGCTGCAAGATTTCTAGTCACTCCTTTATTTGTGACGGGGTTACCATTGAGGACGGCGTTTTTATAGGTCACGGAGTAGTATTTATTAATGATCGCAAACCTAAATCCTGCAATGAGAACGGAACTAAGCAGAAAGAAGGCGACTGGACTTTAGAAAAAACCGTAGTTAAAAAGGGGGCATCGATTGGTTCTAATGCTACAATTTTATGTGGCATCACGATAGGGGTTGACGCGACAGTCGGAGCAGGGTCCGTAGTCACTAAAGATGTGCCCCCAGAGTCTATTGTTTGTGGAAACCCAGCCCGAATAAAAGGAAATTAAATGAAAGTTAAATTCTTAGATTTATCTAAACAAAATAAATACATAAAGAAAAAATTAATGTCAGAATTTTCTGATATTATTGACAATACGGCTTATGTTTCTGGAAAAAGAGTAGAAGCCTTTGAACAGTCTTTTGCAGAATATTGTGATGCAAAATACTGCGTAGCTACGAGCAGCGGAACCTCCGCATTACACTTAGCTCTCTCATGCTATAAACATAAGGGAGAAGTATTAACTACCCCCAACAGTTTCATAGCTACAAGCGAAGCTATTTCCTACTGTCCAGATTTAAAACATAAATTTGTAGATGTAAATTGGACTGGAAATATGGATTTTGAGGAAGCTGTCAAAAAAACAAATTCCAAAACCCGCTTTATACTTCCCACGAGTCTCTATGGCAATCCGTGTGACTTATTTAGCCTAAAGGTTATAGCAAATCATAGTAACTCTGTGTTAATAAACGACGCAGCACAGGCACACGGAGCAACCCTTAACGGAAAAAAAATTGCCTCTCAAATCATGCTGACGTGCTTTAGTTTTTATCCGGGAAAAAATCTAGGAACCTGCGGAGAAGGGGGCGCTGTAGTTACTAATTCCAAACAGCTTTACGAATTAATGAAGTGCTTGTCAAGCCATGGACAAACCAGAAAGTATTATCACTCTTTAGTGGGGTATAATTATAGAATGAGTGAGATAGAAGCCGCAGCCCTGAATATTAAATTACCTTATCTAGATGAGTGGACTGATCAGAGAATCGAAGCCGCGCATAGATATAGAGTTAATTTAGCAGAGAATAAAAAAGTTAAGATGCTGCAAGTGAAAGAAAATAACCGTTGCGTTTACCACATCTTTCCCATCTTCATTAAAAACAGAAATAAGGTTCAAGCCGAACTACTCAAAGAGGGGGTACAAAGTGCCCTTCACTACCCAAAACCCATACACCTTCAGAAAGCCTATCAATACTTAAAGCACAAAAGGGGAGATTTTCCAGTAGCTGAAAAACAGGCGTCCATGGAGTTAAGTTTACCCATCTATCCGGGAATAACCACGAAAGAAATTGATTATGTTTGTAAAAAATTGGAAGACATTTTATGAAAGTAAAAATTTTAGGATGGAAAAACGAAGAGCTCTCTATTGTTAATAGATTAGAGCGGGGCTTCATAGAGCTTGGGCATGAGGTTGTTTTTTTTAATGAAACACCAGATCTACTAATAGCCATCAACCCAGATGTTTATAGTGATGCCATTGAGGAGGAGGTCACAGAGGATGGGTTGAAAATTTTTAATGTTCTCGATGTACCAGAGCATCTCCTTGACACCTACCCTATTAATGATATCAAAGAGCAGCTAAAAGAAGCAGACGTAATCACATCTATCTCTCACTTTACAAAAAAACAAATAAAAAAATATTTCAAGAAAAACGCCCAAGTAGTTTATACCCCCTCCTTAGAGATAGAAAACATTCCGCGCAATAAAGACATTGATTTTTTGTACGTAGGTAGAGCCACAGACCCCAATAAAAGATTTGATTTAATTGTCAACGGAATGAGAGACGCTGGAATGCCCCTTTCCAGCCTTACAGTGTGTGGCCCTGATCCAATTTCTTGCGGGATTTATCGCGGACTTGTGACCTCAACGCACCTTAATGAATTATACAATCAAGCAAAAGTAGTTCTATTGCCATCAAAACTTGAGGGCGTAGGGTTAAGTATGATAGAGGGAGCCATGGCACAAGCAGTCCCTCTCACCTGTAGTGATAATAAAACTGTAAAAGAGTTTGGACTTGAAGAGTTTTGCGCGGAACCAGATCCCGAGAGCTATGGAAGGGCAATGATGAAGACGTTAATAAATTTTTTAGAAAAAAAACAACGAGTACAAGAAATTGTAAAAGAACAAGATCTTTTTAATAAATTTGACAAAAAAACAGTTGCTCAAAAATACATCGATATTTATGAAAATAGGATTAATAGCGTCGGCGTATAATTGTGCACAGTTCTTAGAAGACTGTCTAGAGCCTTGGGGATTTTTTAAAAAACACAGTGAGCACGAGCTATGCTGTAGCTTTATCCATAATTGTTTTAAAGAAAACAAAGAGCTTCACTTGCCTATTGAATCAAATGATGATACAGCTAAAATTTTAGAACAAAAATATGACGACGGGACAATAGACTACTATAACTTTTCAACGGAACACCTTAAAGAGCACGAGGCCAGAAATGTATGTTTGAAAAATGTGCTCCAAGAAAATGTAGATTACGTATGGACACTGGGGCTAGACGAGCTTTATACTGTTGATGAAATAAAAAAGACACTAGCCTTTGTAGAGGCCAACCCCTTTGTAGATTGGTTCAAAATTAATTATAAAAACTACATCTTTGATGGTACACAGTGGGTGGATGGATTTTGTCCTCCTAGGATTTTTAAAGTAAATACACACGCAGGATTAAAAGAGTTATATTATGATGATGATTTTGTTTATACAGACGGAACTGATTACAAAAAGTTATCTAACCTAGAAGTCCCCAAGGTAATTGCCCACGTCAAGCATATGACTTGGCTTCATAGTAACGGTAAAGCTAAAGTTGAATACCAAAAATTACGCTGGGGAGACAACGGGTGCAGTTATTCGTGGGACTATAAAGAGAATAAATTGAAATTTAATGAAAATTTTTATAAGATTACCAATAAATCCTTACCAATTATAAATTATGAGTGAAGAACGCGAAATGAAATTGTGGCTTTGCGGGATAACGCAAAACCGCCTTAAAGATATCGACGAAATGACCAAGGACATCCATCAATATTTTGATGGCCTTATTTTTGTTGACGGTTACTCTACCGATGGAACTTTTGAACTTCTTCAAGAAAGACAGGGGGAAGGCAAGATCCTTCAGCGAAGATGGACAAATGACCATGATTTTCAAATGAATGAGTTCTTGCGCCAAGGACCGATGAAAAATGGGGACTGGTTCGTAACGCTAGATTCCCCTGATAGATTAGTTGTGAAATGGGCTGAGCAACTAAAAGAGGAAATAAAAGGGCTTCACAAAGAAAAAGTGGGAGGTATCGGGATGGCTGGAAAAGTTTATTTAGCACAATATTTTGATCATATGTTTTATTTTCACACCCCTCACTGGGGGTTAAATGGAATCGTGAATCAAATAAAGAACTACTCTGAAGAAGAAAAAAAAGAATACATAACAAGTGTTCGATTTGATGATCCAGTAAATTCAGCACTGCTGCACCCCGTAAAATATTACTATGTTTATGGTCGGTCAAATCACTGTAACTTGCTTTACCAGCAGTTTGGAAATGATGTTTTACAATTTCATGAATCTCAGCGATTACAGTTTAGAATTTTTTGTCAAAACACTTTAAATCTAGATTTCACATTAGATTCCCTTGCAGAATATATGAAGACGGGTGACTGGCCTGAATATTTTTTAGAAGTTGTAGAACTCGAAGTTAATCTTAAAGACCTTTATAGGTACAGAGTTTTAGGACAGCCCTTTGAAGAAATCCTTGAAAATCGTTTTGATTGGAGTATTAAGGAATATTTTAAAACCGGCGACAAGAGCCAAAAAGATACCTCATACACCGGACCGTTTAACAGGTATCGAGCCGAGCTTGGAGCCCTACAGGAATAAAAAATGATTAACCTCGCAGTCAGCGAAGCTTATGCTTTTGATTACTTGGCCATCTTACAAATAAAATGTGAGATAGACCCAAAGAAAAACTTTGCAAATTATGCTGGCTGCGTAACCCGTGTTATTGATGAAATTAATGACAACGATAAATGGAACGAAGTAATGAATTCTGTGTGTTATAAAAACCTGTACGAAGCTAACAGAAAAATTTTTGAAGCCGTTGAAGATGCTAAGGAGGATGGGGTTTTAGCCAGCTACGTAGATAGATGCAACTACGAAAGATTTCTGGCCAAAAAAGCATTACAGGAAAAGTTTTTTCCTGAAGAAAAATTTAATGAAAAAAAACTGGGATACAAATAAAACATGTATCCAGAACATCACAATGAAACCACTGTCGTGCAGGGCTCAGATAATGCCATAGAGGTAAGGCCACCTGAGAATGCAAAGGTCGGCATTGTTAACAGTGGGGGAGGCATAGGGGACAAGATACAATTTGCCTCTATGCCTGAAAATTATTATTATAGTTTTGGAAAAAAGTTAGTAGACTTGCAGCATCTATGGGTTTACGACCATAATCCGTATGTCGAAAGACTCGGCCCTGACAATGGAGGAGTCATGGACGGAACAGTGGGTGTTGCAATAGATCTTTACAAAAATCAGCTTTTCTTCAAAGAGGGTGATAAGCCTCTCATAGGTTTAATAAAATTCAAAGATGAAAAATCTTACGTTTCTCAACCCGATAGATTTAAACAGCTATTTAACATACCCCGTGTTCGATTAAGGCACCCACGGCTCTACCGATTCGAAGAATTGCAGGGAGAAAAATTGGGGATTGTTACTGTTCATACTACTGGAAAATCTGAAGGTGGAGAAATACCCAACCACGTTATTGATCAAATAGCTGAGAACTATAAAAGCTATAGTATTTATCAAGTGGGGGGGCCAAATGATAAAGACACGCCGTTTATAGATAGACGCGGACTTGGAATGTGGGAAAGCGCCCAGTTAATTGCTTCAAGTCAAATTTTTATTGGAGTTAATAGCTCGATGATGAACATTGCTCAGTGCTACCCAAGAGTTAACAGGAAGCTTATTTTAATTGAAAACAATAAGAACTTTAAGACAAGTCACCTTGATTCTTATAAGCCCCTATGTCACTACCCAGAGGATGATGACACTGGAACCAGTTCAATGTGGGTGGACTATAACTGGCAATATTATAATGTTCATGATCACGACATAGGAATAACATATAGCTATAAAAAATTATAAAAAAAACAGGTAAAATTTTAAAATTAGTGGAATTTCTTAATAGTCTGTAATATAATGATATGATGATAAAAGTTTTAGTGACAGGAGTCTTAGGGCAAGACGGAGCCAACATGGTAGAGTACCTACTCCGTGAAGTTGGCGATGTAAAGATCTACGGGATGATGCGTCGAAGCGCAAATCCAAATTTTATAAATACTCATAATTTTAAAAATGACCCTAATTTTGAATTTATTTATGGTGATCTTAGCGATGATGTTAGTGTCGATAAAATTGTAAAAGACATTCAACCAGATTATTTTATTAATTTTGCAGCCAATTCATTTGTGGGATGCAGTTGGGATATGCCTCTCCAAGTGATGGATATAAATACCATCGGGGTACTGAGGTGCTTAGAAGCTATTCGTAAATTTAAACCAGACTGTCGCTTTTATAGTGCTGGTAGTAGCGAGGAATGGGGTAACGTAGATTATTCGCCACAAGATATAAATCACCCGATTAAACCGAGAAGCCCTTACGGAGCTTCCAAGGCAGCGGCGAGACATCTTGTAAAAGTTTATCGTGAATCCCATGATATTTTTGCGGTGCATGGCATTCTTTTTAATCACGAAGGAACAAAACGTGGAGAGGAGTTTGTAACAAGGAAAATTACAAAAGCTGTAGCTAAAATATCCCACGAAATTAAAAATAATAAAAATATATCTACGCTCCAACTAGGGAATCTAGACGCTAAAAGAGATTGGAGTGATAGCGAGGATTTTGTTGAAGGTGTCTGGCTTATGATTAACCAAAATGAACCCAAAGATTATATTTTATCAAGCGGAGAAACCCACTCAATTAGAGAATTTGTCGAGCTTGCTTTTTTCATAGCAGGGATTCAAGGGTACTGGGAGGGGTCAGGCGTAGAAGAAACTTATAATCTAGAAAATTACATAGCCGAGGAACTTAATACCCAAAATCCAGTTCTTGTTAAAATAAATAAACAATTCTTTCGTCCCGCAGAGGTTGAGCTATTACTTGGTGATTCCACCCCGATAAGAGAGGAGCTTGGGTGGACGCCTAAAGTTTCATTTGACAAACTGGTACAAAAGATGGTAGAGTTCGACCTAGATGAAAAAAAGGTCAACCAAAGCTGAAGCTACTCTTACTAAATACATTGTAAGTAAATTTCTTCCTCACTTGGCGCAAAGCAGGTGGCCTCACGAAAGAGCTATAGCTAAAAAGCTAGTTGAAAAATATCCCGATAAGAAATTCTGGGAGACTCTACCACCCTACCCCAAGCTGTATAGCCTGTCGTGGTTCCTGAAATTTCAATCTTACTACCTAAGCGACCACACCCTAGTTTACAAAGCTACGGGAGAACAGGTAGCAAAAGATTATAACTTTCAAAAAGAAAAAATTGGAGAAGATTTTAAAATTGACAAAAAGCCCAAGAACACCTTAGACTTTTTTGATTAAATATTATTATGTCACCACGTAAGAAAAAAGAAGAAACCTCCATGGGAGGATCAGTAGATGCCCTTTATAAGCACCTCAAGCACAGCGATGATGAACACTACTCCTTCAGTGAGGCTGTGGACTATCGTGTCTCAAGTGGAAGCCTAAACCTCGACCTGCAAATGGGTGGAGGACTAAACCCCGGCATTAATGTTTTTAGCGGGGTTGCGGGTGGTGGTAAAACTTCATGTGCATTAACCTTCGCAGCTAATTTTCAAAAAGAAACTAAAAACTCATTTGTAGTTTACATTAAGGCTGAAGGAAGAATGTCAGACAGGATTATTAAATCCACAGGCATCGATACATCAAAAGACAAGTGGTTTTTATATTCTGGAAATATTTTTGAAAACGTTGGAGCTTTAATAAAAAACTGCATTGACCAAAACCCCGATAACCTGAAGTACATGTTTATCATTGATAGCATGGATGCCCTTATACTCAAAGATGACGCAGAAAAAGGTCTAGACCAAGCTGTCAAGGTCGCAGGGGGTGCGTTACTAACCTCGACACTGTGTAAAAGGCTCGCACTCAGGACTGCCCACAATGGTCACATTGCCTTATGTATTTGTCAGGTAAGAAGTAAGGTAAGCATTAATCCCTATGCCAAAGAAGACCCAAAGCTTTCTAATAATTCAGGCGGCAATGCGCTTCAGCACTATGCTAATTGGATTTTAGAATTTCAAAGCAACCATTACAAATCCTCTAAATTTTTTAACAAGGACAAGGATGATGCAGTCGGGCACCTATGTAAAATCGCCATACGCAAGTCCATGACCGAGAATGTAGGAAAGGTGGTGGAGTATCCAATTAAATATAAATCTGAAAACGGAAGTGTTTGGGTGGAGCGTGAAATTATAAATCAATTAGGTGCGTGGGAGATGATAAAGAAAAGCGGTGCATGGATATCTTTTAATGAAGAAACTTTAAAAGACTTAATCGCTCAGGGCTATAGTGTAGAAGAAAAATTTCAAGGAGAAGACAATCTACTTCAATTTTTTGAAGAGAACCCCGAAGTTACTCGTTATTTTTTCACCAAATTTAAAGCGACGCTAGAATCACTATTTAAATGAGACTTTTAAATATTCACGGAAAATTAGTTTATAAAAGCGTTGGAAAGAAACGCATTAAGTGGAACAAAAAAAGTCGTTCCAAATTACAAACTACAGCTAAAAACTTCCTTGCTGGAATTTGGAAAAAGCATATAGTTTTTGAGGAGTTTCCTGTCTACGGAACTCGCATGTCTGTTGACTTCTTAAACGCGACAAAAAAAATTGCAATAGAAGTTAACGGCAGACAACACTCTGAATATGTGAAATTTTTCCACGGCTCTCGATTAAATTATTTTAACTCCATTAAAAGGGATGTTAAAAAAGCAGAGTGGCTGGAAATGAATGGATTTACCTTAATAGAGATAGACAGGGAAGATGTAGAGCAATTATCGGTGGAGTACATCGAAAAAGAATTTAACGTAACATTAATATAAAGAAAAAAAAAGAATACATGTCTGAAGAAAAAAAATTCAATGAAGATAAACTTAAATCTCTTAGATTAGAGAAGCAAGCTTTGGGTTACTTACTCAAAAGCAAAAACAAAGAACAAGACTATTATGACGTAGCGCCGATTTTAACCGAAAGGTCCTTTGTAGATATTTATAATAAAAAAATATTTAATACGATAGTGCTCTTACTTAAAAGTGGGAATGAAATTAATACTACGTCCGTAGCACAGAAGCTTTCGGATTGGAACATTACCCACAAAGATGGCAATGATATAGACAACTATCTCGGAGCAGTGAGTTTTACCCAGTCCAACAAGAAGGGTTTTGGGGAGTGCTGCAAAGACCTTTATAAGCTTTCCCTGAGGAGGGACGCTTTTGAGCGAGCCAAGGAAATTGCCGCAGCCCAATTTAGTAATGCTGATCAGTCCCCCCTCCAAATCATGAACGAAATAAATCGAATCGTTGATGACTTTCAGATTGGAGCTACCGATGATGTTGAACCAACCTTTATTCTAGAAGGGCTAGCTGATCATATTAAGGAAAAGGCAAACTCACCCCAGAAAGCAGTAGGTATTCCGTGGCCCTACGAAGAACTTAATGATGCATGTGGAGGGTTGCGGTTTGGAGATTTACATATGATTCTGGCAGATACAGGGGCGGGAAAAACTACGCTGCTTATGGATATCGCTCTCAAAGTAGCTCTTGGCGGTCATCATGTTATTTATCTTAATACTGAAATGCAAGACGATGAAATGAGGGATCGCCTAGGAGGTATGCTCTCAGGGATCGAGCCAATACTTATTTCAACCGGACAGCTAAGAAAAGAGGTGGTAGAGTACAATAAGTTTATTGACAAAGAGGACGAGATGGAAAGCGTAGCAGCAAAAGCGGGAAAATTTCTCATTCACAAAACAGTATCACATATGAGTATTGAGGAGGTTGAATCATACATCAAATACGTATATCACCGCTACGTGGGGAAAGGAAAACCCTGTTTAATTTGCTATGACTACCTTAAAATGACGGGTGAAAAGACAGCTGGCCACAATCAAGAGTATCAAATTATCCGCAATAAGTCAGCCCAACTCAAAAGAATTGCTCTAAGTCTTAACTCTCCGGTTCTTACCGCAATTCAATCTAACAGACAGCCCGACGACGATACGTTGCCCCTCAAATCAGTCCTAAAGGTTGACTCGACAGCGATGGCTATGTCCCACAGTGCCTCTTGGGACTGTTCTTTCCTCGGGTTTTACAAACAGAAGGATGAAAGAGAGCGGGAGCTTGATGGTCTGGATCGTGGCACTCATAAAGTTGTACCATTAAAAATCCGAGCATGGGGACTTCGTGGATTAGACTATGAGAGAGCACTCAGAAGGGAAACTCCAGATGGATTAATTTTTCAAAAAAACCATATTAATCTACAGCGCGGAATCTTTACCCTTGAACCCCGTGGAACTTTAAGTGATATCATCAACCGCTCTGACATACAGGGAAATGATCGAGAGTCTACTGACGCCACTCAGGACGAAGAAACAGCCGCAACCCCAGTAGCAGTGAGCCGTGATGATGGAACATTATAGTGGGTGATATTAAACACATAATGATGACCTTGGGGTTTAGTAACATTACTGAGCTCGCTAAAGAATATCGAGCCCTACCGATCCATCGTGACTCAGGCAACAGCACTGTCATGTCCGTCAAAAAAGACACGGGCTACTTTGTAGATTATGGAAGAAACATATCAGGTCCGCTTGAAGAGCTCGTTCAGCTATGTCTAGAGTGCTCCCGAGAGGATGCAAAAAAATGGCTTGAATCTGAACAGGGTTTTGTGGTAACGAGGCGTCCAGTTTTTGATGCGCCAGATAAAGTTTATAAAACCCTTTCAGCCAACACCTTTGATGAAGTTATCCGTGACCACTCCTACTGGGTGGGACGCGGTATTAATGAAAACACGATGGGAGTCTTTGAGGGGGGCGTTTTTGAAAAAGGAAGAATGAAAAATCGTTATACCTTTCCCATTTTTGATGTGGACAAAAAACTTGTGGGGGTTTCCGGAAGATACATTCACCCGATAAAGAAAGATTCCAAAATACCCAAATGGAAACACATTGGAGAAAAATCAAAGTGGCAATATCCCGCGCATTTTAATGGTCACATTATAGAAGAAAAATCTTGTGCGATAATAGTAGAAAGTATAGGGGATATGCTAGCCCTTTGGGATGCGGGTATTAAAAATGTAATAGTTAATTTTGGATTAAACGTAAGTTTTGCTATAATTAACACACTGATAAAACACGATGTAGAAAAGATTGTGTTAGCCCTAAACAACGATGAAAATCTCGCAGGGAATCAAGCCGCTCAAAAAGCTCATAAGAAACTGTTAAAATTTTTTGATAGAGATCAAATCCAAATCTGTTTTCCAACAAAAAATGATTTTGGAGAAATGCAAAAGGAGGAAATTCAAGGATGGGAAAAAACAATAAAATGAAATCGATGCTCTCAGCTTCAAGGATTAAAAATCTTGAGTCTTGCACTTGGAGTTACTGGTGCAAATATCACCTCCACCTCCCAGAGACTAACAATGAAGGTGCAATGCGTGGCTCCATATGTCATTTGGTCTTTGAGCTTATACAAACCAAAAAACATAAAAAGCATTTTAAATTAATCACAAAAAGTAATCGTATTGAAAGCTCCCCTTCTATAACTAGGTTAATAAATAAACACTTAAATGCCTATGGTATAAATACTGAAGAGAATTATGAAATGATCAACGATATGATATTGGTTGGTTTGCATGACGATTTTTACTGCAAAGGAAGCACTCTGCTTGACCCCGAATATGAATTTAACCTAGAAAACGGAGACCCCGAATATGTAGTTCGTGGATTCATAGACAAGGCAGCAAAGTACACAAAAGATAAAAAGATTCTAATTAAAGATTACAAGAGCAGCAAAAAAAGATTCTCAGGCAGTGAATTAACAGCGAACCTACAGGGGATGATTTACAGCCTTGTTGCGACAAAAACGTGGCCCAAGCTCAAACCAATAGTTCAATTTTGTTTTTTAAAATTTCCAAACGAGCCCATTCAAGAATTAGAGTTTTCAAAAGAAGAGCTTGCTGGTTTAGAAGTTTATCTTTCTCACTCTTATAAAATCATAAACAACTTTAACGAAGCAACGGCAAAGAGTAAATTTGCTGCAGATGAACCCTTTCCAAAAGCTGACGAAGGATTTAAAGGTCCTCTTTATTGTGGTTTTGCAAAATATCCGGGCCATCTAAAAAAAGACGGAACCACGATGTGGCACTGTCCTTACAAGTTTGCTTTTGATTATTATGAGCTTACAGATAAAGATGGTAAAAGGCTTAAGACGGCTTTTACTGCTGAAGAATTAAACGCTAAAGATGATCAAGAGATTGTAAAAAAGAAATATGCAGGATGTCCACGTCATATACGACACGATAGTGGTGACGACGATGATTTTGGTTTTTAAACTTGACAAAGACCCGTCTTAGGTGCTATCTTGTTGTAATGGTCTTACCACTCTTTAAAACGCACTACTCTCTCGGGAAGAGCATTCTAACCCTTAATAAAAAGGGTTCCTCTATACCCAAGGGGCCCGACTCTGTGATAGATATTTGTTTGGAAAATAAAATTAAAGAATTCTATCTAGTAGAAGATAACATGGGAAGCTTCTTACAGGCTTATGATAGCACTCAGGATGAGGACTTAAGTTTCAGATTTGGATTACGATTAAATGTTTGTGGGAATCGTACAGAAAAAGGGGAGGAGGCTCTACGAGCTACTTCAAAATATATAATTTTTGCCCGTGACGAAGGGGGCTACAAGAGTCTCATTAAAATATATAGCGACGCCGCTAGCACCGGTTTCTATTATGAACCTCGAACTGATTTTGAATTTTTAAGAGAAATTTGGGATGATAAGCACCTAGCTTTAGCAGTACCTTTTTATGACTCCTTCTTATTCAGAAACACACTCGAAGACGGCGAATGCATCCCTGAGCTAGATTTTACGGCTCCCGTTTTCCTTCGTGAAGATAATGGATTACCTTTTGATGTAATCATGCGTCGTCGGGTAGAAAATTTTTGCGAAGATAAATATGAAATGCAAGAATCTAAAAGTATCTACTATAAAAACAAAGAAGATTTCATGGCCTATTTAACAATGCGCTGCGTTAGTAAACGAACCACGTGGAGTAAGCCCAACTTTAATCATTTATCGAGTGATGAATTTAGCCTTGAAAGCTGGCAAGAAAAAAAATGACAATACAACTTACAGAAAAAGAATTAACTTGGTGTGAAGGACAAGCACAAAAAAGGCATGACAAAAAAAACATGCGCTTTAGGAATACTGGTATCTTGATGGAGAACGTGAACTCCTCAAAGCATAAGTTTTATCTCCCACACCTTACGGGGATTGTTGGCGAAAAAGCCTACGGAAAACTAATAGGAGCAGAAGTAGACACTCGCCTCTATGACGTAAGAGATGGTGGAGAAGATTTTAAGGGGGTAGAAGTAAAAACGATTACGTATTTTGGATCAGGAGAGCCTGAGTTAAAAATTAAAAAAGCAGAATACGAATCAAAAACCCCAGAACTTTATGTATTAGCGAGAGTAAAAACAGATGGCTTGTGCAAAGTTGAACTGCTAGGGAAAATAACTAGAAAAAACTTTGATATACATAAAAAATCAAAGCAGTACGGAGTAAATAAGCCGGAGAACTGGGTGGTAGGCCTAAGCTCTATGGAACTCTTCGTAAATAAAATAGATGAAGAATTTGGATTTTAAAAATGGACTCGCACTTACTTAGATTTGACAAAGATAAAACTTTTGTTTTCATTGATTTTGAAACAGAGAACCTATGCCTTAACTTTCGGCAAAATATACCGTGGCAAATGGCGATGATCAAGGTTCGCGGTGATTCAAAATTTGATGAACGTGATATAATGATTAAATGGGATCGTGAGCTCCGAGTGAGTCCTGAAGCAGCGCGGATTACCCGTTTTAGTGATGAAAAATATAAAAGCTTAAGAAAGCCACACGAAAAAGTTTTCCCCCTGATGGAAAAGTGGCTAGAAGAAGCAGACTATATTGTGGGACATAATATCCTTGGGTTTGATATCTATTTAATTTTAGAATTTTATAAGAAAATGGGCAAAAACGGAGCTCATTTAGTAGATAAAATGATTGATACCTTCTGCCTCTCCAAAGCATACAAATTAGGCTCTCAGAAGCCCTCTGAGGCCTCTTTGATAGAGTTTCAGTATCGGTGCCTCGATATCCGTAAGAAGCGCTTAGGGTGCAGTTTACAAGCAATAGCGAGAAATTTTGATATTGAGCATAATTACGATAAACTACATGACGCGTTAGTAGATTTAGATCTAAATTTAAAGGTGTGGAACAAATTAAAATGGCAATTAGAAGTATGAGCAATTTAACTAAAAACTTTAAAAAATACGACCTCGACATTAAGGGAGTAAGGCTCCCTTCGTTTGAGATTTCTCCAGAAGAGAAGGAGAGAGTAGGCACAAAAAAAGATTGTGATAACCTTACCTTCTTGACCGCCCTCTGCGACAATCAACTGAAGGTAATCAAGAAGAAAGTCACGCCCGAAAAATACACTGAGTATGTTAAGAGGACTAAATATGAACTTAAAATATTAAATGAATTAAGTTTTGTTGATTACATTCTTCTTGTTTGGGATGTTATTAACTTTTGCAAAAATGAAGAGGTAGCAACAGGAATGGGTCGGGGAAGTGCCGCAGGAAGCCTCGTGCTTTATTTAATTGGGGTGACACGCATCAACCCAATCGTTAATGACTTATATTTCGAGAGATTTGTTTCCAAGGTCCGAGCTAAAAAGCAGGTAGTAGATGGAGTAACTTATCTCGACGGAGCGTTGATGGCAGATATCGATCTTGATATTTGTTACTATGATCGTGATAAGGTTTTAAAATATTTAGGAGAAAAATTCAAAGGAAAAACTTCTAAGATTCTTACCCTTAATACTCTAAGCGGTAAGCTTGTAATTAAGGAGTGCGGAAAAATCGTGGGAGACCTAGAAGAGCAAGAAGTAAACAAAGTATCTAACATGATTCCTAAAAAGTATGGAAACGTCAAAGATATTTACGAGGCATACAGCGAAAATAGCCTAACTGAAGACGGGGAAGATACCGGAGAAGCTCTCTTACCTGATTTCAGAAACTGGTGTGATGAAAATCCACAGATTTTTAAAACCGCTTGTAAATTAAGGGGCTTAATTAAAAATAAAAGTGTCCACCCCTCAGCGGTTCTACTTTCTCATGAGGAGTTAGAAAATAATTGCCCGACTGAGCTTGACTCTGCCAAGGAAAGTCTCGTTTCATCCTATGATGCAACTTGGGTTTCCATGTTCAACGTAAAATTAGACATCCTAGGTTTACGGGGGGTGTCCGTTGTTGACCAAACTCTTAAAAACATAAAAGAGATTCACGGTAGAGACTTAAAGCAGCGTGAGATTTTAAATAAATACGCTGACACTGAAAATTTATGGCGTCACCTTGACGACCTACGTCAGAGGCACGGCCTTTTTCACATCGAAGCAGATACCGCTTACAAGGTATGCCGAAAAGTAAAACCAGAAAGCGTAGATCAACTGAGTGCAGTTCTAGCTCTAGCTAGGCCGGGAGCAATTGATTTCACAGAGCAATATGCGGATGCAATCAATAACAATATAGATGTCAGCATTCACCCTTTCTTTGACGACATTTTGTCATCAACAGGCGGAGTAGCCCTTTATCAAGAGCAGCTAATGAAAATGGCTCACAAGATGGGCTTTTCACTTGATGATGCTGAATTGCTACGTCGCATCGTGGGCAAAAAGAAGGTGAGCGAAGTTAAGAAGTGGCAAAAAAAAGTTCGGAAGCTAGTTGAAAAAAACGAACAACTACAAGTTAAAAATAGCCTCGAAAAAGACGCTGGTGAAGTTTTTTGGAAAATTCTTGAGGACTCAGCTAATTACAGCTTTAACAAGTCCCACTCCATTTCCTATGCATCTCTATCAGCAGTAACCGTTTATTTAAAATTTAATTACCCAAAAGAGTTTTTCTTAAGCTTATTGAAGATGACCAAGTATGAGCCAGATCCGATGACTGAAATTGCAAAAATACAAAAAGAATTGGATTGCTTTGGTATCAAATTATTACCTCCCCATATTTTAAAATCTAAACAAGACTTTTCTATTGAAGGGGGTGACCTCCGATTCGGACTAAGTTCTATTCGTGGTGTGTCAGGAACCACAATGGAAAAAATTGATAACTTTCGTACAGATGAGGGCTACAAATCCCTAAATAAATTTGAGGTATTTTTAACTGCTAAAGAAGCTGGCATAAACATTGGAGTCCTTTCAGCACTGATCCAAGCTGGGGCACTTGAAGGCTTTAGCGCAACACGAACCAGACTTGTTTATGAAGCCCAAATGTGGAATCTTCTAACAGATCGAGAGAAACAATATATCTGTGCTAATGACTTTAAAATTGCAAAAGAAAAAAAATTCGACCTTAGGGAAATTCTTTATTACTTAGATAAAGAAGCTAAGACAGACAAGGGTAAAAACTTCCTGCGAGAGACACGACTAAACACCCTTAGAAAAAAATCTGAACCTTATGCGGAAATCTTCAGAATGAATAGTAAAAATGAAGACCTCGCTAACTGGTATTATGAAAAACATTTTCTTGGGTATTCATATCATACAACTCTAGAAAAATTATTTAATATAAGACTAAACCTAAGGGACGTAGAAGAGTCGTTGGTAGATCGAACCGTAGAGTATGCGGGGTGGGTGGAAGAGTGTGCCAAGAAGAAATCAAAGAATGGAAACGCCTATCAACAACTCATCCTTTCTGATGAGAAGGCCGAAATGAGAACGATGATCTTTACAAAAAAGATGGAAGTTTGCGAAGAAAATAATGGTCGCCTCCCCAAAAAGGGAGACATAGTTATCGTAAATGGAACAAAGAAAGATGGGGTAGTTTTTGCAAATACTATTGAAATTCCTAATGTAAAAATTTATACTAAATTATCAGATCTTAAGGGATGAGATTTCTTGTTACAGGAGGAGCGGGATTCATTGGGAGTAATATAGTTGATACTCTCTTACATTACCCCAATAATGTAGCGTGTATCGACAATGAATCCGCTGATAGCAATTCCGAATTTTATTGGAATAAAAATGCAAAAAATTATCCCATAGATATCAATGACTACGATGCCCTTAAGTGGGTATTTAAACACGAAAAGCCAGAAGTTGTATTTCACACCGCAGCTGAAGCACGGATTCAACCTACGATTGATGAGCCTCAAAAAGCGTGTCTAACCAACTTCGTAGGAACTTGTAATGTTTTACAAGCGTGTCGTGAATTTGGGGCGAGAAGACTCATATACTCCTCGACCTCTTCAGCTTATGGTCTAAAAAGTATTCCTCCGCTTCAAGAAGATATGCCTAGGGACTGCCTAAATCCTTATTCAGTCTCTAAATCTGCTGGAGAAGACTTGTGTAAAGTATATTATAAAATATATGGTATCGAAACAGTTATTTTAAGATATTTTAATGTATACGGAAATCGGGAGCCCACAGAGGGTCAATATGCCCCCGTTATTGGTCTCTTCCTTAGGCAAAAGAGAGAGGGTTTGCCTATGACTATCGTGGGTGACGGCAAACAAACCAGAGACTTCACCAATGTTAAGGACGTTGTAGACGCTAACATCCTCGCTGCCTTAGGCAATAGTAAGGAACTTCTTGGGGAAGTATTAAATATTGGAACGGGGCGTAGCTACTCAATCTTAGAAATCTCTCAGATGATTGGGGGAAAAACTACCCATCTCCCAGAGAGACTCGGGGAAGCTCGAGAAACTCTAGCTGATAACTCTAAAGCAAAAAAATTAATGGGCTGGGAACCCAAGGTAGACTTAAAAAGCTATTTAAAAAATCTTGACTTTTAATCAATAAACACTAAAATAAATATATGATACAATTCTATAAACCGAATAAGTCTGTAACGGGAAATGCCTGTTCTTTCTGGCTAAACAGAGATGGCTCTATTATGTCATCCATGATCAAACAAGACTCTTGGAACGAACAAAAAAGAGTAGGCTCATTTAGCAAAAATAAAGACAACCCCCAAAAAAGAGTAATTACTAAACTCAGTCGAGTTGAGGTCGCCGGAATCATTGATTCTATTGAGACTAATCGAGAGTTCTCTGCATACCATCGAAGCCAAAAGCAGGTTCTCCAAATTAAATTTTGCCCCTATATGAGGGAGGGTAAACAAGTCGGGTTTTCCTTTTCTATTAATAAACAGGATGTAGAAGACTCGACTAATAAAAGTTCTTTTGTAATTGGCTTTTATTTTCCAGAAGCCCGCTTGCTTCGTCACGATCTCGAAAGTTTTCTAGACAAAACGCTGAGTACGCAGGATTATACCCAAGAGCAAAAGCCGAGTGCACCCAAGGAGACTAAAGAGCCCAGCCAAGAAGACTCGGGAAGTCCGTTTGAAAATAGTGAAATTTTTTAATGTCTAAAAAGAAAAAAATAGTTTTTCAAAGCGACTACGCTTTGGCTAAAACCGGTTTTGGAAGAAATGCCAAGGCGATTTTATCTTATTTATATAAAACAAATAAATATGATATCGTCCATTACTGCTGTGGCATGAATTGGTCTAATCCCGAACTTAAACGAACTCCTTGGAAATCGGTTGGTTGTCTTCCTGACAACCCCCAAGAAATCCAGCACCTTAACCGAGATCCCGGACTAGCTAGGTCTGCTAATTATGGCTCTCACTATCTTGATCGCATAATTGAAGAAGAAGAACCTGATATTTATATTGCAGTTCAAGATATTTGGGGGGTTGATTTTGCTGTGGGGCGACGCTGGTTTAAAAAAATTAATTCCATAATTTGGACCACCCTTGACTCTCTGCCGATTTTACCAACTGCCACTGACAGGGCATCTGAAATTGAAAATTATTGGATATGGAGCAATTTCGCCACTAAGGAGATGCACAAGCTCGGTCACAAACATGTCAAAACCGTTCATGGTGCAGTTGAGGATAGTTGCTTCTTTAGAATTGAAGATGAAAAGCGTCAACAGCTAAGAAGTAAATTTAATATTTCCCCAGATACTTTTGTAGTTGGATTTGTTTTTCGAAATCAATTAAGAAAATCTGTTCCTAATTTATTAGAGGGTTATAAATTATGGAAAACAAAAAGTAAAATTAAATCCCCCACCAAACTGCTTCTTCATACCCACTTTGGAGAGGGGTGGGGTATTATGAAGCTCGCAAAAGAATATGGTATCCCCGAGTCCGAAATCCTTACAACTTATGTGTGTAAAGACTGTGGGAATTACGAGGTTAAAAGCTTCACAGGTCAAGATTTAACCTGTCCTTCATGTGGTTCTGAAAAAGGACAAATTACTACCAATGTAAATACGGGTGTTACAGAAAAAGAATTAAATGAAGTCTATAACTTAATGGACGTATATTGTCACCCATTCACTTCGGGCGGTCAAGAAATTCCTATACAAGAAGCAAAGTTTGCTGAGCTTGTAACCCTAGTGACCGACTATAGCTGTGGGGAAGAGATGTGCGAGGATGAGGCTTACTCGTTACCCCTCGAGTGGACAGAATACAGAGAGCATGGCACAGAGTTTATTAAAGCTTCTACCTCTCCCCTTTCAATCTCTAAAAATCTACAAACTGTTTTCACCATGAAACCAGAAAGACGGTTAGAATGGGGGAGGAAGGCTCGCGAGTGGGCTCTTAAAAACTTTTCCACTAGTGCCGTGGGTAAAATTATTGAAGATCAACTCGATAATATGCCCATAATCAAATATGATTTTTCTTTTGAAGAGGAAACTAAGAATCCAAACGCTGAATTAAAAGATATTGCGGGTGACTCCGAGTGGTTAGTCCATGTATATAAAGAGATTTTAAAAATGGACGTTGATGATCAAGATAGTGGTCATCAATACTGGATGCAGGAAATTGAAAAAAAGGTTACCCGCGCAACTATTGTGGACTATTTTCGCAGGGTGGCAATACAAGATAATCAAAAAAATCAAAAAGTTGAGTTTTCTGAAGTTCTAGATAAAGACGATGAAGGAAAAAGGCTTTTATATGTAATGCCCGAGAGTATTGGTGATATATACCTTTCCACAAGCCTTTTTAAATCTGCAAAAGAACTTTATCCAGATTATAATCTATATGTAGCTGTTAAAGAGCAGTATTTTGACATTCTGGACGGTAATCCTTTTGTTCATAAGGTTATCCCTTACATCCCTCAAATGGACAGCCTACCTTGGTTAGAGGGTCAGGGGAAAAATAAAGGGTTCTTTGAAATTGCATTCTTGCCCTACGGAACGACCCAGAAGTTCTTAACCTATCTTCACAATGGGAAAGATAAAATTGCCTACAAAGACTATAAATACGATTAATCATGCACCTTGTTGAAACATATGCTTTAAACTGTGGCCTTAAAATAGATAAGCCATATATTATCGAAAAATTTTTTCCATTAGACACGGAAAGATTTATCACGTTGCACCCGAACAGTAAATACCCCTCAAAATGCTACGACTACTGGCAGGACGTGGTGGATATCTTGCTTCCGGTGTTGGAAAAAGAAGACATTAAAATTCTACAGATAGGCGTTAAAGAGGATATACCCCTTAGGGGGTGCTTGCACTCTCAGGGGCAAGCAAATCTAAATCAAACTGCTTATTTTTTATCGAAATGCATGCTTCATCTTGGGGTAGATAGCTTTCCTGCCCATGTGGCATCTGGATTTGATAAAAAAATAGTGTGCCTTTACTCTAATAATTATGCTGCCAACTGCAGCCCGTACTGGAGCCGACAAGAAGACATAGCTCTCTTTGAACCTCTTCGAGAAAATGGAGAAAAACCTTCTTTTTCTGCCGAGGAAGACCCTAAGAGCATAAACGAATTTAACCCAGAAGATATTACTGAAGCGGTTTTAAATCTTTTAAATATTAAAAGTAATAAAAATTTAAAAACGATCAGAAAGGGGTCCTTTTATAATCATTCGATAGTAGAACTGGTACCGGACTGCGTAGCTAATATAAGCTCAATGAATATTGAGTCTATCATTGTAAGGATGGATTTAGAATTTAATGAGGAGGCGTTAGCCACCCAGCTTTCGATGGGAAAATGCTCCATCATTACCACAAAACCCATAAAATTTGAGATTTTAAATCAATTTAAAGAAAATATAAAAGAATTTGTATATTTTGTAGAAGAGGATCATGATCCGACATTTATATCAGAGGTGGTAAAAATTGGTTTCCCAGTTATTTTGATGAGCGAGATGGAGGAGAAAAAGATCGAAGAAGCTAAAATTCATTATATGGATTTTGGTGTCATTCAAATCCCGCCCACGGCTCTTGAGGAAGACATTCAAGAAATAAAAAACCAAAAAGATAAAAATCTTTTTTATAAATCCAAAAGAGTATTAATTAGCAAGGGAAAAACTTATAAATCTGAAGCCGCATGGAAAAAGGGAGTCCCCAGTGATCCAAATGACCCCTCTCCGCTGCCTATTATTGATAGCCCTGAATTCTGGGAAGCTCTGGATGAATATTACATTCTAGCAAAGAAAACTTGACAAAGAGATTAAAAAGAGCTACCCTTTGTATATGGTAGCTAAGAAAAAATCAAAGTGTACTCCTCCGAAACTTATTACACGCAATGAGTATGGCTTAATTGAAGACGTTGATTACATTTTCAATGAGGATGGTTTTATCGATTGGCGCTCGATGCTAAAAGACAAATGGCTTTATCCCAATCCAAGCAAAAAACTTAATACAAGTGAAGTTTCTAAGCTTCAAGACCGTGACCTTTGCATCCTTTTAGGCGGCATAAAAGAACTTGCCCAGATTCGTGGCTTCACGAATGTAAGATATTCCCTCCATAGCCCCTCCTCGGATTATGTGGTTGCTTCTTGTGAAATAACTTGGATTCCAAATTATGAGACCGAAGGTAGCGACGTCGTATTTACATCCGTAGGAGATGCTGGACCACATAATACTCACGGCTTTGGTCAGAGTTTCCTTGGGCCTATCGCGGAGAACAGAGCTTTTGTTCGCTGCGTTCGTAACTTTCTAAAAATTAATGTTGTCGCCCAAGACGAGATTGCAGTTAATCCAACGGCCCCACAAAGAGCCCAAGCGGAGACTACAACTATAGACATTTCTGATCCAAAAGCCCTTCTGTCTAAGCTTATGGGTGAAAAAAATATCAATTTCACCCAAATAAAAACAAAACTAGAAAAAGAAGATTACCCTAACGCAGAAGACTTTTCCTCAGTAAGTGATATTCCCAATATCAAGATATTTGAATTATTAGATAGAATCCAAAAAATTAAGATTTAGGAAAGTCTTCCTTTGTCTTCATTATAAAATCATTTAATTCATTTAATTTTTCTGGCCTACCCATAGCATTTTCGGTGATGGCTTCGAACTGCTTTGTGATGGGCCAGTGCTCAATAATCTGTGACTGTCTCATGTCCACCGCGCGCTCATCGGCTATTTCAGTTTGAACCCCTCCGTCTTCGCTGTGTGCTATAAGCTCTTCGTAAGATGGTTTGGGGATACTGTTTTCTGGAGACCACTCCAAAGTACCATAGTCATTATTTTTTATAGACCATTGATATTCGCTATATTTATGTGCTAGGATGTCTTCTATATCGGGATTCATTTTACCACCTTGATCCTGTTGGGTGAGGTTTAATTTCTGATATCAGAAACGATGAAACAGCCGCATCACCTAGGTAGCCCGATGCGTAAGGATATATATCTGGCCATGACTGCATTCTATTTATATATAAAATTGGACTATAACCCCGCGTCTTTCTTCGCCCTACCCTTATTTTATAAGTGTGAAGGTCCGTGTCTTCAGCCCTATGAAAGTACTTCATATTAAAAACGTCCGAAGCATTATTAGTAAAAATGGTTTGGTTCCACGCCCTTATCGGGTTTGCCTCGCTATCTCTAAAAATAGATACAGTAGCATTGCAAATTTCTTTAGCACTTAAATTAAGTTCGGTATCTAGTATTAAATAATTTCCAATTTCCTGTGCCGTATAATTTATATTAAAAATTTCCAACCCGTCACTTTGAGTAGGATTGGGTGGGACAATTTCTGAAGTTAAATATCTATCGGTAAAATTAATACCAGAAATATTTAAACTTTTCATGGTCATTGCGCCTGACACACTCCCAGTTATTCTTAGATCAGAAACAAATATACCATCACCTGTAGCCGTAAGAAGCCCAAACACTTCAAGACCAGAAATATTAACTTGTCCCGAAAAAGTTTTTAAGCCAGAAATGACTTGATCTCCGGTAGTCATAACTACCTGAGTAGGATCTACATTAATAACCTGCTTTGAGTCGCCACTCCAAATAAACTCATTTAACCCAACACCACCTGTAATATACCCACTTACAGAATTCGCTGCGCCGCTTTTTATATTGGAACCCGCGAAACCAAAAGATACCTTATCAGGGGTAATCCCATTGTTCATAACAGTAAACACAGCTAAATCATCCCCGCTTACGCCCGTGAATCCAATTGTGTCATCATCTACGGCAACACCTAAATTTATTGTTTCCCCTAAAAATATGCGTCCACTTTGCATATTGTAACCGGCTAGAACGTGATCTCCTGAAACAGTATGAAATTTACCAGTTAAGCCGACAGAGGCGTTGAAATCAACGAATCCAGCACCAGTATGCATAAATATGCCCGTATCTACATTAACAGCGTCTTCTGTTATATGAACCCCTGTTCCCTCACCGACATCGAATCTTCTACTAAGAGTTACATCACCACCGCCTAGTAACCCAGACCCCGCTATCATTAAAACACCACCGGGGTTATACTGACCAGTGGTTCCGGTGGGGTCAATTTGACGCTGAAAGACATTTCCATTTCCGTCAACAGCCAAGAAGCCAGTCAGGATATTATTGACGGGGGGATTTAAATATACTAATCCCGCGTGACTTAGTGCTGGGGTTGCGCCCTGAATAGATCCTGAAATACCTAGGTCGCCAGTAATAGTTAAATTTCCTGTAATTACAACCTCTTCACAGTTGTGAATGCACGGGGCGCTTGAAACCACCTCAAAAGGATAATAAGTTCCCGTACTGCGCGTATTCATGACCTCGAGAGTCATAAATGCTTCGGGGCTAATATCCGGAAGAGTGCCCGTTACCACACAATAGCCACCATTATGCCCAAACCCTGTAACAAATGGAATATTATAAGAGCATCCGCCACAAGTGTCAGACGCTCTGACCCCTGTGGCCGAACACACTCCAGATCCCGTAACCAAAAATTTTCCCCCCGTGGGGACAATGGTCGGGCTTATTCCTGATACAAAAATATCAGGCTCGTACGTAAAATGAAAACCACCATGTGCCATATTAAGAAGCCCCCGTTATACAAATACCTGAATCATACATTAATTCTATGCTTACTGACCCAAAATTTCTAAGTTCTTCACAAGGATAAATTTTAAAAAGCTGAACTTGGCTTCCCACGTCGATATATCCTCCATCACCTGTGTAAACGCTGTTAAAGTGCCAGCCGGTTATAGTTTCAGTCGTTTGAGTCATGGCATTGGGGTCATGACTAGGTATCACAGTTGTTTGGGGAATAAATACGCCGCTATCCATATGACACTCGGCACTTGCATCGGAGTCAGCAATAAATTTAATCCCTGTAACATTGAGTGCATTTCGACCACTAATATGTAACTGCACACCCCCGTCGCCTCGAGTTGGGGTAACCCCTATCATAACTGGAATTCTACCCGATATTGTAGTTTGGTCTCCTGTAATTTTACTTACATTTTGAAGAGCATACGTTTCGCGAAGCTGGATGAAATCCTGTCTTAATAAATCTATATCCACACCAGACTCACTATTGTAGTCGTCAAAGGTATATCCCAATTCATTATTAAATATTTCATGACGTGAAATTAAGAACGGATTACCGGTGCCTACCACCTGATCATTAAACGTTCCTGTGATAACTGTATATCCAGTCACATAACCTGCGCTTGCGTCAATGTGAGTTTTATCAAGTTCAAATTTACCAAAGTAAAAATACTTACTATAATTACCACTATTGTGTCTATCTATACCTATTTCACTTATGGGCGGATAGGTATTATTTCTCATTGCGTGTGAATCACCAGTGTTCGCTACAAATTCTACCACTCCGTCTCCCGCAGTATAAGGTTGTAAACTATTCCCCGTAAACCCTAATAATGGAACTAGGTGAGAGGCATTAATTCCAGTTATCCTAAATTGACAGCCAACTTGAGTTTTAACAGTTTCAATACCAGAAATTGTTGGCATGGGGGTAAATTCCATTGGGGCTTTTATGGGTTGATCTGTATCATTCCATCCACTTATAATTGGTTTTCCCTTTACTAATTCATGAGGAACCTTTGCCTCAATACCTGTATTATCTATGTAAGTTATATCCATTCCTGATACGTAACGGGTTTGAACATAAGAACTACTCGATATGTCTTCACCTTGGTAAGCGGGGAACAGAACTATATCAACATCTGGTTCAAAGTTATTACCGGAGAAACTTACGGTTTCACCATAAACTCCAGTAAGAGGAATAAAGCTTCGAATACCACTAGTCAATATATTCAAGAGCCCTGTTGACATTTGCATTCCTGTTTGAGAAAATAACTGGATAGGGGTATAGGGTGCGCCGCTACTAGGAATAGAAAAGTTTATTCCCGTTGTGCCTACCCCTGTAAATGGAAGCAGCACCCTATCCTCAGAAAATCCTGAAAGATATAATTTTTGTGCAAGATCTAAAGATTGGCCATAAACCGAAACCACTTCGTTTGGATACCCAGAAATAGGTGTAAAACGAATGATCTTCATTTGTGGGGCTTCAATTTCAAAAGTACACCCCGTAACTGGTGCAAAACCAGTTCCCACGATTGTAATGGGTCCGCTTACTGATTCTGCAGGGACAGTCACGTGTAGTGAAGTTTGATCAGACCTGAACCAGTCTTCTGCTGGGGTTCTATTGTCACCTACTAATACTCCAGTTATATCGAAGAAATACAACCCCTCTACAGTTAGGCTGTCTCCCCATGCTAATATCTTGCCTCCAGTGGGACAGCAATGAGAGTCAAAGAAGTAATGGGCATAATGAGGACCGTCTGCATGACACACAAGTTCATTTCGATGATGACAGGATACGAACGGGCGCGGTGCAACAAATACGCCGGTATATTTTGCATATCCAGTTTCTAGATTGAAACCATCCATTAGACCCTCATAACCAATAGCATCAAGTGAACCACCACCCAGAGTTAAGGGGCCGCTTTGAATATCAAGGCCGCTCCCGAGAGTAACACCAGCTATCCCTGTCGAGACATACGCTGACGTGCTATACTCTAGAGCTATACCACTATAATTAATCATCCCCGCAAAATATCCATTAACATAAGCTTTGACATCTCTATCCTGCCTTGTGAAAGCTACGTGATTCCAATCGCCAGAGTTCCAATACCCAAAATATGACCCTGAACTTTGAGTAGAGTTAGTTGTAAAGGCAAATAGTCTATCAGTGGGAATGCCGGGACTAAACTCACCACTACTCCCAGTGGTATAATCTGGCCTTAGTCCGGTTATTCTACCCCCGTTAAAAAGATCTATACCAAGTGCTTGTTCGCCGTCGCCGCCTGAAAGGAAGAAGTTAAAGCCACTACCTGTTGTTCCGAAGCTTAAAAGAGTTTGTCGTTTAATTCCGTTATCAACTGGGGCTCCGGTTAGAGTGGTAGAATAGGCCGTGCCGCTCGGTTTAATCCACATCTCTGCGGTAAAGTCTTCAACTCCCAATGTTATATTTTGAGCAACAAGGGTATTTGCGCGGTTATAAGTCCTACTGCCAGTAGGAAATCTTAGGGCGTAAGTTCCAAACTTTCCTTCTCCAGTAGCAAATTCAATATTATTTGCAGGAGAACTCACCGAAGTAGTTGTAAACACGCGGGCGTATTGACTATCTCCCGTTATACCGTCAGCAATTATATTGCTCGGATCGCTCGGGATTTCAAAATTTAACATGGCATCCGTATAAACACCGCTGGTGATGGCACTTGCCGGCTTTGTGTATTTCCCATTATAGGGGGAAAATACTGCTCTTTTTGTTACATTGATTTCATCAATATACACTCTTTCACCAAGATCACTATTTAGCCAACCACTGTCGTAAGTTCCCGTTTTGGGAAGACTAGTATACTTTGATCCGCTTGAAATTATAAATTGGTCAACCTGCCCATGATAACTAACCAGTGGGCACTCCTTGAAGATCAGTTGTTTAATAAACACTTCGTTGCCGTAGCCGGGGTTCATGTGGGACCCACCGAAACCCCCAGCTATCTTATCTATCGACGCGGCCACTTCACCGATATCAGGTTGCCCGTGCACCGTATTTCCCCACTGCGGACAGTAAAAATTAATCTTATCACCCTTGGTGACCCCTGTAATTATAGATGTTATAATTTGTTCTACAAAACACGCGTTGGTGCCGTAAGCGGACCTGTTTTTTTCATCTACTCTGTGTGAAAAATTAGGAATTCCATAATCTGCCTCTGTTCCCAGTGCTCCGTGCTTATAGGTGTGGTGCGCGGCACCAGCGGCGCGGTTCATCCGAAAGCCGATTGGGAAGCTCTGTGCGTTTTCATATGTTCCCGTGGTGCCAGTTGAGCCATATCTATTATAGATCCAGTTGGTGGTAATATTTGAGACCTGCCCTATCCACGGATACACGGGCTGCCTCTGATGTGTGGTGTGCATCTGATTGCCGCCCCATCTTGCGACTACCGTCGCCTGACACTCAACTGCAGCACCCTCTTGGACGGTGTACTCGTAACCTCCCGAGGTTGTGTCCATAAAACTGTTAGAAAAACTGGAGGTGATGTTCTCCCGCTCCGGGGATAAAAAGTTTATATCAACCAGACCACTTGTAGTGGAATATCTTGGGAAGAACTTACAAGGCTGTGACTCCCACAAGAGCCCTGTGTCATCTACTTTATGATAAGATAGGTGGCCCGAGACACCGCCCCCTAAAAACACCTGTTGACCCGTTGCGTCTATCACTGGCATACCAGTGTAAATATTCCTAGTGTTATGGTTTGCAGCAAAATCTTCAGTTTGCAAAGCACCTGCTGGCTCCCCATTAATATAAGTAAAGAAGTCAGTATTTTCGCGACACAGTGCAACGTGGTTCCATTCCCCCTTTTTAAAATGAACATCGTTATAAGGCGGTATTAAGTCAAACGAAAGATTCGGATTTTCGTAATCAAAACACAGCCTAAATCTATTAGTATAATTATTTAATATAAAAGCTAAGCCATTTCCAGTAGCAAAATTATTATTACTCTGACCAAGTACCCATAGTGTTTGCATGCCGTTGCCCCCAACTCCGAGACCTTGAGTCGCGCCACTTGGCTTCATCCAGCACTCTACAGTGAAATCACCAGTTCCATAATTAAAATTACTTCCCGTGGTTTGTATATAGTCTATACCTGTTACCAGTAGACTTTGGGAACCACATTTTGGATTATCATTTACAAAAAGTGGAAAACCACCAGTGGTTATTGTTTGAGAGTATTTACCGCTATCTACAAAATTACCTTCTAATCCAAGTTGTAAATCAGTTCTAATGAGTCTGCCGGGAACATCTGGGGAGCCAGTAATGCTCGGAGAAAAACACTGATTATATCCAGTATTAAATGAATCAAAGTTTCCTGTGCAAAGACCACCGAAATAAAATTTTGTTCTTCCTTGTGGAAGATGCGGATCAATAAGCCCTGTTGGAATTATGTCTCCATATCTACAGCCATTATAATGAAAGCTATAACCCGTTACATCTTTAACGACAGCACAGTGATTGTATCCGCTTTGTGGAAACCACCCTGTCCATAAGTATTTACTTTCCAACTGTATGCCTGAGAGATTTACGTATGGCTTAATAGTGTTAGTAATTCCTGCAGTGCCGCTTTCACGGGTATACCCAACGTGGAAAAATGAATTTCCACTTACCCCCGTGTATTCACCGCTAAACCCAAAGAGTGCAATATCTTTACTGTGGTAAGGGTTGTGTTCTAAACCCGTGTGATCAATTGCAGGATTTATCCAAAACTCTACAGACCACGAATCTTCCTTGCTTAGATCTAACCCCGATGAAGCCTCGGTTTGTAAATAGCCGCCTCGGAACCTAAGGCTCCCACTACTATTTACTTCAAAGTTTTGTTCTCCACCTGTAGGGAAAAATGCTCCCGTAGCTTCGGATTCAATCCCAGAAAAACCATAAAAAATAGCATTTAAAGCAGTTTGCGGATTCCAAATATTATGAGGAACCTCTGTAAATTCATAGACTACACCGCTCGAAACAATGTTTTGATCATACAGAGTATATCCGGTAGAGCCAGTATATAAAGCATGCCCATAACACTGATTAGCGTCACAAGATGTTAGTTCTGGGTCTGGCAATATATAAAAACCACTTATGCCCTGTTCCGTTGTAACCCCACTAAACGTTTGCACCGGAGGTTGGTCACACCCATCAGGGAAACTGGCGTGTCCTTCGATACAATGGTTTGGAACACCGCATGTTCCCTCTTCGGGGGGAAGAAATATTGGGCCCCTCGGCGCGGGCGGCTGGCCCGGTTTCGGCGATCCTTGCGTCCCGATTGGTTGGCCATTCCACGGGCCATTTACGGGGGGAAGTAAAATTGGCCCAGTCTTAGGATACCCAAATGATGTGACAGAGGGTATCCTCACGGTTATAAAAGGCGGCGAGGAGGGGTTTAGGCCGGGGTTTCCAAGGCCCACGGGGAGTTGCTGTTGATAAGACTCTGGCGGCCAGCACAACGGAAACTGTACGGGTGCACTAATTACTCCAGTTCCATTAGATCCACCAACCGTTGTAGTTGTAAAGGGGTTTTGTGCGGTTGAACAGGACACTATTCTACCGCCCATCAAGATCCGACCTCCAACTGTGGGGTCCTGTGTAAGCCCCTCTGGACCCGCTGAACCCACACGTGGAACAGTCATTGATTCGCCGGGTCTAAAAAGTACACTCCCTAGACTCCGTGAACCACCCCGAGAAACGCCCTCTGCACTCACCGTGCTGCCGGGGTTTTGGGGCTCTGGCTGGTTATTTCTTGGTAGTGGTGGCTGCAGTCCCGGCGACTCATGAGTACCCGGAAAATTAGGGTCAATTGTCTGAATCGCAGGACCACCTCCCGGTGGGGGGTAACTAGAATGAGTGCCCGGTCTGCTACCACCGCAGTTGGAAGTGTTGCTGGTCCCCCTTGGATTAGCCGTCTGCGTGCGTATCGAAAAAGCTTGTGCATTAGTACGCTCAAGTGGTGGATTTGGTACGGACGACTGTCTTTGCATGGTATTCGGGCGAGGCTCAACCTGCGGAGCTAGAGAGATACGCCTATAACCAAGTGGAGCATTTTCTACCTCGGTTCTGCTACGCGCATATCTAGGCGCACCGTTTTCCCAAATTGTCGCCTGTGTCCAAAGCCCCCCCATAGAATACCATTTTATCGCATCGAAGATACCGATACTCCCACGGAGATTAACGCGGTTGCCCGCGTTATTCCTATAAGGTCGCTGAACTGAAGATATTCTGTGTTCTCCAAGAGTGCTAGATGTTATGGGTACTGAGGGGATAGTCGAGCATATCTGCGGTCCCTGCGATGGGGGATAGGGCCACGTACCGGGCATTTCCCGCACCACTGATTGTTGACCATATAAATTAGTTTGCTCGGAGTTAACTAGTGGCCCAAACGCGGGCGGCGTTGGAACAGGTTTCTCACTAGACTCTGACTCCCACGGGGGAGGAGATTCCCCACCGGGACCCGGAGGTTGATTACCACCACCGCCCCCTTGATCATCACAGTCTTGAGAGTAAGGGTCACAGGGCGGAACCGGTTCGGCGTACGGGGGTTCGTTGGGCGGGTTTCCCGTCGGACAAATCGGTGGCTGTGGAGGGCCACCCGGCGATGTTGGTGGATGACCAGCGGAAGCTGCCGCCATTTGTACACACGGGTTATTATCATATCTTCCAGAAGCTGCCGTTCTATCAATATTGTTAAAATTAGTATTTCCAGCCAGCCCCGATGATAACACTTGCGTGGTAAGAAAACAATTAATCAGATCAGGTTGAAAATTAGGAGAATTGACATCCAAATATTCCCAGTGACCGCTAAAATAAAACAAGAACGCCTGCTCACAACCACTTAGGTAGTAAAGCGGAGAATCCCCCCTATCCTTCTTCGCTTGATAATCTTCCATGCAGGTTTGAACATTAGGGCCTGCTGTTGGATACCAAACACTTATAGGTGCAGGGTCGATCCCTGTGATTTCACACCCCGAAATTCCGCTCATGTACCAATTCTGCACCGCGCTATTAACTGGGCGATAACCTAAATTACTTGAAACATTCGGCATCATCATTGAGTCAGATGAACCCTCATTGACAAGTACCCCGCTACTGTATGTAACCCCCGTCATTATGCCGCTCTCTAGAAGGCCAGTTATAGGGATATTAATATACCCACTTGGTCGTACCACAATACCCGAAATATAACCTGTAATTACGCCCGTGCCTGAAGCTAATCCGGTTACTACATAACCACTAAACCCCGTATCTAAAACAGTATTGAAACCAGTAACACCGCTTATTGCACCGCTGATCCCACTTGATAAATATCCGGTCTGGGTCATCATTCGCGGCTCGGACCCCACAGAAAAAACCTGTTCGGAACAGTTGCCCCAACACCCTGTGGTCTTATATACTCCAGAGTCATAGTTGCCTGTCTCTAAAAGATAGTGGGGCCAGAGACCTATACTATTATTTGTGACACCCGCTTGCATGCGTGTTGTCTCTGGGGCAAAAGGAGAAACATAATATTTATTATCAGAAATATAATAACCTGTTAATTCTCCATCAATATTTTCATTTTGTTTAATTCTAATGGGCCCAGTTCTAGCTGTGGCAGGGGTGTATCCTGTTAAGGCAAAAATCTCTGCGCCCGACTTAGGAAGAAACAGTCCAGTTGCTCCCTCTCCAGCAAACGCTACTAGATAACCAGCTTCATCATCATAAGTTCCAGTAGTATTTAAAAATTGTCCCTGTGTCCAGTGCATCAATTCGGGTAAAAAATACCTACCCGATATCGTCATTGCTCTTCCTGAAAAACCTATACCATTGTTACAATCATCCTCTGGAAACCAAGTGCATCCAGTAATTTTTATACTCGGTTTAATTTTTCCTACAGAAGGTTGGCTTTTTAAATTTCCGCTTGAAAGAATCTGAACGTGACCGTAAAAATTTCCAGATGGTAACGTAAAACTAATTCCTGTATTATTAATTTTTTCAAAGGGTAGATAAACAGTAACATCGCCCGTAGTATTAGCATAAACACCCGTTACAGATTGATATATAAAAATATTATTAGTGTTGTCTCCTGTAAATCCAACCCCAGTTACCCCCGTCGGTTCTTGCCAATAACCTGATTCATTTTGAGTAAAACCAGTGGTACTCAATAAGGCTAAACCGCTAGCAGATAAAAGGCCATCTCCCACTACATAAGCTGTGTCCCCCGATATACCTGAAAGTGGACTCAGATAATTAATCATCGGTATAGCAGTGAAACGTTCTCCACTAATTCCGGAGGCATACCCAGTAACGTTTCTGGATGTAGAGATTACCGTGATGGGGGCCGGATAACCATATTTAACCCATTGATCTTTTGGCTGTAATCCGGTTATGGTGTCAATAGAGGGAACGGTAAATTGTATTGTATTTTTGTTTACAACTTCATACTCAGCCGAAGTTCCACTTACTAGAATATTTAATCCACCATAGACAGCATTCCCAGTTGGGTCACCCGAAGCTCCCGAAGCTAGTCCAGTAGGTGCCCATCCTGTTATGCCACTAGTATAAACTCCGCCAACCCTAACATCATTAATCTTAAAGAATTTACTACCCGAGCCAGAGATTGTAACTTGGCTTTTGAGATTTCCAGTTGGAGGAAGAATTACCATTTTTTAGAATCCTCCATCTTGTACTGTGAATATGCCGGGCATGCCGTCTCCGTAGTTTGTGGCGGCTCCCAATTTTGCATCACCACCGGGGGACTTTAAGCCCACTCGACAGGTAATGGCCTCATCCGGTATGGTCGTAACAATTGTGGTTGGGGTATGTGTCGTAAAGTGAGTGTACTCTCTTTTTTCATCTCCGAAAGTTACTTCTGTTACATTTTCTAAAGCGGCTCCTGAAATAGTTATAGTTGCCCCCACTACTCCAGCAGTCGGAGTAAAGGAAGTAATTGCCGGGGCATTCTGATATTTTTCTTGGCTTAATGAAAGGGTGGTGGTAATTTTTTCACCTGCTGTTACATTTATGTTATGTGCTTTTAAGGCTCCTCGGATTTTATAAGACTGCCCCGTAATGCCATTTGAATTACTAAAACCAACAAGCAATTCTCCCTCGGCTATTCCACTAAAAAATTTATCATTTAAATAATTTTGTTGCTCTGTATCACTAGTGAAGTCACCTACCCCTTCGTCCCACGAAGGTAAGGCATAGCCATTGATGCTGGCGTCAATAGTTTTCTTATTAAATCGCAACTCTCTAGGTACTGCGTCTCCGACTGTATAAACTGGTTGCACATTACTTGAGAAAGAAAAAGAAACACTAGTGGAAGCTTTGACCTGTTCGGTTTCTCCATCCTCGTGAGGGGTTACTCCGGAGATTTGTGTTAATTTACAATCGGTGTAAGTTAAGATATCTGCGTCTAGAGTTTCTCGAGTGGGGGCAAACCTCCCCCTAAGGCCTCCATAAAAAGCAATAGTAGCACTAATCATAGCAGGGCCAAATGGAGGGACCTCAAAAGAGTAGCTATTTAGAACCCCGCTTGAAAAAGAAAGTCCAGCAAAATTTCCAGATATGAGATTATCAGACTCCATGAAGTTGGCCAGAAAATCTTCCCCTGTTAGATAATAACTTAAGGAAAGGTTTCCGTCGATTCCCCCTCCAGCTAGATAACCAAAGCTACTTCGATTAGGTAGGAGGTCAATTGCTTTTAGGTTATTAGTTAAAGAAATTGCTAAATTTTCGACATAGATTGGAACTGCTGCACCCCAAGACCCCCCGGCATAGCTCGCTAGCTCTAATTTGGCATTATTATAATTATAATAAGACATTCTTCCTTTTAACCTTTTACCTTAATAAATTACACATTTTACACCAAAAGTTCTTCTTTTAAATTCTTATATTTCGTTAACTCCTTTTTTTGCCGATCTACGTCCCAAGGTCTCGAAACTGTTCCATTTCTTACGTTATAGTAGCAAGCGATGACACTATCTACGGGTACCGTTTTAATTCCTGAAGACTTAAACTCATCCCATAAGAACATATCTTCGTGAGCATCCATTCCTTCATAAAATAACTGCCCATCATCTGGGATTATATCTGCATGCATTAAGGTGGTCCACGGGCCATATTTGCCTGTTTTTATGGAATCTGTAGCTTTTCTTAAATTTTTTTCACCGTTTTTACAGTGATACCAGCTTCCAACTAGGAATCCCTCATTAAGCTCTCGGGCTATCTCGGGCAGAGCAAGGGCTCTTTCTTGGGTAAAAAAATCATCTGCATCTGCTAAAAATACAGCTGGATAATCTTCTTTATACCCTAAAGTCTTCTCAATTATTCTATTTTTGGCTCCCGCCACTGTTTGTGCCTTTTTAAATTTAAATAGATTAAATTCTTTTGCAGAGCTATATTGTGAAAAAAAATTAACTATTTTATAAGTATCATCATCACTTTCATCATCAGCAAAGTGCATGACCCAATCCAGATTTTTCATAGCATTCTCAATAGAATTAAGAACAATTGGCAACCAATCCGAGGCATTTCTCGCGGAAATCACTACTTGACAACCTCTTTTTTCCCATAAATTTTTATTTTTAATTTTCTGGGCTTTTTGTTGGAAAATTTTCTGCCTCTCTGCCACACTCCGGATCATTATTATAATAATAATTTTTCGAAAAATGACTAGAAAAAGTGTAAAACATAGAAGGGATAAGGTATATGGCATCAATATATGACACTATAGCTCGGTGGTACACAGAAAATACTTATGTAAAAAACCACATTGTAGAATGGCCAGAGAATTCAAATGATTACTGGTACTCTCTAGAAGATAGTAATAAGAGCAACGAGCCGAGCATCGGATCGCCAGTTTGGGGCGGATTCGGGACTACGGACATCCTTGGTATAACAAAGCCACAATTCTTTTGGCCCTGCTCCTATAACCAAAGTACGTCAATTTCACCTCGTGTTTTAACCATTCGATATGGTGACGGATATACCCAAAGAATTCCTGATGGTATTAATAACAATCTATTAAATTTAGAGTTGTCTTTTGATGGGAGAGATGAACAAGAAACTTTAGCTATTATCCATTTTTTAAACGTACGTCGAGCCTCAGAGGCTTTTCTTTATACTCCACCAGCGCCCTTTGCAACGGAAAGGCTCTTCGTATGCAAAAAAATAACTTCAGCAGTAATCTTTCGCGATAATTTTAATATAAAAGTTTCTTTTGAAGAAGTTCCGGATTAGCATTATGGCTGAAGAATTTGTTAATCCTAAAAATGATAGCGGTGGCGCGGTGATTTCAAAATCACAGGCGCAAACGGCCATGAAGAACTTGCAGGCGGAAGCCACCTCTTTATCGCCCACTGCTTTAATAGAATTATTTGAAATAGATTTAAGTGATATACTTAGTCCTGATAAACTAATAGATCGAGAAGAATTTAATGCATTAAATGTATTTCTGGGAGGCTCGCTAGAAGTGAATATACATAATCCCGAAATAAATTTATTTAGATTTCATAATAACTTAAAATTAATTTCAAGAAATATTTGGTTTCAAGATAACCTATATAAAGCTATACCCATACAAGCGGATGGCTTTGAAATGAACTCTAATGGTGTAGCCGCTACCCCCAAGCTAAGCTTAAGTGTTAGCACGGAAAAAAGTCCACCTCAATTTGCTATTTTTAAACATCTTCTTAAAGATCTTAATGATCTAGTGGGCGCTCGGGTAAACCGTATAAGAACTTTTGCAAAGTTTTTAGATTATAAAAATTGGTATGAATTAAAAGCAGACGGAACTCCCGATCTAAATAAAAGACTATATGAAGATATTCCTAAGAATATTGCTCCAGATGAAGGCTCTTATTTCCCCCCGGATGTTTTTTATATAGATAGAAAATCACACGAAGATAAATCATCTATCCAATTTGAATTAGCTTCTTTTATTAATTTTGAAGAGCTTCAAATTCCACAAAGAATTTTTAACGTGACCCGATGTCCATGGACGTACCGGGGACAGGGGTGTACTTACGAGTATTCCAGCATGGTAAGGGCACAACGAACTTCAGAGCCATTTCAGATGTTTTACAAGACGATGATACCAACAAACGCTCCTCCTATAGCTACAGAAAATAATGAAACTATTTCAAGCATTGTAGAGGGATACACCCCCGAAACAACAAATACCCCCGTGCCGTGGGAGCCGGCTCTTAAATATCCCAAAAAAAGCACTGTCTATGTAACCCATAACAAAATAAATTATTATTTTGTTTCGTCCGCAGATGTACCCGAAAACACACCACCCCCTGATAAAGATTATTGGGTAGCAGATGTGTGTGCAAAAGATCTGGGGGCATGTAAGTTAAGGTGGGACAAGAAACTCAACACTGCCCTACAAGGAAGCCCATATGGCGCCGCAATTCCTTTTGGCGGTTTTCCAGCAATTAAGCGTCAGTAAAATGATACTCACAAAAAAAAATAAAGAGAAAATAAAAAAACATGCCCGCGAGGAAAGCCCCCGGGAATGTTGCGGGGTATTAGTGTCTACTAACAAGGGTACTGAAGCGCACCCGTGCATTAATACCTCTTCTTTGCCTGAGTCTAATTTTAGAGTTTCTCCACGAGATTATATAAAATTTTCTAATTATGGAAAAATAGAAGCCATCTATCATTCTCACCCGTCAGGGAAAGGAGGCTTCTCCTTGGGAGATCAACAAAATTATACAGTAAATAAAGAAAGATTTATATTATATAATATAGAAAGTGATGAATTTTTTGATTCACTAGAAGAAGGGGCATCTCCTTACTTAGGGAGAGACTTCGAACTTGGAAAAACGGATTGTATAAATATAGTTATAGACTATTATTTAAATGAACTTAAAATAAAAAGCAACTACGACGAATGTTGGCCCGGACCAAAACACTATATTAAGAAAAACGGTTCCTCCAATGTAAAAAAAGTTGTTCGTTCAATTGAAAAAGTATGGAGTGTAGGACGTATTAAAAAATCAGAAACTCCGCGCAAACATGATATTATTTTGTATAAGGCTGACGGCATAAGGTCGGAAGTAGGGCTGCATTTAGGCGTTTGTATAGGCCACGGAAAAATTATTATTCAACCAGTTGATAAAAAATCATGCCTAATTGATTATGAAGGATTTCTAAAGAAAAAAACAATTATGATATTTAGACCAAATTCTGCAAATGAATAAATTAGTAAAAATAAAAATGCATGGCATTTTTGGCGAAAGAATCGGAAAGGAATTCAATTTAGCGGTGAAGTCTGTTCCAGAAGCCTTTCATGCTATCAATACGATAACAAATGGCGCTTGGCAAAGATTTCAGTGCGATATGGTTAACGACTCTCTAAAGTATAACATCTTAGTTAACGAAAAAGAATTAAATTTAAATGAACTAGATAACTTAGATTCAAATAGTACAAGGGAAGATGAAAATATCAATTTAATAAAAAACTCTGAATTAAACTTGATCCCTAAAGAGGGTTTAAAATCTATAGATATAGTGCCCAGTGTTGAGGGCCAAATGGGCTGGATTGCTGCCACGATTGCTCTTATCATAATAACGACAATAATCACACTAGCATTAATGAAGCCCCCAGCGTTTAAGAGCTTTAAGGAAATTGAAGACACAAAAAAGGGGTCATCTTACCTTTTTGATGGTCCCAAAAATACAGTAAACGAAGGGGGGCCAATTCCGCTTGGCTATGGAAGAGTTATGGCGGGATCTCAAGTTATAGCTCAGAGTTATTCGGTTTACCATCAAGACGCCACTGATAGCTCTCTAGATTCAAACGGAGCACCGACACCAATACAAGGTTATGATGCCTATGATGAAACGGAGCTTTGGGAGAATATGGGGTATCCCGGCATCTTTAATATGACGTCATATTTAGAGGCAAAAAATCTAAACAAACCTTTTCTAGGGGAATATGATCCCAATGCCCTTGGTACACGGATCGGAAAAAAATTTATTGGTCTTTAGACTAAAAAATATAATAAGGAATTTAACAAATGGCTAATGCAGAACCCGGAATTATAGTAGACGGCATTAAGAAAAAATCTATTTCTAATATAGAAACTATTGACTTAATAGCAGAAGGACCCATTGAAGGACCCGTTAAGCAGGAGTACGACTATGTAGGAACACTGGGGGCAACTGGTTGGGATACGGTAAATGCCCAGCCCGAAAAAAACTTCTTATCCTCTTTATATCTTAATGACACCCCTGTCATGGATGAGCAGGGTCTTTATAATTTTCAAAACATAGAAGTAGCTATTACAAAAGGTCAACCAAACGGTGGGATTGGAAACGCTCAATACTTCAATGACTGGGACATGCACGAGGCGGGTGTGGATTATTGGAAAGGTAATTCCCCAGCTTCGTTCAATATTAATGTCAGCCCCGACACTGAGCAAAATCCCGAACAGTATCAAAACTGTGAACTTACAAAAGTTATTAACCCCAATCCTCGTTCGGTTTCTACCTATCGTCAGAAACAAGCTGTTTTATCTCTGGGGTCCGGGTATCCGGAAAGGTCGAGCTCCGCTGCATATGGTGAGTACTCTGTAAAAATGCCGCCAAGTGCTGCACTAGTAGTACGTGACCCGGTGCTTGGTGATGACCTTTATAATTTTTGGCCGCGACAAGGGGGCTTTGTCGCTACGGAGGAAGAAGATTATACTCCTGAGGAGATAATCGAAGCACAAAACAAACAAGCGTTCACGTTTGAAGCGCAGGTTCAAGGGTCAGACTCAAACGGGCCGCAAGTGTTAGCGGGCAAGGGAAATCCGAATTACCCGGGAGGGTGGGTACTTATGATGGTTCCTAGTAACGAGGCACTAGATGATGATGGTAATTTTTATTTTAAAGTTACCTTTATCAACAACAACATATCACTTGACACAGGTCATGTAATGCAATTTGGGGTTTGGTCTCACGTTGCGGTGTGCCTCAGTGAAAGAGCAGTTAAAATTTTTATTAACGGTGTTGAGCAGACAGGCGGTGGCAAGAATTATCCCAATATAAAACTTTCTAGCCCCACAGACCTTTTTCTGGGTAGGCATCCTGACGGCTCAACTAACCCCTTAAGGAATGTATTTTTAGATAATATATGCATGTCAAATAGGGCAAAGTATGCAACTAATTTTACCCCGGGGAAAGTTGAGCCCAATGATAGTACTCTATTTTTAATAGATGGGGAAGATTGGCGCTTTGAAGGTGAAGTACCAATAATTCCTCAAGATGATTCTATAGAAATTAATACTATGCTGCGAGGCACCTTAGTTAACGATCAAAGGTTTGTATTACAAAGTAACCAGATTTTAAAAGATCTCAACACAGCTGCAAACGCCACGTTTTATGACTTTAGTTGTGTAAATGCTAAATTACTAAAAAATAATACTCCCCAGTATGACACTACGATTACTGATCCCGGTGGGGGCTCAACACCAAGCATATATTTTGATGGAACCGAAGGTCTTGCAAACGAAGGTACATTACAAAATACAAGTCGAATGGTGGATTCTTTAACTCCGCATGCAGAGGTATTTCTTAACCCCAACTACTACAACTATACCACAAATGGTAGTCGTGAGTGGTTATTTGAAACGTGGATTTATCCCGCTTCGATGTCCAATGGGGATGAACAGTTTGTTGCGGGTCTAATGAGAGGCGATGGAACTTCTGCCCCATGGATGCTAACAACGAAACACGAATCTGGCGCTACTAAAATTTATTGGTCGTGCGTAGATATTACCGATGAATCTGTCAAGCAGCTTTCAGGATCAATTTCAACGGCAAGCTGGAATCATGTTCAGGTTATATATAATGGTAGTTATTGTAGACTTTTTGTGGATGGAATACAGGTAGACACACGTGGAATCATCCCTTCGCACGAAACCCTCAATGAGGATACTCGCTTTTGCATTGCCCGTTCACATCCGAACGTAATAATGGATAGTTTTAAAGGATATATATTCAATGCAAGAATACTGGGAGGCGAGTCCATCGCTCCAGTGGAAACAGGGAACACCTCTGTTTGGAGGAAGATTACGGCTATGGGTCCGAGTGTGCCAACAGCGGCGTTTACATCCACGACCAACTGCAAACTACTACTCCATTCAAACACTACGGATGGCTCCACTACGTTCACTGATTCAACTGGTAATTATAGCATAGGCAGATTTGGAAACGCCGTAAATTCAACGACTAAGAAAAAGTTTGGGACATCTTCGATTTATTTTGATGGATGGAACGATGGCGGCGAACTCGCGTCATCGCTCTATATAGACACTACTGCGGGACAACTTGGCGTAGGCGTATATACAGTTGAGATGTGGTTTAACACTAGCAAGTCCGGCCTGCAGTATTTGATATCCAGAAATTCCAGCCAACAATATGGTGGGCTTTGTATCAGTCCAGAGAGTAACTATATACAATGGGGCGGGAATTGTACTGGTCCAGTCTTGCATGCGAGCGGTGTGACCATTAATCTAAACACTTGGCACCACGTTGCAGTAGTAAGTAATGGTAAAGGAAACAGCGCCCACATCTACTTTGACGGGGTTCAGGTTGGACACACTTCGTCTTGGGATAATTGGGGTTATCCGACTGCATCACACCGGATCACCATTGGCGCACAGACTTATAATGGCGCTCGACCTCGTTACCTTTTTGAGGGCTACATAGATGAAATTCGTTGGAGTGACGTACCTCGTTATTCGCCTCAGGAGAATTATGCCACATTGAGCTCCACAGACTTCGCAGGTTGCGGCGTGTTGGGCGATGGCAATTTATCCTTTACAGATGCAAGTGGGCACTGTGCAGCGAGGTCGACCCAAACCATCGCTCCGGGTAAGGGTAAAATCTACTTTGAAGTCCTGTGTATTGACGCTGCCAGTATCTGGTCCAGTCCGCCCGCCATCGGGGTCATGGGTGTTGGAAGCCCGATTAGCAGACAACTCGACGCGAGTCCATCAAGATGGGTTCGCGGAAACGGGTACAAATATAGTAATGGTTCTGAGATTGCAGCGGGCTACTCCACATGGAGCAATGGCGATATTATTGGGGTAGAGATTGATAGCACCGCAGGAACTTTCAAATTTAGGATTAACAATGGAAGTTGGACTACCGCATTCACAGATTTAGGAGACACCACTTGGATACCCACGATAAAAATCGCGGAAACAAGCATTAAGTTGACCGTTAATTTTGGGCAAGATTATTATTTTGCCGGCGGCAAGCCCAGCGGTCAAGATACCAGCCAGACACAATTTTATTACGCGCCCCCGAGCGATGCAGTAGCACTTAGCTTGCTCACTGTGGGTCAAGCAACGGTCTCGAGCAGTAGGCCGGGGCAGGTGTTTGCTTTGCAGTCTGATGCGGAAGATGGTACCACGGAGTTTACGGATCTGTCATCTTATCGAAACGCCATAACAGCTAATGGCTCCGTTGAAAACTCAACCGATGTAAATAACCAAGCGGGAAATCAGGAGAGTAGCGTTTTCTTCAACAAAGCAGCTGGCACATTTCTTTCCTCAACCGCCGCAAAGGATGGTGCAAATTTTAATAACGACGATTGGACTGTGGAGCTCTGGGTGCGCCCAGATCACGCGCTGGGCAGCACCGCCGAATGCTTTATGAGTTGCGGAGGCGGCACGGCTAATTGGAATAGTTCTACTGGACACAGCTGGGCTATCACTAATTATGCCAATAAGATTTATTGGCAGTGGAACACTACTGGTTCGGGTTTTGGGGAAATTTATACGTCAAATACTGCTGTGCCGGCAAATGAGTGGACGCACATCGCGATGGTAAATCAGTCAGGAACGAAACGACTTTATATTGGCGGGGTTCAAAAAGGCGAGGACACTACAGAGAAAACAACAACGTCAATGCCCACTATGCTTTCATTTGGTCAAACCTCTGTGTTAAATGAAGGACCCTTTGGGGGGTACATTAATAACGCCAGTATCCAGCGCGACTACTGCAAATATCCCGACGGTGCCACCTTCCTTCCCTCCACGGCTCGCTTGGTCGGATATTGGAGTAGCGGAGCTACATGGATGAATAGGCAATATGGACCCGGTGAAGGGACTAACGGTCAGCCTTACTTTACTCCAAATACCAGCCAGTTTATAGGAAATATCACAGTCGCGAACGATGGGGAGCTAGTAATACAAAAAGATTTTATTGGTACAGGTAAGCTGTTAAAAGTAACTCGTCCCGAGGATTCCATAGAAGTTGAAAGATCGGGGGGCCTTAATGTTCACGTGATTCAGTGGGGGAGTGGCAAACCCTATCCTACATACGGGACTCACTACCCATGGAATGACACCATAAACAAAAATCGACCCGGTATAGATGAAAGTACATGGGTTCCGGGCGACTATGGTGACCTTGATGGCACGTCATTTTCGAGCCATCGCGGAAATTATATCAGAGGTCATGTCGCCAATACTCCCGTTGTAGAAACTGAACACCTTATCAAAAAGAGATTTTTTGTGCAAAAGGTTCCGCTTAAGGGTGGGGAGAATTATACTATCTCGTGCAGGTCTTATAGGGCTACAAACACATCCCAAGGCAATGCCGGGTTTAAATTTGTTGCGTGGTTGGATTCAGGTAGTGGTCCCTATGCTGAATCAAGTACTTTTACCCCTATCGCAGAGAAGTTGTCTTCTGTAGATGAATCCCAAAATGCCATGTCTTATACCTTCACTGCCCCGCCGGGTACGATGGAAAGCTGGATCGGAGTAGAGCTTCTACACGGAAACTCAACTCTATACTTTGATAAAGTGACACTTGAAAGCAGTAAGGGTTTCCCCCTAACTAAAGCCAAAGCAATTAAGGAAAGATTAAGGGGCCCTACTGTAGATGGAAGCGGAAATCCAACAGGTGATAATTATTCCGTCGACATGTTTGCAAAAAAATATAGAATTGTAAACAAGCATTGTGTGGGAGCAGAAGTTCACCTTAAAATTGACGCCTTATATAACAGCGTTAAAAGCTCGGGCGACTTGATTGACGCCTCTATAAATAATATCGTGGTTAAATTTAGACCACTTATACACAATGGTACCTCAGCTTATAAGGACGCCTATGATCAGCAAATTACCGGAAGGGCAGATGTACCATTTCTGTGGGTTTTTGATTTAGATTTTAAAGAAGTCATTAGTAGTTTCTCAGCTTCGGATAGAAATAACTTCTATGGATGGGAAATAAAAATTTATAGAACAGAGCCAGAAGTAACAGTAACGAACATAAAAAAATCTACAACAGTTGATGTGTTAGTAGAAAAATATGATACTGCGGCAGCCTATCCCAATTCCTCAGTCATTAGGCAGCGCTTTAATGCAGCGTATTTTAATAGCATTCCCAGTAGGTCTGTAGATGTTCGACTTCTTCGGGTAAGAGTTCCGAGTAATTATAATCCAATCAAAAAAACATACGACGAAAGCCAAGGCCCATGGGATGGCACATGGAAAACCCAAAAATACTGGACTGATAATCCGGCTTGGTGTTTTTTAGATATGATTACCAATGACCGATATGGGTTGGGTCGGTATATACCCCTTGATGGTTTTGATAAGTGGACTCTTTATAAAATTGCACAATATTGTGATGTTATTGTCCCAGATGGTGCGGGGGGCATGGAGCCGCGATTGACCCTTAATACTATAATTACCAGTCGAGAAGATGCATTTAAAGTCATAAATGATATGGCAAGTGTTTTTAGGGGACTTCTTTATTACGCTGCAGGACAAATTTACGCAATTCAAGATTCTAAAAAAGATCCGATTTATACTTTTACAAATGCAAACGCACAAGACGGAAACTTTACTTACTCTAATAAGAGCCGTAAAGAAAGATATAATGTAGGCATTATAAGGTATAATGATAAAACAAATTTTTATAAGCCCGCAATAGAATATGTAGAAGATTTGGCAGGTATTAGAGCTAACGGAGTTCGGGAACAAGAAATAACAGCATTTGGTTGCACTTCTCGTGGTCAAGCTATTAGGCTGGGTAAGTGGTTGGTTTATACAAATAATCTTGAAATAGAAAATGTATCTTTTAAAGCTGGCGTGGAGGCTAGTTATTTGCGTCCGGGAGATACCATATCCATATCTGATAATAACCGAAACCCATTCCGATGGGGAGGGCGAACAACAGTTATTTCAGGCGCAGACACGACTACGAATACACCCGAAACTATTCAGTTAGATTCCTTTTTGGACCCCGAATACATTAATAATGATCAAGTATACAAGTTATCCCTTATAACCCCCGGATGGAATTATGATAGTTACAATGTAAGCGGACTGAACTCCGACGACACCCCGGACATCAGGCGTAGTCAGGTGCAGGATTTTTTAATTAGCGGTAGCTTTATTGATATGGGTTTAGATTTAGAAACTACTGCTCCTCCAAAATTTAGCACAATAAAATTAGGGGGTGCCACCGCAGTTCATTGGCCAGCATGGCTAGCTGGCGGTTTTGACGGCTCTACAAAAAATATTAACAGATCTGATTATACTGTAGGTAACAATCAGATTTGGACAATTAACCCAACAGGTAAAGAATTTGCCCTCGGAAGCTCTTTTGATGCATCTACTACTAAAGAGAAGCTTTTTCGAATAGTAGACGTAAAAGAAGATGAGAAACAAGTATTCTCGATTAAGGCTGTTGAAAATAACCCCATAAAATATGATAGAATAGAAGATGATTTATTATTCGAGCAGGCTGGGTTATATAACTCGCCCACACTAAAAGTTCCGGATGGACCCACGAGCCTCGCTCTTAAGATAGATCAATTTTCCCCAAATTCAGCACAAGTTAAATATTCTATTGGGGCCCCAACCAGCAAAAATGGTTTAGACGCTTATCAGGTATTTGCAAAAGAAAATTCTCCTTTCTTTAGCATCTCAGACTTTACTGGAAATTACCCGGTGCTGTGGACACAGTATACCGGAGGATCACTAAGTGGACGGGCGTTTATAGATAATACCCCCCTTACAAAAGTAGTCTCTTCAGGTACCCAATATATCCCTGATAATGAACATAGAATCACCAGAATTCCAGCCCTAGCTCAGGCGCAAGGAATATTCAGACCTGAGCAATCAGGATCATGTCTATTTAAAGTATTTTCTGTGAATAACATGAATCAATACTCCTTGTCTTCTAGGTCCGAGAGGATAATCGTTCCCACGATTCACCCTATTGAAGATGTTGAGGTAGAAAACCTTGGACTATCAACCAATGAAGGTAGTCTTATAACGGCTGAAAAAAAGAAAAAACCAAGAATCGAATTTACTGGAGGTAGCCCAACTATACTTTGGACATCGACACTAGCTGCGTCCGGGTTTGTACCAAGCTCCTATGCGTACAGACTTACGGTTAGAGAGCCTTCTGAAGGTACTCCCATTCCGAATCCAAACATTATCCATGAGATAACAGGATACAAGTCCGCTGACCGAGCGGCGACAAACTTAAGTGGATTTGCATTTACTTATGATTTAACAGGAAATTTATTTTATGCTTCTGGGAGGCGGACTTTTGACATCGTAGTAGAAGCTCATAATGAATATGGTGAAAGCTCTGCGGGCGGTAAATTTGGGTACAGCCTAGATCCAAGCGCACAGCCCTATACTGACAGTTCGGGGAATCTTATTACTGAAACTTATACAAAATTAGATTCTCATTATACCAACATATATGGGTATGATATAGTCAGGCTAAATAATCCCCCCGTTCATGCCCACCTATCAAGCGACGGGGATGTTTGTGCTCCTAGTGATGATATTTGCACTACCCAGCAAATCACATTAGATAATAAAGTTAAAATGGTTTTTGAAAAAAATAGCCCCCAGAGTTTTAATAGGGATGTAGCTGGTGGATTTTTATACGTTTCCCCTCAGTATTTTGACGTTACTGGGGTACAGGGTGTTCTTCAAAATGACTTGCGCCATGACATTCAAAGAATAAAATTTGATTATGCTCCGACCATTGAAGTTACCCCTACTGGGAATCTTTTACTAGATGGTTCGGCTTATATGGCTTACAGCCTTTATGATACCTTTGATCAAGAGAGAGACATCGCGTATCGTACTAATACAAAAAATAATCCAATCAAAAATAGAGGCTTTGATATGGCTAGAATGTTATCTGTAAGCTCTGTTCGTGAAGTTAAACTCGACGACACAAACACAGTAAGAAAGATTATTAAACAGGGAAATCAAACCCTCACGTTTACCCTACCAGCCCAACGCCAATGGCACTTCCTTAAGATAGAGGGATCTCTCCAAGGGGAGAGGACCTTGTATACTAACGCTGAGTCTCAAAATGAGAAATGGCAGGAATTAAGTGAACTCAAAAATTGGAAAGTTTATGTTAATGACATCAGGGTAGATCAAGCTGAAAACTGGGCTTCTAATCCGCCCTCGGATAAAAACTTTGTATTTTGTAAAAATTCAAAATGGAATGGATCAACAGATTTATTGCCAGTATTTAATATACTTTCTAAAGGCGTTCCGCTTGAACAATTTAATAGAGACACAACCCTTACGGTTAAGCTAGAATTTGAAGGGACTAATGTGGAATTTATTAACTTCAGCGCTGAAGCTGATTATGGAAGAAGGTATTAGCTTCTCTTTTCGCTGTAGAGAAGACCACCGGGGCGTTTTTGGTAAACAATCTCCTGTACCACTGCGCCTTTAATTCTAACGCCAAGCTCTTTATTGCGCTCGTTTTCCTCTAATCCGCCCTGTGTATTTTGATCCTTTTCGCCGAGTGCTGTCCTTCCGTCGTCACTACCGCCACCCTCATTGGTAACATTAACATTGATAGTAAAGTCATTATTAACTGAGGAAGCGCTTCCGCCGCCAGAAGAAGGTGTCTCACCCCCGCCTCGTGGACCTACGTAGCCGCCCTCGGCAAAGTGCTGTACTTCTCCTTTATTTAATTTGTTCATGAAACCCATACCATACAAGTCTACGGTTTCCTTGGGAACCACCCACTCCCCGGCTGTTAGCATGGCGGGAACCGTGTCCCGGCCCCTTGTGTGTGCAGGTCCCCCAGCAGCCACGTGCATCGTATCGTGATCCTGCCTAAATAACTTCAGCCTTGACGCATCGATCATTGTCTTCGGTCTCGTAATTCCGCCACCGCCGTCACCTTTCGTTAAGTTACTGGTTGCGCCCAAGATATTCACATCGCCTAAGCCGCCCTTTTTGCCCGTGCCCCCAGCTTTCTTCGATGGTGTCGTCAAGGGGCTGCCATAATTCGCTCCCGGTTGAAAACCTAACAATTGTTGTAGAAAGTTTTGTTTGGGAGTTCTGTCCTTTGTGAATTGCTTAAGCATAGCTTGATCCTGCATCTGCTCCATTACTCTATCAGCCCGGGCAACTTTATCCGACCCGTACACGCCTCCGCCGGGTGCCGTAGCAGGAAACCCTGTAGTCTTAGCCATCTGCATGTCCCGCACGCCTTGTGCCTTGTACTGCTGGACTTCTATCTGCGCAGGCGTACCCCCAATCGAACTGACGGGCGCACTGCTTATCGCCTGTGCCCAACCGCTACTGCCGGGTTTAATGACTTTTCCGCCTTTCGTTAGGACCTCGCCCGACTTGAGTGGCTTGCCCGTTTTCGGGTTCTTCGCCTTGGGCGAGGAACCCATTGACTGCATTCCAGCCTGAATGCCCACCATTGCAATTTGCATAACTGCGCTTTGAATGATCTTCCTTCTTTGGGTCTTGTATGCCATCATGGCATTTTTCTTCATTTCATCATCGGCGGCTTTGTCTTTGAGGTATTGATCAAGGGTAGCTTCTCTAGAGAATTTATATGCATTTTGCGGATTGCTGCTATCCATCTGTCCGAGGGCCGACAGCCTAGAATCAACATTAAACGACCCCGCCGTAGGTTTCTTTGGGTCATTCCAGTCGTAGGTGTTTTGAAGGTTACTCCGCGCAGAATCAGCCGACCCACCAGCTGCAAATTTATTAACTCTTCCTGCATTTAGATCGTTTAGATAATTAGTTCCATATTTGCGAGCAGATGATTCTTTTATGACATACTCTCCACGTCCCAATCTGGCGGGAATGTCATCTACACCACCCTTACCGCCCGACACTAGACCACCCTTCTGGAAAGTCTGGACACCCCGTATGCCGCCTACGACATGACCGCCTGTGGCAGCACCCGGAGCACCGGGTTGAGGTATTAAAGCTTTTCCAACAGCATTAAAAGCAGTATTAACGAGGCTACTAATGGAGGTGCTGAGCATATCAGCAGCTATATCCTGCATTACCTTGGCCATCGCCTCCCTGAAGGTCATGGTGCCATTAATGGCAGCAGCAAAAGCGTCTTTTACGCCATCCTTGAATGCCTTACCATTCCGATCAATCATTTTGATAAAATCTTTTTGGGCCGCATTTTTTTCTAGATGAGTTAGAGCCATAAGGGTGCTTTTAAGTGCGCTGTTAAAATCCCCCGCGCTCATGTCACCCTCCATCATGGTTTCAGCTAGCGCCCTCATGCCTGACTCGTACTCCGCCTGTGCGATGGTTCCGTCAGCGAGTGCTAGATTAAGTCTTTCTTGCTCCATTGGAGCACGCGCTTTCGCCATTCTGATCTCAGCTTGATTGGCATTAATCTGCCCATCTTTTAGCTGATTAAGAATATCGACCCTCTTTTTATCTAATTCAATCGAGTCGTTTTCAAGTTTATTAAGATTTTGTTTAGTCAGTGCCATCCCCATTGCGCGCCGAGCACCAATATCCGTATTGTCAGCCTCCATACCAGCGTTCATTGCACCAAGTTTGGTGTTAAGACTCGCGCCAAACGCGCCCTTTACTTCGCCCTCCCGCTTATCCCGCATTCGGCCAGCGTCCTTATAGATATTGAGGGGGTTGTACACGTCATCATTACTAAGGTTGTCCAGTGTCGTCTGTACATTGTCATAAGTGCTGCCGCCTTTGAGCATTTTTGCATTGTTTCGGTCAACTTCATCCTGTTTTAGTTTTTTCGGATCATAGGATCCCAGCATACCTAATTCGCGATTTAGTTTTGCTGTTGCGTGTGTCGCTTCTTTTGTCTTCTCACTAAGTAGGAAGTTAGCAGTCGCTTGGGTGATTATCCCGTTGGAAACTTTTTGCGCAATTTCTGTTCTGTATAGATCAAGTTCGTTATTTTTCTCAATAGCAGCGGCTAAGTCCCCAGTAACTTTATAGTATTCCACGGCAGCTGCTTTTTGTGACTCTATGACTTGTGCGTTGGCAGCATTAAGACTACCGATTAAAGCCGAACCAAGTTTTTTAGTTACTTCGCTGCTCCTCATCGCGCGTACCGCCTCGTTACCCACATCTCCTAAGGCTGCGACATAGCCCTTTAAACTTTCCCCCGCCTGCCTAGTTCCGTCTTCTACGCCTTCTTGCAAAAATTTAGTAATATCGCTTTTAAATTGATCTGGGTCTAAAAAGCCTTTTTCGCGTTTGGATTTTTTCACTGCCTCTTGTGCTTTTCTCATCGCCTCAGCCAACTCTGTGATGTCGTCACCCGCGATTTCTCCATCCGCAGCGACACTCCTTAGTACAGTACCCAAGTTGCTCATCGCGTTCGTAGCCACTTCACCCTCAATACCATATTTCGACATCTGTAACCTTAGGTCCTGCATCGAGGAGGAGGTCTCAAGGATTACGTCTCTTGCATCGATACTACCCTTAATTGCCGCAGACTCTTTATCCCTAGCCTCAGAAAGTTTGAGCAATTGGTCGATTTGTTTGGTTAAATCAACCTCGGTCTTTTTACCCTTAGCATCATTGACTAGCGCATCCATGGTTTTCGAAATACCATTTTGTACTTCTTCAAAATTTTTCCTGCCAGCCGTGAATGACGACATATTAATGGTATCTTGGAAGAGCATTATTTCTTTTCGAGCTTGCTTAAGCTTCTCTGCCATAAGTGCAGGGTCTATATCTTTTAAATCAAGATCTTGTCCTTTCTGATTTTTAAACAATGAGTCACTCAGCTCTGTCATGAATTTTTCAACTTTTTCCCGTTCTTTGTCGGGTAAAGATCTATTCGACCCACTAAAATCTTGGACAGCCTTCGCTATATTCTCCATATTAGCCGCACGACTTGGAGCAGCGATTGTCTCGACCTTGTCCCGAGCTCTTCCCGCTTGAACCGGGTTCAGTGGATTACCGTCCCCAAAGGGTGCGGACGTCTCACCCAAGGATATCATCTGTGCCTTAGTCTTTATCTCTTCAAGTGAGTCTTTAAGTTGTTTCATATCTGCGGCAGAAAGTACACCATCATCATCAGTAAGCCTCGTAAGTAGTTCGTTCATGTCATAAAAGCCATCAACAATCATTTGGTCACCTTCTTTTGTGCCTGCGAAACCCTTAAGATTTGACATCTCGCCAAACGCCTTGCTGATCATCGTCGTCATCGACCCTACATTTTCCCTGCTCTTCTCCATGCCCCCCTTATCCAGCTGGTTGAGCGCTGTAGTCAACTTACCTAGACTAGTTGTATTGTTCTGAAGTTCGGTTTTTAGCTGACCGATTTCTTTATTATATTGTGTGATCGCCTTCTCCTGCGAGGCCTTCGCCCTTTCCAGATTCGCAATACTCTTCTCGGCAGCTACTCTCTTTTTGGTGGCTTCATCCGCAGCGCGCTGCCAAGTTGATTCATTCGCCAACATAGCATCATACTCTCGAGTGTTCTCACGCTTGTTACTCGGAAAATCGGGCTTTCCCGCTCTGAAGGCCTCCTCGTACATTGGTGTACCGTATTTGTGGCCCGCCGGCAGTGCTTTGCCCTCCTCGGGTGTTCGCCCCCAGCGACCAGTGTCCTTGTCACCGATCCAAGTCCCTCCTCTGGCATTCTTTTCAAAAGCTTCGCGGGCTGCCCTTGTTGTTTCTTTATTTTTCAGTGAAGTTTCTTCGTTTTGTTTCAAAAGAGCCAACCCCTCAATAGTTTTAGTAAGGGCGGCACTGGTTCTGGCAAAGGCTTCTGCCGCGACGCCGCGGGCGTGCTCGCGCCCTTTTAAAGTTTGCGCGATTTTGTCCCCTTCGGCTCCCCCTCCAGCATATTGTTTTTGTAATCTTTGAAGTTCCTTTGACTGTTCACTCCCGGCTGAGAAAGCTGCCATTGGATTACCCAAACCCCTTCTCGCTGCCCAATTGGCTCTGGGTTGCCCGGGGATGCTACCGCCCCCACCAAAGCCCGGGCCGCGATCACCACCGACGCCGCCCTGCGCGCCAATGGGCAGCCCGGTGACAGGGTCAGTTCCCCCTCCCCCTTCTTTACCAGCATCCTGCCAATTTGCAATAAACACCTTTAAGTTGTTTTTGCCATCAAATGAGAATCTCTCGTTTTGAGAAAACAGATCTTTTATCTCTCTGTCAGGTTTAATTAAATTTTTAGCTTGAGTTCTTGAAATGTCTTCTAGTTTTTTGTTGCTGAAGATTTGCTCCGACGACCCACCGAGCATTTTATCTAAGAATAACCTATGATTCTTTTGAAGTTGCTGGGTTAAGGGTTCAACATAGGCATTAGCGGGGTTATTGCCACCGGGGTCGGTAAGGCTTCTGAGCATTTTAAGATTGGCTATCATGCCGCTCGTTTGTAAATCCCTGCCCGAATCCCCAAGCATATTTCCTTGTTTATAATTTAATTTGTTAGATTCCCAGTCTTTAAAAGCTTTGATGGGGGCTCCGGCAGCGCCCCCGATACCACCTGCAAAACTTATTTGCTGAGCTAATTTCAACTGAGCCGTAGCAGCTACTTTCATCGCTTTCGCGTAGTCCATCTCTGCCTTCTGCTTAGCCCTCATCACTGTAATTTCTCGAGATGTTGCGGAAGTGAGGTCCTCTAACGCTTCCCGATGCTTCTTCATATTAGCGACAACAACTCTATTCTCCGCACCACCGGCGGGGCCCTTTGCCATTTTAATGGCATCAGCGATAGCCTTGTCTGCCCCTGATAAATCTGCATTTCTTATTGCTTCAAAAAATGCTGGGCCAAACTTTTTATTTATTTGGTTCTGAAAGTCTTTACCCATGAAGCCGCCCTTCTGAGGAGTAAGCTTTTCAGTCCCCCTTACCTTACTAAGAAGATGTGTTTCGAGATCCGACATTAGAGCTTCTTGTTTTTTAACCTGAAGGTCATTTAGCTCGTTCGCATGTTTTATTCTGAGCCTGCGCTCTTCTGAAGCGGCGTTAAATTCTATTAGCGTTCGTTCTGAAGCTGTTTTAGAAAGATTATCTACTAGAGTCTTAGTTCCAAGGTCAAACATCTTAAGAGTCTGATCTTCGAAAAGTTTAGTTAGTGATTTTTTTAATGTTATTTGATTTTTAAGACCCTTAAGGTTGTTTTTGAATTTTTGAATTTCGTCATGAAGAAGACTAGTTTCCTTCGCAAATGCATCCTCTTCTTTAATCAAGCCCTCTTCCATAGTGGCCCGCCGCTTTAAAATTGGAAGTAATTTTCCATTGATGATCATGTGCAATCTCATGAAGTCATCTTCATCTAGATTAACTTTTTGATCCATTTCCTTGAGTGATTCGAGAAGATCCTTCTGCTCTGCTGAAAGACCGTCAAGGGAAGAGAGTTGTGCCACCACCTTCCTATTGTAGGCTTGCGCTTCATCTTGGGAGATATTATACTCATCTGAGAGACTCTTACCACTGTCCTTCAAATTAGTAAACTCCTTCAACATTTCTCTAGCCTTCTTCTGACCCACACCATCCAGCATACTTGCAAACCCCTGTGCCGCCTTAGCCATGTTTTCTGCAGAGGTATCCTTTGAATATAGCATACCTTGATTTTGAGCGAAGGCATCTAGTGCCGTTGCTGAAGCCCCTGCCCCTTGGGCCATTTGATTAAATCTCGATGCGGCACTTTTTATAGCTGCATTAAGCTCTCGAATATCTTCTACACTCGTATTAACATCTTGGATTTTTGAAATAACCTCGGCCTTGGTGTTTAACTTATCTTTGCCAACAGTAACACCACCACTCCTCTTCATTGTGTCGCCAATGCCGGCGAGATTCAGGCTTCTGATTATGTCATTCTTTGCAGCCGCGACCCCAGCCGCGTCCCCTTTACCAAGGGCTTTACCAAACGCAGAGGTTGCCTCACTGGCTTTGGACATGTGTTCATTAAGATTTTTAAAAGACTCGGCAGATTTTTTTGCAGCCTCTTGTACTCGTTTACGGGCAGCCGCTCCCTTTGCGTCATAAGCCCCCTGCATTAGCTTATTAACCCCGATTCCAACCGCCGCTACTGCGAGAGCAATTGCAACCGCTGGGTTAGCCGCTGCTGCGGCATACGCAGCGCGCCCGCCACGTGCAATTCCGCCGCCCATCCTAGCTCCCAGACCCTTCGTGCCACCCCCCTTATTAGCTTTAAAACGCATATCCGGCTTTCCGGACTTAGTAAGAGGCCCACTGAAGGCACTTTTTCCCATACTGACTTTCGCAGAGGCGATGACGCTTTTAGTCCATACAGCCAACCCTGCGATGCTGGCGCTAATCCCTGTACCAAGTTTACTAAGAGCGCCCAATATTCCCCCGTAGCTTTGGGTAGCCATTGCAATCATGGGATAATACATCGCAAAAGAGGCCGATAAATCCAGTACACTGCTACTAAATGTAGAGACACCCTCATTTGTCTCTTTTAGTCTATCACTCATGACGCTCAGTTGACTACCGACCATCATCATGCCCATTGACATGCCCATGCCCATATCATCGCCGCCACCTTGTTTTTTCTGTGCAAAGTTAGGAATATAACCATCCGCTTTTCCCTGTCTTTGGATGCTTTTCATGGTCGCACCGGAAGCTAGATGCATATTAATTGCATTACCTAGTGAACCCTCTTTGGTATTGTAAACCCCTGTACCGCCGTTCAAGCGATCATCATGACCCACGCGTACCTGATCTCTTCTTACTCCAGCGCGGTCTTCTCTATCTATAGCTGCTCCAAGCCCTCCAAGTGCGAAGTTTGGAATAAAACCTCCCGCCTTGGTTTTTTTGGACAGGAGCCCTGTATCGGCTCTTGCAGACGTATTGTTTGTCGGCCTAGAAATTAAGCTCTCAAACTCAATCTTATTCCGACGAAGCCCGTCAACAACAACTTCCTTTGGCATACTGCCTACCATACCTTGAAGCTGTTTTAAGCTTCTAAATTTTTTCTCTGGCCCCACTTCAGGCATTGAGAAGATGCCAGATGTGACCATGTTCGGTCTCATTCTGTGTCGAAGCTGGGGAAACGCAACTTTACTCATCCCTTCGAAAGGTGACATGCGGCCTAATAATTCAGATTTTCTTTTCTCAGGTGACTGCGAAGGGAGACCGGCCCAAAGTTGATTGATTAACTGGCTTGAATATATTGGTTTGCCTGTCTCTTGGCTGACATTAGCTAACTCTTTAAATTGTTGAAATCCCCTTCCTTTTTGTTTTGACATGTTATATTGAATCTGAAGGGCCTCCTGCCCGGCAAGCCCTGAAGAACGCGAGTGCATCTTGCCCGATGTGTAATCCATCCTCCCACCCTCATCACCACCAATATACTTCATGCCCCCGCGCTCGCCATCATCCCAACGCCGCAAGCCCGGTGCTAGCTTGTTCTTATTGAGCGTCTTAGCTAGGTGAGCCCTCTGTTTCTCCGCCCAAGGGTTACCTCTTGGGGCCATAAAATTAGGAACAAAACCGAGTGCCGAAATTGCCTTCTGCATTCTAGTCGCCGTACTCAGCTTTTGTTTTTGAGTCATTTTCCGCGCACCAGACGAACCGGGTCCAGCCTTCAGATTTTTTCCAAGCCCGGGTAACTCTGTCGCGAACCTCGCCCCCAGCCCCATATCATCAAGAAGACCCTCGGTATATGCCTTATTTATAAGACTTTGCTTGGCCTCACCCGTAGCTGACCTTTTTGCATCAGCCTTCTTTAATTGGGAACCGAATTTAAAAGTTTTTATAAATTTAGAGTTTGCTTTCTCCCCTCTCCCCTCTTCAAAATCAAACGGAGCCTTAAAGCTTCCGCCCGCCTCCGATAGCTCATCTAGCTGCCCGGGGGTATTGGTGGCAATCCTTGCTAGATTTTCAAATATGTCTCCCTCCGTACCGGGGGATAAAAAGGCATTTGATTTTTTAAGTGAATCTACTAGCCCTTTCTTGTCTTTAAGTCTGCCTTTATGGTTAAGTCCTGTATGCTTAAGAAACTGCTCAGTTAAACTTACCATTGGCCCTGCCATGTGATCTGAGATTTGTTGAGAAAACTTTTTCGAAGTTTCATCTCCTTTTTTTGGCATACTTTGAAGAGAGCTTATCTGCAAACCTGTAAATTTTATCGAATCATTTGATAAATCATTACTCTTCATTAGGTCCGAAAGTGCAGGTATTTTCTTAATCGGCAGTTGAGCGTGGTCTGACTTATTCGGCGTTCCATAATAAGATAAAAGACCTATTGCTCCCTGCGTATTATATGTATGTATATTTCGGGGATTTTTGGGCTCTCTGCCAGCCTTAGATTCTTTTATATTTTTTTGTGTACCATAACTATAACCCTGACCCGACGCCACATGACTAGGGTCGAGTTTTCCCTCATTTATTTTTCGAGTAATAGTGGATTGAGACATAGACCCTTTGCCCATTATGCCTGCCCCTAGCGATGTAAGTTTTAAGTTAGCAAAATTCGGAACAAATCCACCCGCAGAATTATAAGGGTCATACCCATGTACACCCTTAAATGAGTCTCTGTAATTATTGCCCGCAGAAGACGTTCGTGGTGGCATAATGCCCGGCTGTTGTAATCCCGGAAATTTCTTTATTTCTTCATTACCATTATAAGTAACTTTTCCTACCCCCGGAATGGTGGCTTCTTTTATTTTGCCCGCTTGGTAGCCGCCAGCTTTCGCGAGCCTTTTTTCTTGAACTTCTTGACTAAAGTTAGGAACAAATCCAGAAGCAGCGCCCATATTGAAGCTGGGAATAAAACCGCCTGCCTTGGGTTTTTTGCCCCCCGTTCTCTTTGCGCCCCCCTGCATTGCTAATACCGCTGGCGCAGCCTTTTGTGCAGCCAGCGTAAGTTTTTCCATTTCTGCTCTAGATTCTTTAATTTTCTGAGCCAACACACGAGCGACTGCCACCATCCCCTCTTCTGAAGCTGTGGCTTGATTAATAAGCGCGGGGCGTTGAGCTAAAATATTTTGAATTATATTTTGTGTACTTGCTAGTTTTTGGGAAGCAGTTTCCATTCCCATGAAACCCGCAGCAGCGTCTTTGACAAATACTGCTAACTTAGCTCCTATTTTGACAAGCACAAAACCAAGCAATGCTAGCCCCGGACCGCTTATGATTTTCCCCATGCCCTCATACACAGCGGTACCAACTGTTTCACCCAAACCAAAAAAGTTTTTAGGGCTTATCAAATCAGCAAAGCCATTTACCATTTTAAGAATTCTATCTAAAGCGGGTTTAACAGTAAGGGCACCTACCTCTGTTGCAAACTTGGTTAAATTAACCATCGTTTTATTTACCATACCTTCAGTGGTAGAAGTCAAAAGTCCCATGCGTTGAGTAGCTTCATTAGTAGTTTCATTGGCTACCATTAATGCTTTTTGATATTTTCCTGTCTCATTAGCTAGTTCAGGCAGAACAGCTTTTAAAACGTTTACCTGAAAAACACCCGCTAACATTTCAGAAGAGGTAGCTCTAAGTGATGGAGCTAGTGAACCATAAACTTTTGCATAGTTTTCTAAAACTTTCATAGCAGGAAGTAGCTCCCCGCTTGTTTTTCGTACAGCCACGCCAAGAGATTCTAGTTGACGCAGGGTTTCTGGTCTCTGAATCCTCGTAAAAATAGTTTTAAAGCTATTACCAATAACCGCACCACCCCGAGCAGTCTTTTCTTGAGCGGTGGTTACAATCGAAATCAATTCCTCGAAACTAACATTCGCACTATTAGCCGCAGCACCCGTCCTTTTGATAGCTTCTGCCAAATCACCAGAGCTAACAGCAAATTTAGCATCTACCTGAGCCATCTTATTAACAATCTGCGTTGAGTTACCAGCAGCTTTACCAAAGGTGTTTATGGCGGCGGTTAGTGATTCCGTTGCATTTTTAACATCCATACCACCTAATTTTGCAAGGGTCATGGCGGCGGTTGTTCTTTTTAGTGACTGTTCAACATTTAAACCCTGCCTAGCAAATTCTTCCGCAGATTCAGCAACCTCATAAAAACTATGCCCCGTGGCTTTGGCAGCCTTGAAAAGTCCATTTGAAAATCTTTCGAAATCTTTACCGGTGGCATTCAGAAGGACTTGAATATTTGTGAGTTGCTGCTCTACTTTGATAGTCGTCTTAACGAGCTCTGACATCGCTTTTTGAACAGCAAAAATAGCACCAGCCGAAGCACCGAATGCAATGACACGAGCGTTAGAAGCTTCTAGTGATTTATTGAACTCATTTGCCGCCCCAGTAATACGTCCAAGGGGCTGTGTAAAATTCTTGGCAACAATGGGGTTTTTATTGAAGGACTGAGTTTTATTGAAAAGGGCTTGAAGCTGCTGCTCCGCCTTCCGCATTTCTGAAGCGGGGACGTTGATTCCAATATCAATTGTTGCACTATTCCTAGCCATATAATCCTTTTACCGACTATAATTACACTAAAAAAAAGCTATTCGCCGTGTAATTTTATTAAGTCATCCATGTCCAAATGACCGCCCTTTTCAGCAGCAGCTTTGGCTAAGGATACGCCTCCATCCGGTGCACCAGATGTAAGACCCATGCGCTTCATGTCTTCCTGTGTGGCACCCACTACGGTAGTAGCCGAAGATTCGTCCATTTTTTGCTTTATTTTGTCACTGTTTTTACTGACATTGAATAAGTCAATTAGCTTATCTGGATCTGACATCGTTTCTGGGTCTGGGTCATGTTTAAGCTCAGAAAGTATATGTTTAAAGTATTTACCGAAACTAAAGAGTTCGTTTTGATTAAATGTTAATTCCACAACAGGTCTTCCATAAAAAATAAATGGATTGTCCTCACATAAATAAAAAGAATTAAGAAAAAATCCCGAAAGAGCAACCCTTTTAAGGTTGTGGTCAGAATACATCTCAGAAAGGACGTTGTAATTAGCAATTAATAAAAGGATATCTTTTTCATGAATTTCCTCGAAAACTTCTGCACTAAAAAGTGGCACCTTGCATTCTGCGTCTTTATAAGAGGTTGTATATATAAAAAATTCATTTACTTTTTTTGTAGCATAAGACTCTACCGTGTATCCGACTAACTCGAGTTTCTCTGAAGCGATCTCTGCATGTTCTTGTTGTACATCATTAATCTGCTTCTGAATAGAGTCCATATCAGCCTGCAATATGAATTTAGATTTTGTTATCTTTAAGGCTGATGCTTGTTGTAAGCACTCTTTTATTCGAGTATCTTTTTCAGAAGACCACAAACCTTCCTTTTCTAGATCTTTTAGTTTTTCCTCTTCAGTTGGAAGACCCTTACTTTTTGCATGATTTTCATATTCTTTTTTTCTTTCATCAATCTCCTCTGAAGAGAAGAGATCTATATGTTTTAGATAAAAGGTGCCAAATTTTTCTAAATAAGATTTATTATACCCACGGATTACATCCATGTATACTCCTCTTAATAGATGTGGTTCAATTTTTTTAGACATTACAAAAAAGGCCCCATTTTCATGGGGCCCGTGTGTTCTTTTTATAACCTATGCATTGTTATCAGAACTTTCTTGTGAATCTTCGGTTGACCCCGAGTCTTCCACGGGAGGCTCTTCCACGGGAGGCTCTTCCACGGGAGGCTCTTCCACGGGAGGCTCTTCTACGGGGGGCTCTTCTACGGGGACTTTCTTTTTTGCCTTTTTCTTTTTAGCAGTTTTCTTTTGAGGGGGATCTGCCTCTTCAGTAGATTCTTCTTTTTTATCTCCAGCTTGCGCGAGTGCTTCCATTGAGGCATCCTCCAGTCCTGAAGCTTCTAGTTCTCCCAAAAGCTTCTTAAACTCTTCTTCGGTTTGAGCATTACCCACGTACCAATAGCTTACATAATAAATCAACTTCCTAAGAAGCTCTTCATAAAAAGGATCATCCGACTCCTCCAAGGAGTCATAGGAGCTTAGTCTTTCCTCATGAATATCACCCGGAAAAACGTTTATAGGATTTTCTCCATTGTCATCTGTCAGATAAGCGAGATTTAACACCCACCATAAAATGGTTTTATTGCGTGCTCGATTTTCTGCAGTTTGTTCAAATAGAGATGCCTGAGCTAATTCAAAATCTTGAATTTTTCTTTTAAGAATACCACCCTCTTTCACAAAGGTAGCAAATTGACCCTTTTGCTCTTCGCTTCGGTTGTCAGACTTAACTGCTGAAAGCCTCTCTATTTCTCTTTGATTTTCAAATAACTCTAGATAAAGATCAGCGTATTCCTCTTTATCGTCATCACTCATCACTCCGCCATCATTAGAAAATCTTTTAGCTAAAAGAGCTCTTGTCAAAAGCCCAGCTTTAATGCCTTTGGAAAGAATTACGCCATAGTAAAGCTCCGCGTCATCAAACATGATTCGATTGGGTTTACGCAAGATAACGTGTTGCTCTACCTCAACTTCTACCTCTTTGCTGACAGTGACCTCGTTGCCTTCTGAGTCTTTGCTTTTTTCTTCTACTTTCGTAGTTGAACTTTTTTTCAGAACAAACTGATATAATCTTTTCATACCTTTTACCTTAGTTTAATATCAAAATTATCTAAATAATCTTCGATTTCCCGAGTAGCATCGTTACCGTGATCGAGCACTCTTTTTCGGAGTTTTTGATAAGTTTCCTCATCAATATTATAGTCTTTATCTTTTAAGTCTTCTAAAATAAATAAGAAGCTTTTATAAAGATTTTTAACTTTTCTATTGATCTGGAATTCAAGGAAGTCCTTTTCCCTATTACCTTTTTCCTCCATAACCCTTTACCTTCATATAGATTTACACGAAAGTATGTGTAAGAGAACAAAAAAAAGCACCCCAAAAGGGGTGCTTGTATTTATTAATATAAGTTTTTTAGTGAGCTAGACCACTAATGAATAGTCCGACAGTACTTTGCTTCGGTCCACCAACCTGAGCCGAGAAGGACAGGGAAACGGATTTGTTTGAACCAATGTCAGAAGTGTACTCTTGACTGTCAAGCTTACATTTCTTCAGTACGTAGCGAGCCATAACATTATCAGCGTTAGAGGTGCCCGGGGCATTGAGCTTGATGTCAAGATCATATGCGCTATCAGCATCAATAATGTCAGCCAAACTACCAGTCGTAATATCACCAAGGTTTGCATCTACCGAGCACGTCACGGTCACAGGGAAGGTAATTTCCCGCGCGAACGCGAAGCGTGAACCAAGCTTTTGCAGTGGGTCACGAGCAAGGTCGAAGGACAAGCTGTAGCTTTGAATCTTAGCGTCACTAAGACTTACACCGGTTAATTCGGTAATCGCAGTCGTTCCACCATTGGGATACCAACTTAACGTAATGTCGCCCGGACGAAGGGCACTTACACCAGATACGTTATTACTGGCTTCGCCAGAGGCCAACGCATACTTGGTAGCAGTGATCTTAGCGCCATCTGCGGGTGTAATTGCGGGAATAGCATTACCCGATACACCTTTGTCAAATTGCATATTCAGACCCTCAATACTTACCGAGGCTGTTGGGAAATCACCAACTGCGCCTTCAGTCGTATACGAGCTAATAAAGCCGTTACCAATACCAATTACACTGGTATTGCTAGTGGTGCTCGGGTCTAAAACATCCGAGTCACCTAAGGCGTCATTACCCTCTGGGACTGTTTTAATAAAGTAATTTCTTTCATCCGACTCTTTATTTAGAAATCCAGAGAGAGCAGCAAATACAGCTGTGCTTCCACTGGGCGTCATAGAGAAGCCGAGGATGTCTTCGTTCTCTAAAGATCCGAGGATATAAGAAGTGTCCAACGAAACCGTGGGAGACTCCAAAATAACCCGGTCAATAGCAGCTAGCTCGCCAAACTGATTAACGTCTTGGCGGGTGATGTTGAAACTGTAATTAGCAGTTTGTACTCTTTGAAGTTGTTTAACCTTGCTTCGCCCATCATTGGTCGTGGTTATGGAATTGACGCCCGTCCACACAGTTGTGGTTGTTTGCTCTAGGTGGAAACCTGTAGAGGGAGAAGGTCCAGCATAAACTGCTTCACTTTGATAAATAATTCTATTTCTTGGCATAGGTTTTTCCTTATATTATGTCAATAATTACATTTTTTTTGGTTATATGTGAAATTTATTTTTAACTTATCTTACTTTTTGTAGTTCAAAATCAACTAAGGCACTGTAGGTGTTGGGGTTCACATTATTAATCCCGGCAAAGGATGCCCCTCCGATCTTACTTACACGTATATTTTCAATAAAGCACGCATTATTTGTACTTTTTGCTGCTACGATATTAGTATAATTATAGCCATTTTTAGGGTCACTTTGATCTTGAAAATCGCCTAAATTATTAAAGGGCATTTCATTTTCCGCGAGAAGATCAATATATTTATCTTTTTGATCCCTAAACACAGAGCAAGCTCCATCTAACAAAAATTGTGAATCAGCCACAATAATTGCCCTTACATCCATATTGGTTTGCTGGGTTCCCCCTAGCTGAAATGGGTTATTTTGGCCGCCCATATTCTTAAGAAATATAGCTGGATAAGTCAATGAGTCTGGGGGAAGACCCGTGGCAGTTAAACCCATTTTATTTTTTAAGGTAAATTGAGTTTCAAAAAGTAGCTTCTCTTCAGTTTGATTGGTTAAATAAATATTATAATCTTTTACTGCATAATCACCGCTAACTGTTTTTGATGATAAAGCTCCACCGGCACCCGTAAAAAAGGACTGCCCTTTACTGTAATTAATTCCACTCAATAACCCTGACCCACGCAGGTTAAAATCCGCATCTGTACCAACAGTTCCTTTATCGGTTACGTACACACCACTCATAACCGTGGCCCCCGCGATAGAGCTATCAGCAACAAACTGCCTAAATGGAGATCCATGAATGTAATAATTTTGATAAATATTATTAACAGGAAAAAGCTCAGACCCAAAATTTGAATAGGCCTGACCAACACTTAATAAGGTGTGATCAGCCCACAAATAAAAGCTTGACATAGCCTGATTGTCAAATTGTCCTATCATCCTTTAATTCTTCTCCCCTGTAATCTTCGTATATAATGATTAATCATTTCAGACATATATTTAGATGGTTTATACATTGCACCGCTATGCACTGAGTTGCGAGACTGAATACCTTGTCCTGATCTGCCTTGCCCCATCTGTCGAGCTAGGTAATAACTTAACCCAGAGATTCCTCGCTCAATTGCCCTAACCCAGCTTCGTCCACCCTCCCAAGGCATTGGGGTAAAACCCTCGATTTGGTTCATATTAGGAACCTCTACCTTGAAGGCATAAGAACCACGACGGGTACCTTTTCTCTGAAGCCTTGTTCTTTTAGAAACATGTCCTGTAGATTTAAGATAACTTTTCACTTCTGACGTTGGATTTGAACTGTTATCAAATCCAATAAATCCAAATAAAGAGCCCTCTCCATAAGGTAATCCCAATAAATTTCTACTAATATTTTTTGTGTTAGAAGCCCCCGCATCAATTTCTTTGGTTATCGCGTGAGAGTCAAACTCTTTTACTAATTCATCCCTAGCGTTTTTAGCAGTCTCCTCTGCCTTATCATAAGCCTTATCCTTGATACTTTTAGCGTCAAGACCTCTAGAAACTTGTCTCTCAAAAGTCCCTTTGTTAATTTTTAATTTAAAAAATTTACCCATTAGTCTGTCTTCTCTAGGTAAAAAATATAATAGTACAAGCCAAGATAGTTTTGTACTTGTTCGCTAGAATACTTATTAAAAGTATTTCCATCAATTTTTATTGATTCAGTTTTGGTTCCATCCAGAATAAAGTCGCGGGCGCTTTGTTCAACTTTTATTTTTACTGACCCTTTGTTAATGATAACATTTCCGATATTGTCTCCAAGCTCTGGAGTCTGATCTGAATAATAACTCACGATAGCTGAATAAACCCCTGAAACTGGGATGTATGTAAATTCAATTGGGTTAGAGCTTTCACCGTAGCCCGCGTAATTGTTATTGGAGTACACATTACTTATGACTTTAATGGGTTCTTTGAATATCACGACGTCCCTCTTAAAGGTATCGAAATGATCCCCCAACGCCCCTGTGAGCGCCAGCTTGTCACTAGATGTTACTAGGCTGGCCATTATTAGATTTTATAACGATTTATGTAGCTTTCTAAACGGGTGTCCTCGTTCTCTGCAATGGTGTCATCACCGGCGACCTGTAAGGGTTCGCTCGCAGTAATTCGATAAGCGGTTATCAACCTAGTGAGTTCTTCCTGCTCTGCACTCCTAGCGGCTAACCATGTTTTACTTAATTCATTTTTATTGATTTTACGGACCCGAGCTCCATCTGAGGAAACTTCGATTACAGAGTCTGTTCCCGCAGCGCCAAGTGTCGAGCGGATTTTTAAATCATAAAAATGTATAAAATATAACTTCTTGAAAATTACTGCTTGATCAGCAGTTAGTCCGGTGCCGCTAAGTTCAAGAGTGACACCATCTATTTCTATACTTATATTGAGCAGGTTGTTAAGTTGTCCTAAATTTGTACGCAACCAAAAAGAAATGGTAGCAATTGACATATCTGTAGGATTTCCTAACTCTCGATAAATTTCATCTGAAATTGAAACAATTTTAGCCATAATTAAAAACGTATGCTTGGGTTAATATTGATATATCCCTTAACTGCTTCCACTCTACTTTTCTGAGTGGAACTGTCTATAACCTGAATGTCATAAACGCCCTGTGTCGCTGCTAGGCCCGTTATAAGGCTACCTGTGAGGCTAATATCCACAACGCCGTTAGCGTAGCCTGATACTACCCTCATGGGGTTTAAATCAAGAAGAACACCAGAAGCACCATAAGTTGATCGGGCTTGACCACTAACTAAATAGTTAGTTAAGTTAATGAAAGTACCGCCCGCACCAGTTAAATGAAACTGGTGGTAGAAATCCGTTCCCGCCGATAAATTTATGTCAAAAGAAGCAGCCATAATACATCTAGTATTACACCTACTTCTGTAACTTTATAAGATTTATCTTCCTTCCGCTAAAATATCTTTAGCTTTTTGAGAAAGCGGCTTTGAACGGGTTTTGATTTGCGGCATCCTATAGGTAGCCGTGTGCTTTGTGAATTCCCCTATGAGACGTTTATAAAGATTTTCTTTATTGTCTATAGGGATGATACCCATCTCAGCGGCGTGACGATGTAAATCAGTTTTATTTAAAGAATCTAAATAACCTTTATATTCGCCCGCATCTAATGTCCGGTATTTACTGAGACCTGTATCGCCCCACACTTGATCAAGAGTGGAAGGGATAACCTTTGGAGTTTCCTCTCGTTTGCCGTGGGTTTGCTCTAGATCTGTTACCTTTTTTACCCTCTTAGCCGTAGCCTTTTTAGTACTTTTTTTATTAGTTTTTTTAGCTGCCATAACCTTTTACCTCATTGAAGCTTACACATTTGCCTATTTCTTGTGAAGTTATATAATAAAAAAAACCCAGCCTTTCGGCTGGGCTTGTTTTAATTGTGAATATCGGTTTAGTTGTTATCAACAGTGACACCAACCACAGCGCGAGAATCGATACAAACACGACCCTCCTCGAGATAACCGTAGAAGCCAGTCTTTTCTTGACGGGCAACAAACTGATCATCAGGAATCGCAGTGAAGGTGCTTCCACCGCCGTCTTGACGAGCAATCGGACGAATGAAGGCCTCACGACCCATGTCAACTCCAACGAGAATTTCGTCAGTAGCTGCACTCCAGTTACCACTTGATCCAGCACCCGGAATAGTTACGCCAGAACCACTAACCATCTCGTCAAAGAGGGTGTTGTACTTCTTGCCAATTCCAAGTTCGAGAAGCTCATGCAACACGATACCAAAGATTTCTTGCATACCAGAGGCACGGAAGATTTCTTCACGAATGGTGTAGGGAAGAGCAACAGGACCAGCGCTAAGACTACCTGTAGTATTAACAGGGTTGTAAGCGAAGCCGCGTACATATCCCATAATCTCAGGACTCACGAATAGATCCGTCACGCCCTTGCTGTCCCAATCAGAGGGGGTACCGTTAGCAAAAGAGGTATTAATTCTTTTAGCGCGGGTCATCAAGGTAGATAGATCACCGGGTTTAAACGAGCTATTTGCATCAGCGCCAACAACATGTGTTAAACCGTTCGTGCTGGCCTCAGCCAACGCCTTAAGGATAACGGCCCAAGCATTGCGCTCTTGCTTAACAAGAACTTCTTGCGCCATTCTTTCAACAGCCTTGCTAACCACGTCCAAACGACCACGACGAGCGTAGCGTTTGAGGAAGCTAACTGCACTGTCCAAACGATAAGTGGCAATCTTCATTTCTGAGAGACCGCTTACCTGACTAGTGGGAAGACCACCGGCTACCGCTTGGGACCAAACACTGACGTAATCTACGCCCGCGTCATAAAAGAGGTCCAACGGAATGCTGGGGCTATCATCTTCATCATACAGACTATCATGATAAATCATGCCAGCTGTACCAGCTTGAGATAGTACCTTCTGAGCGACGGGTGCGATAAAAGCGGCGAACGCTTCAGCAGCCTGTGCTTGCTCCAGCGGGTTCTTGGAACCCAAAGCTTTGATAAGCTCTACCTGTTCTGGTGTTTCTTTTAATTTTAATTTCATTTTAAAATACTCCTATTTATTTAAAGGTTTACAGTTCGAGCTTGAGCATGATAAGACCATCGCTGGAATTACCACCTAATGCCATACCAACCTTTGTTGATTTTGCAATGTGAGCAGCACTCGTTGAGAGTTCTCCATCACCAGCAGCATAAACTGCAAGCCCGGGGGTAACAGCATCAGCCTTAAGGGTCGCTCCGCTATAAAGCACAATTCCGCGTGTAAGGACGGGGCAGGCTTGTCCGCTGATTACCCAGTCATTCTCCGCAGCTTTACGGGGATGATAGAGCAGCTTCTCGCCGTTCTCGTCAGTTTCACGCACATCATATAAAAGCATACCAAGTGGGATATCTTTCACGCCAGCTGAGCCTGAACCACAAGCAACAACTTGAGCCTGAGTCCGATATCGTTGGGACACTGTGTTTCCATACGCATTTCCTGCAGCACCAAACATTTCCACTGGATCGGCTGCACCGGCTTGGAAGCCAGTAGCAGTAGCGATTTTTACCATCAACCCTTTGGTTGCTGGAACCGCTCCGCTCCACGAAAATAAATTGATCACATCATGCGGATCATAATCATGTAATGGTTTTAATGTAGTAGCCATATTATTTTACTCCTATTCTTTTAATTATCTTAATTCAAATTGATCCAAATCGAAAGCACTTTTGTACTTTTCAAAAATGGTAGGTTCAGCAGCTTCCATGACATTGGGAATATCAGCCTCTTGAGGCTCAGAGTTCTCAATAGCCTCTTCGACTACATCTTTAGCAGAAGCTTCAACCGCCTCTTGCGACTCTTGAGCCGCGGCAGCTTCTTCTTCTGCTTTTTTCTGTTCCTCCATCGCCTCAACGATCTCGCGGCGCTTAGTTTTCATAAGCACGTTAAGTTTGTCTTGGTATGAAGAAAAGTCTTCGTCACCCATGTCTTTAATGTCAGCGGCGATAAGCTCGCGCTCTTCATCCTCAAGGACAAACTCCTCATCCATTAGAGACATGCGTTGTGTAAACTGCTCTTCCGATTCCTTGGCAGCCTTTTCGGCTTCCAATTTGTGGAGGACAGTTTGTACTCTATCGAGGGACTCACGTACTTCGGCGTGTTCCTTTTCCAAGGCTTCGTGCTTTTCATTGGCTTGTGTTAGCTCAGAGTCGAATCTCTTCTTTTCTGTGCTAAATTGTTCCGAAGCCGATTTAAGCTGCTCTTGAATAAAGTCACTTACGGCAGAAGCTTCAAGTACCTTGACGCTTTCTTCGGTAATATCTTCAAGTTTTGTAATTTTCATAGCTTTACTCGTATTGTTTTTTACATTATTATTTGGGGTTTGTGAAATACTTTCTTCACTAGTTTTAACTATTTTTTCTGTTTTTGGTGATTTGGTCTTATGAGTGCAAACCCCTTCGACTTCTGCCGCTGGAGCTTCCGTTAGACCAATGCCTAGCGGGATGACGTCATTGAACACCTGTCGATAGACCTTTCGGCCATCTTCCAGAGCCCCAGAGCCGCCAAGACCCTGTAAATTCTCACTTAATTCCTCAATTATCTCAGGGTTCTCGATGATTTGGGCGTCTTCAAGGTTTTTATTATTTCCTATTAGAACTGCAAGCTTGTATTCAGAGAATCCCAGTTCCCAGCTAGCAGAAATCTTATTGTAATTTTCATCTTCAGGATCGCTTGAATTTTCAATTAATTCTGCAAGATCCGTATTTACCACTTTCCAGATAACTCCACCCAAGGTGACATTAAATGGTCTTTTTATATCTTTTACCTGATCCTCTGTTAGGGGCTTGTCAGTTCCAAATTCACTAAATCCAGCTGTCAAAATCGTTCCGATTACACGACTACGATTATGTTCAATATTAATTGGTTTATTAATAAAGTTTTTATAAATTTCTAATGCTGTCCCTGTATTAATTACATCCCCATTTTTATTAACACGATTAGCCACGAAAGCATTGAAGGCCACAGGCAGTAAATCTACGTTAGATGCAGTATCAATCTCAGGGATAAAATCTCCGATATCCACCAAGCTAGCCATAGCTAGGTACTTGTCTTTCTCCTCCGAAACTAAAGGTTTGACTATCGAACTAAAACTTGTTTTATATTTAAATTCCTTCATAAAAAATTCCTTTCACTAAGCAGAGTATGGGGATTTAGCTTCGTAATAAACGATGGACATCGCGGCGTGACCGGGCGTGAAGCTAGAACACATAATCGGTGGGTTTAAGGTAATAGAGCCGACAGGAGCTTCCAAGACTGCCAGATCACCATCGTCCGCAAAAGTTAAAGTGCTTGCGGCGGAATGAGAATTGGTTACGGCGGTAACTAGAATCTTATAATCGGTGGCAGCCGAGACTTTAGCAACTCCATTATTTGATATTTTATTGGCGAAATATTGTGCGGGCATATTTTATTTTCCTTTTTTATTTACTCTCTTCTTGGTGACAGGCGCATTCGCAACCGACATCTGTGCCATCACAGCATTCACATACTTGGTTGTTACAATTACATTCTTTATTTTCACATCCACATTCCATAATTATTCTTTCTACCAGACAAAGCCAAGGGGTTTGTAGTCTTCTAAATACAATTCATCTATGTTTTCAAAATCATAATTTAATCCGTGTTCTTTTATATCCTCGGAAGCTTGTTCAAAGTCTCCATCTCTAGGGGTTAATGCGCCAGTTAAATCAAACTCCTCTTCTTTAGTTGGCAACTCTTTGGAAAGAACAATATCCATTTGAAAAGTTGGTGATTTTGCTTTGGGGGTAAGCGAAGCTTTCTCTGCATTAATTTTTGATTTGTTACTTTTTATTTCCAAAAACATATTCACTCGAGCCAACGCCCATTGTCCCCTCGTTTTACCTAGGGACTCAGAAGGTGAAAAAGCGTTTGCGCCTCCTCGGTAAACCGTTTTTAATTGGGACAAGGTGACTTTGTTAGAAGGGTATTTTTTATTGTGCCCTTTGAGTTTGCCCTTTAAGAGAAAAACAACCTTTGAAGAAAAAGCGATAGCTAGGTTGGTTTCACGAGTGGTCTCTGAAGGCTCAACCTCGGGAGAGACAGAGACAAAAGTAGCCGACGCATTCTTATCGGCTGTAGACTTTTTTTCAGGTGCTCCAAAGTCTTCAAAGCCGAAATTCTGATTATTTAAGTTTATATCTTTAGCCATTATGGATGCGCCGCCTTTTCAGTACTAAATACACAAAAAGGAAAGGGTTTAGAAAAAAAGAAACAAAAAAGCTCACATTTTTAATGTGAGCTGTGATCTTAGTAATTTAGATGTATATATCTAATTATTCTTTATCAACCTTTAGAGTAGGCAGTGGGACATTAATATCCACGAGCGGTACGGTGACCGTAAGGGCCTCCTTGCTAACCGTAGCCCCTAAAACGGACTTATGGTTAGCTGCTCCTCCGACTGTTACTGAGGGTAGTTTCTGTGAAATAGCACAACCCATTGTAAAAGTGGTCATAAGTGCTCCGACTGCAATCAACTTAATAGTTTTCATAGTTTAAAAAGAGCCATACTGTGACTCAGAACAAGAGTATAGGACAAATCTGAAAATAAGTCAAATCTTTTTTAGTTAGGTTTTATTAAAAAAATAATCTTCACTAAGGTTGAATCTCCCCAATAAGTAAGAATGTCAGAATCAACAGGGAAACACACCCAGTGGTAATAAATCGTATTTTTCTTTTTTATCAAAATAATAGATATATCGGTCTCTTTAAGTTGCTTAAAATTTTTAATCTTTTTAATTTGAAAGCCCCGAGACTCAAAATACCTAATAATTTCACTAGGCATTGTTATTTCCCTAGCTTTATAGGTAAAAACAGAAAGAAGGCTCCTAGCCCAGTTTCCGTGGTCTAATATCTCCTTACTGATGCTCGAACTAAAAACATTTCCCCCAAGGGCGTCGTGGGCTTTTCGGATAGCTATGGGGCCGCAACTATAAACATGAAGGGGGTCAAAACCGTTGGCCCTTTTTTCGCGCGCGAACTTACTCTCACTAAGGTTATATAGTGTGCCGCAGCCAACAGAAAAAAACAAAAGATTAAAAATAAGAATGTTAATTACATTCTTCACTTTGGCATGAGGTCAATATATGATTTTAAAAGCACATACTGGTAAAGATTCAAGGCAACGCTTATTCCCAATAAAAAAGAAAAAGTCATTGCCCACAAGTTTTCCTTGGAAAAGAATGCACTTAAAAAATCAAGCTTTTTCTTATCTAGGTTCTCAATGGGATTTACACATGAACTCATCGTCTTTTTTTTGTTTCCTTCCGTATCTTTTATTAACCACCAATCTCCGTTTTTATCTTTATAAGCCCACTCTTTTTCTGAACTTATCCACCATTTTGTATTTTTATCTATGATTTTCACTCACGCATCACTCCTTGATGGATTCGGGGTCTCGTATCCGTTAAGCTTATTAAGCTCATCTACCAGTTGTTGAATAATTGCTCTATATCTAAAAATAATTTCACTAGCTCTTTCTATTAGCTGTTTTTGAGAAGCGTTAACTATTTCTGTGTTATAGACTCGTCGCTCTAATCCCTCAGTTTGTTTTTTATGGTATTCTCCTTGTGCAGCCATAGCCGCATCAGTGCTTTCTACTAGTTCTACTATTTTTTCAGTATACTGAATATCCCGGAGATTGATAAAAATACCTGTACAAGTTATAGATGTAACTAGAACTCCCGCAAAAAAGCTACTAAAAAACATTTTTTTTGCGCCATCTTTTATCTTAAGAAGAAAAGCTTTCATAGCTGTATATTAAATTACACTTATTTTAATAAAAAAAGAGGAGAAACCTTTCGGTTTCCCCCCTTAGTGGGTGATATCGCACTAGTTACATATATAAAGTACCAACGCTTTGTGGGTAATTAGTCTTCTTCTCTTGGTATACCTCCAGCATACCAACCTTCAGGTAGCTTCACTTTATTTTTAGAAAGAACCCATTCTCCGTTTTTTAGTACGTAAACACGAGCCTCAGAATCAGGGCCAATTCTTACTAGGTCTGACTGTGTATCCACGAAAACAACCCTAGTTGAACCACACCCAGCTAAAAAGAGTAAACTACTCAGAAGTATTATCATCTTCTTCATTTTTCTTTACTTTCTTTACTTTCTTTTCTTGTTCTTCTATTCTTTTTCGCCATCTGTCCTTTAGGGACTTGGGCATAGAATCTCCGTCACTTGCCTTTGTATCTTCTTTAACAAGTGCGGTTAACCAATCTAGCAGAGCCTTAATAAAGGCAACCCACATAAATTAGCTACCTTTCTTGGCAAGACCTCTTGAGATAGTATAACCCAGAGCGGCAGCAGCAGAGCAGACAAATCCAAAGATTTTATCAGCATTCGATGCACCTTCTGGGTCTACGACTCCCGCTCCCCATGCTAGAGAACACACAGTGACGGTAACCGTAACCCAAAACTCAGTCGTCTTCCAACCGGGTTTTACTTCATTTGTTTTTTTTGTAGTAGCCATAGCTTTTTTATTTCCTTATTATTCTAAATCGCCAAGTTTTTTCAATTCTTCTAATTTGGCATGAGGTTTTTGTATTCCCCCAATTGCCGTGTAGACTGTTAGATCGGGTTTGTCCCCGCTATAAATTCCACGATGGACAACGCTCCCCTTTGTTAGCATGCGGGAGAATTGATCAAAAGCCCTATCAAGATTCTGTTGTGGTAATGTCTCTAAAATTTGTTTTCCGCCAACGATAACTACACCAGCAGAGTTACCACTACTTAAATCAACACCACCAGAAAGCATGTTGTTTTTTAAATTATCTCTAACCACTTTGCTAATACTGGAGGGACCATCCCAGTCGCTAACGCCAGCGGCACCAAAAACAATTAACCCAGTATCTAACACCTGTTTATAGTCATTGGAATCAAAAGCAGAATAGCTGCTATTTTTAGCTGCGGTATGATTAAATAGGTGAAATAATCCCGCAATACTCATGTTAGCGGTTTCCCAGAAAGTCCCCACTGGTAACCCCGGATAAAGAGTATTGATTTTTTCGTTGTCTAGTATTATTAGAGGAGATACTATTCCGCGCTCAACCAGATCCCAAACCTTAACCAAGGTGGCATAAGCATTTGCATTAACCTTTTTTCCTTCGGAATGTTTTGGTAATGCAAGCACAACGCCTACTTTATCAGTGGGAGCCTTAATGGTCCGTTGCATTTCTTGGGCGGTCTCAACCAATGGACAAACAGTTCCTGCACCCGAGCCACCGCCAGCCCCAGCACAAACAAAAATTCTATCTACTGACTCCCCAAAAGAATCATACATGAAATCGAGAACATCTTCTCTATGATCAGTATATAGTCTTTCAGCAATATCGGGGTTTTTTCCAGCCCCTCCATTACCAATACAGAGTTTATTATCAAGATTAATTGTATTTAAATCCTGCTGAGCTGTGTTAAGAACGGCAATTTTTCTATAGCCTAATTTATGAAAAGATTCTGCAATTCTAGAGCCTCCCTGCCCCGCACCGATAAAAGCAAAGTTAAAAGCGACATTGCAATTATCCTTATTTTTATCTTCCTTTTCCGCCACCACTTTAGGCATCGGGATAGGAATTTCAGGCATAGAAATATCGACACTAGAATCTGTATTCATATAAGAATCTAGATCATCAACGGGGGGTTGATTATCTGGCGTGGGAGAATTTAGATTTTCAGTATTCATTAGTGATTACTAATTACACGGGCTTTTCTTCTTGAGTCTCCTCTTTTTCAGACTCCGCCTTATTTAAGGCTTCTAAGACCGTTTGAACTGACTGCTCCAGAACAAGATGTTCTTTGTGACTTAACTTCATTTCTCGTGCAATTCCAACCAGATTGTTGAAAGCCGTGTCGATAGTCATTTCGTTTTGATTTGTGGGATTTTCTTCACTCATAATTAATAACCATTATAGTATCATCTAAATAAAAAATCAAATTAATTAATAATGTCTTTTAAAACTAAATGGCTAGAAACCATAAGGACTAGCCATGTTTGACGGTTATTTACTTTATTAACCCTATGTATTGTTTTGGGAGAAAATTCAATAGCGTGGTACCGAGGTACATATGCCATAAAGTCTTCAAACTCAATAGCTCCATCACTTTCTAAAGCTATTGAAAAAAACTTCCCTATAATAGCCTTAGATTGTTGCCACATAAAATAGTCCATCCAATCTAAAAAATCTCCGCGCTGAAATCTAAGAATGTAATTAACAAGGAGGTGCGGAGTTAAATTCAGGTCATCTGTGAGAGTGTGTAATTCTTTTTTAAGTAGACTATTTTTAAAAACTGAACGAGTATTTATGTATTCGTATTCTGAAAGATTTTCCCTCTCCATAGAGTTCCCGGTCCGTCTACCAAAGCCAGAAGCTCTCTTAAATTTTTGTCCCTTTATATAAGATGAAAAATTATCTATTTCTTCTTTATGAGACGATAGATTATGGGTTTTAAATTGCATATAAAAAAGTAGCGCTATACCTCTTTGACTTTACAGGAGGAACCCAGTGAACTAAGTGAACACCGTCGAACCTGTAACCGTTGCCTTTTATATCGGGAAATGATTTGGTTTTTCCTTCCTTATCAGATTCTTCTACGCTTGTGCCATTATAATAACACTCAGGGTCACCAATTACAAGTTTATTTTCGCAATCATCTTGCAGGGGTACGATAATAGTGTGAATGGATCTCTGCATATCTTTGTGGGGCGGAATAAAATCCCCAACTTCATATCTATTAAGCTGGACTTCTTTCACCGGAAGTCCATTGAAAGTAATGTCTAGGTGTTCCTTAAAAATATCACTAAAGCAATCTCTAGAAAATTGACAAGAAAAATACTCTCCTAAATCTTTTTTTAATCCATAGTTCGGAAAAAAAGTTTTTCGTGACTTAAAAATGTCAGGATTATCTTCTGCAAAAGATACTAAAAAATCACAAGAGAAAGAAGATAAAAAATCCTTTTCTATTTTTATATCACTGAGTATTTCCCTTGTTAGGTCCACCGAGTCCTTTATTTACGAGCCAAACATTACCGGTTGAAACATCCGGAGCTTCGGCTATATCATGGTGGGGCATCTGTTGAGACTTAGGCCCCAGTTCCTCATGTAAGCCACCATCAAGCTCCCGCCCAAGTCTTGCCACCATTTCCTCTTTACTTTCATATTCAAAAGAAGGGTTATCCTTATAAGCCTCTTTAAAGTTTTTACCGGACCCACGCCGACCCTTTACATAATCTAAAATAGATTTAAAATCATCAACCTCTTCTCCCGAAAGATTATTTTTTTCAATTAATTTTTCTACCACGTCAAAGAGAACGTTCACTTGATTATGCCAATCATGTACATCCCTAATTGAATAACCTGTTTGGGTATCTATTTCTTCCTCACTAATTCGAACAGGGGCATTAATAACTTCCACCAAGGCCCCATTATCAAAGTCTCCACGCCACTCATGAATGGTTGGGTCAAATTTAAGTCTTTTAAATTTATAATGAGTTGAGTCGTGCTCTGTGGAACCAACGTTCCCGACGGCTCGCCCCATGTATGCCCCTGATGCTTTATTAAAAATAAGCAAAAAATCAGTAGCGCCGGAGCCCTCCATTAACTCATGAAGCTTGTCGCCCTGCTCATGAATGTGACTATTTAATTGGACATTGATTGTATCGCTCATAATATTTTTTATTCTATTAACTTATCAACCTGCCGTGAAGTGAAGCGTCCACGTTCCATTAACTACTTGATAAAAATCCCTTCGGTGAGCAGTCGCGCCACAAGTACCATTACCGCAACCGTAAGTATAATACCAATGATAATAAACAATTACCATACCATTTTGAATTCCGCCATAGCTAGCATTGACTATGCTTTGCGCTCTAGCGACGATGTTACTGCTCCCGTTACCGATATTAACGGCGAGAGCCTTCATGCCTACTTGACCCACAGAGCTAAAGCTGGTTCCGTCTGCAAATACAAGAGCGTTACATCTTACGGTTCCGTTTACATCAAGCTTGTACGCGGGGCTATTGGTGCCAATGCCGACTCGGCCTTGTGAATTAACATATATTCTTTCATTACCACTAGTTCTTACCATCCAAGTATCATTCTGGAATCGCATGTATGTATCGGTGTCTCCGTTATGATAAATGTATTCATTTACAGCAACATCACCAGCAATCTCCAAGTCGAAAGATGGTGTCTCCGTCCCGATGCCGACGTTGCCGTTTTGGGCTACGGTGACTGCGGTTCCTAATGCTGAGTCTATTTTGTACTTATCACTATCATCTCCATCATTATAAATTTGCCATTTGAAAGCGTCGGCCTCATAAAGTCTGATTCCAGCATTGAGATTAGTTGCAGAATCTAAATCAAGATATGCAGAAGATGTGCTTTTTATATCAAGATTTCCGTGGGGATTGGTGGTCCCGATGCCGACGTAGCCAGTGTCATTATGAATGATCATATCAGCACTGGCTCTACCACCTGCCATGAGCTCTAAATTTTTACTAGAGTCGCAATTTATCCGAGCTCCTAACGATCCACCATCATATAAATCAACGCTACTTGCACCGCCACCTCCTGAGTCAATTCTGATCCTCGTACTTCCACCAGAGGATACTTCTAGAAGCTCACCCGGCGCATTCGTTCCGATACCGACTTTGCCACTCTCTTTGATTCTCATGACCTCACCCCCACTGTCAGCGGAGAAGTAAATATCAGCATCATTAGAACTGTCAACCGTTGCGTCAGTTTGAATTCGAAGCCCAGTATCGGACATACCAAAGTTAGCACTACCATATGATGGTGCAGTAACACGTATATAAGCACCTGTACCACCTGCGCTTTGAACATGAAGCAGCTGTGATGGCGCAGTCGTCCCGATGCCGACTTTGCCACCAGCAAGGACAGTAAGACGTGTTGTATATGTATCGCTACCCGCACTAGCACCAGAAGATTGAGTGCCACTAGATATCTCCAAAGCATCACTAACCGTTTCTTGAGCCGCTATTCTAAAGTTTGTATGAGAAGCACTACTTGTTCCAAAATATAAATCAGGACTTCCTGTTTCTATTAGTAGATTACCATTTACGTGTAGCTTAGTAGATGGTGAAGCCGTCCCGATGCCGACATTCGACATCATATAGACATTGTAGTCAAATCTTGCTGGGTTTATGTTTCTTAATGAAATTGATGCCATATAGACTCCTTACACTCAATATACCGGAAAAAGATCAAAAGACCTTGATTGTGATATAAAATTACCCGCGTCATCCACCAGCCATCCTGTCGCTGAAGTTGACGAACTAGGATCATATTTTAGGTACTGGTATTGGTTTTGTTTTACATTTCCACTAACCCAAAAATTTCTATGGGGATTATCAAAATCGATTTCAATTTCAAAATTTAAAGAGGTACTCTTATTCGCTCCAATGCTAGAGGTGTAATCTGCAGTAAGTAGTCGGGCCCCAGATATTTGGTAACTTAGCACTCTCTCCCTAACCCCTGCGGTGCCCGGAGCAACGTCGTCGGGGCCCGCATCCACAGGTAAATTAACTTTTCCATTACAATCAATTTTTAAATCATAATCAGAGTCTTTACGTAGAGATTGTAGGAAGTTGCCCGTAACATTACCGCTAGTAAGAAGACTCATGCTAACAGTTCCTTTCAGGGGTAGTTTGGTGGGTCTGTAAGTATACAGTTTATGACCAAGGTAAGCTGTGCCGGGATCTCGACTAACATCAAAAGATATCTCACAGCTTTGAACTGTATCAATTAGCCAGTTGATACCAGAGGGAGCCCTTTCAGTGATGGATAAACTTATATCCTTGGAGGAAAAAACATTAGAGGGATATTTATTCGCATCCCCGGCACCATCGACCTCCTTGAAGACTTTTGGGAAAAAAATCTGTTCGTCACGATCTACAGTTTGTCCATTTTTTGAATTCAGAGTGGGGAGCTTTAAACCGCTAGCCGTGTCATAAAAAATAGCATTATCTCCAATGTAGCTTACATCTACAGAGGCTATTTCTCCAACAGCAAATTTTACGCCATACTTGTTTAGGTAGCAATTTTGAAAAACTAAAGTATTATAATTAGGACTATTGGGATCAATAACCTCATCAATATTAATATGTCCACCGGAATCATTATCAATCGTCGGATACCCAGCCTCCTCAATGTCCTGAATTTGGTCTTCCCCTTCCTTGGTGGATATTAGGTAAACATTTCTAGCATCTGTTCCGCTCTCCATTAGCCCTGAAAAAAATGAAGTATGAGAAGTGGTAAGTTGATTATAGGTAGTTAGCCCCATGCGGGATTCATTATTAATACCATCTAACATGTAACTTAATGTTAACTGAACGGACGCGGGGGAGGTTTCTATTTTTTTAGTAAGCGGGGATACCTTTCCTAAGACGAGAGGTGAAGTCTTCGGGGCATCAAAGGTATAACTAAAGCTTTGAACCTGCTCTAGTCGCTGAAGACAACACAGAGATGCTCCAACCAAATCCCCGTCCCCCGTAAAGCCTGTAATATTAAAAGCCTTTATGGTATTGAGCGCAGGCCAAGCGGTGTTCGAATTACCAAGGGGAGAGCCTACGAATACATCTTGTACCGCATATGTTACCCTGTTCCTGTTGCCCATGACATTTTAGTCCTTAAACCTTACTTATGTATAAAATACTTGCTAAATACTCATCGACCTGATGACGTGCAGAAATTTCCCTAATTTTAGAAATTCTTTCGTCATTCGTATCAACGGGTTTTTTAACATATTTATCTATAGACTTTCTCCAATTTTGTGGTTCTTCATTTGCGATGATAACTCCCACGATGTCGTGTGCTATAGATTTTTGTCGTTTACTAAGTCTTTTGATTTTATGATACTTTCTCAAGGAGGCCTCTACGCCTTTAACCAAGCTATTTGCTGAAACCATATTGGTAGAAATCTTTTGTAAGCTGTACCCCTCCTTCTCAGCCTTGCTTTGCTCCCCCTCTCCAATTGGGCTAACCTTATTGGTTTCCTTCGGAACTCCTGTTCCCGGTGGACGCCCATTTTCTTGAGGCCCCTTCTGTGGTGAGGGTTGCCCACCCAGATTGGGATTATGTGGGTGCGCCCCGCCACCGACCAGAGGCTCGTAAAGACCTGATTCCTTAAGCTTTCTAAATCTCTTCTGAGATTCTTCAGATTCTTCCTGAGTCGGCAGCCTGCCAGAGTCGATAGCCGTCAAGCCCTCTTCCGCTGTCAAGATGCCAAGCTCAATGAGACGATTAATCACTCGAGACTTGGTCGCATCATCACTCAGGCAGATGTGTTCAAAATAAGGAGTAGGATAATTCTTGAACCCCATAGTTTGAGAAACTCGTTTTATTTCAGGGAGTAAAAATTCATTTATAAAAGATTCCCTTGCCTGTCTTAATCGAGCCATGAAGACATCAATTTTAATTGATTGATTAGCAAATTTTTCTCCACTTAACAAAATATTTTGAAGCCCACTTTGGATATCTCTATCTACTACTTCATATTTTTCGGGGCCAAGTAAATTGCCAATCTCTGGAATAACAAATTCAGCTTTGGTTGTGTAATCTGCAATTAGCACTCTTCCCACGGATTCATTTGTAAAAAGGGTTTGCATCGCTGCAAGATTTTTTTGATTTACACCGCCCTTGTCAGGCTCGGTTCCCATAGTAATAAGTAGGATAGCTTGTTGCATGGTTCTAGCAACAGCCATGTCCATTTTCTTCATTTCTGCTTTCCAGTTTATATCTTCCAATACAGGGTAACCCATTGGAACTGAGAAGGGTTCGTAGTCTTGCTTTTTATAAAAAACTGCATTAATCTTATCAGAGTCTAAAGGAACTAAAATTAAATTACTTTTTGTATTTTTAATTTGCTCTCTTACACTAGATGGTAAAGTCGAAAGAACTTCGGCATCTTCTTCAGTTCGTGGATTCCTCAGTCGTGCAAGTTCATAATCAGTAAGAATTTTATAGTAAAGTCCTTTTACAAAATTCAAACCGCCTTGAATTTGAATATCTGCAGGATTAAGAATTGTGTATCTTACGGGTAAGTGTTTTTCTGACCTAGAGGATCCAAAGGTTTTTGTTATCTTTTTTACATCGCTGTCTTTGAGAAGAGCGTCGAACCTATATACAAAAACATTTCCGGATCTATAATACTCTCTAAAGAATTTGTCCATTACAGACCACAATCCAATTTTTCCAAAAAGAGCCTCAAAAAATTCTCGAGACTTTTTGCTCCCTCCTCTATAATAAACATCAGAGGTAGAGAATTCCGTCATCATATCAATAGTGTTTCTAAATACAGCAAAGTTATAATAAGCCTTCTGACACAGGACAACAGTGTCCCGAATATTTAGGTTGGACTTATTGGAAACACCATACGTGTATTTAAAGGGAATTACTCCATCAGAAATATTTTTAAATCTATCTGTGCGATGGATATCGGCAGCAGCATTCCTACGGGTTGACGCTCGAGTCTCATTGGCTACAAGCGGGGAAGCAGAAGAAGCCACAATCTCTTTAATCCCCTTTTCAGGAGCTACTTTTGCAGAAGCAGCCTTTTTAACAGCCGACTTTGGCTTAGCTGTTACAGCTTTTGTAACTTTTGTTTCTTTTTGCCCTTTTTTCATAATTTTACACTCATTTTTACACTTTTCATATCATTATGGGAGCAAAAGTCTCCTCCGGACCTTCCTCCTTCGTTAGCATTATATCATAATAGCACTTTAAAGTCCACATGCCCAACATTAAAGTAGTATAGTTATCTCTTCGGGCCCTAGTAGAGGAGGTGTTTCTTTTTAAATGCTGGGGAAGGTCGAAAGTTTGAGTTCCCTTGGCCGTACTCTTCACCTCAATGAGAGCACACTGCTTTTTTGTTTGGTGTATTAAATTATCCTGCTCTTCGATAAGGTCTAACACGGTTTCACCTTTTTTAAATTTTAGCTCAATTTTTTGATTGGTCATCCTGTTAAAAGTCTCGTTACTGGCTGTCGCCTTAGATGCAAACCACAATCTTTTATGATCAATAGATGCCTGTAATTGCTCGTTGGCTTTTCGCAACCAGTTAGATGTAAATACCTGTTTAAAGCAAATTTTTCCATCTTGTTTATTATACTGTTTGCGAGAGCTCTTAATTTCTTTTTGATAATTAATTCCTTCTGCATCACTATTAAAATCAAAAAAATCTAGCTTCTTAGTAAAGGCCCCTGATTCATTACAGCTATCAATAAATTGAAACCCTGCATTATCAATACATATCATTTCAAAATCAAAAGCATTACATAAATAATTAAAATATACAATGTGATCTTTTAGATCCCCACCAGCAATCGCATAACCATGGACAAGGGTTCCTGTTTGTGTCTCATTGTCAAGTTCAATTACTGACATTGCAAAAAAGTCAGAACTGGGGCTATTAGAAAAACTAGGGTCAATTGCACAGATATACTTCGAGTCTGATTCGCCCACTATTTTTGTTGTGGGGTGTTCACCATCGGGGACAGTACACTCGTGCATTTTTTTTGCACTAAAATAAGAATCACTGCCGTCAGTAAATTGAGCACAATATTCCCGGCGAAAAGAGGCGTTGGAAGTTCCACCGCTTCTAGCCTCTTCAATAATAGTAGTATCTATCATCTCTTCTGGCAGAGCTTCATACCCTAATTGACCTATAAAATAAGAAGACTCTTTTTTTTCTTTACTGTAAATATTTTGCATCCACTCTTTGTAAGTTTTATATAAATTTTCAAAAGTATAAGAAGCTGACGATAGTGCTATCATTTTAGAATTGTTTTCAAAAACCATTCTATCTTTTTCTTTCATTACCCCCTCTTTTATAAGGCTGTCTTCGACCTCTCTGATCTCTAAGCGTTCCTTCATGTTTTGTGGTGCAACCAAAAAGGGCATTAGAACATTATTGATAATATCCTCCGGTAAAAGAAGGTACTCATCAAGCACTAGTATGTTTGCTCGGAATCCTCGAATTTTTTCACCGTTAAGTGGAATGGCCGTAATCGAGCCTCCATTAATTTGCCATTCAAATTGGTCATTTCGTTTTGCCTTAGAACCAAACGCTTGAGCAAGAAGTTCAGCCCCTTTAGATTCAACCATCTTCTCTAAGTTGTTAAAAATAAAACGAGCAGTACGAAAGGTTGGGCCTGCAACAAGAATTTTTGTTCCCGGTTCAAAGATGCACTGTAGAAAACAAAATACAGCAGCCAAAAAAGTTTTTCCACAACCGCGACCCAAAACAAGCATACTAAAATTATTATTTAGCATACCCTTTAACAGTACCTCTTGAAAGGGTGCAAGTTTGATTCCTGAAATAAGTTCCGTCGTAAGCCCTAGGTTAGCTCTTAAAAACTTAGCCAAAGTAATCTTGGACTCTTTATTTTCGAGCTCCCCTTTTAAGGCTCTGAACTGAGCATTAATATCAGTTAGCTTTTTTGTTTCTTGTGCGTACCACATTATAAAATTTTGTTATCATAACAATATTGCAGATCAACATGTCCATGATTTGAATCTCCTAAAAATATTTTCTCGATGACCCTAGAAGCATCATCCCTGTTATTAACAAATAAAAATTGAACATGGGGATAGGCTTGAATTAAATATCTTACATTATGAAAAACATATTCTGGAGTAGCTTTAATTTTTTTCGACACCTGTGGCAAATGATTAAAAGACCGGCATTTATTTATGTTTTCTTCTACCAAGATAATTAAACTTGTACTAGCTTCCCCCGCTCTTTCAATTTCATTTACGAATCTTTTAAAACCCCCGCTCAGAGTTCCAACAAAGTCGCTAACAGACTTTCTTTCTATATGACATGCCCCCGAGCAACCGGGGTGGCTAAATGCATAATCTCCAAATTTTAAATTCTTAACCTCAGTGTTCACACCAAACTTTAAAGGCTTTTGCTCTCTAGTATCTACATAAATTTTAAATTTCTGTTTAATAGATTTTTTATCTAATTCACGGCCATATTCTCCTTTGGGATTGCGGAATTTAGGAAGTAAGCCAATCTCCTCGCAAAGGTCATAGTAGTCTCCAAACAGCGCATTGTAGATTTGAATTGCTGGCATCATTAGTGTTCGAAGCTCAACTTGTGTTGGCGCAAATATTAAATTCTTTTTTTCTTTTCTTATTACGAGCAACTCCCTGCAGTAGCTCTTGGCTGTCTCCTTATCTTGATCTTTAAGCCAAAGCCTTAAATTAGTTCGTGAATTAAAATCATGTTCAAAGTAATAGTCTTTACTTTTGAACTTAATAATCTTGCCATCATGTTTGTCGTGTCGTGGGTAATGCGTTTGATAATATTCAGCCATTCTCATCTTGTGGGCTTTAAGGTGACCGTGAAGCTGTCGCTCTGTGTCAAATACCTTTTCGCAAGCAGCGCACTTCTGTTTTTTAGAATTCATAATTAAAGTATTCGATGTCATCTTTATATAATCTTTCTATAGTCTTTATGGAGTTAGTGTTATAAAATTTTGAATAATGAGGTTTCCCTTTTAATTTCTTTTCACTACTTAGTTTGACAGTCGGTTTGTTTATTTTTTTACAAAGAGAATTAAAATCTTTTTGCAGGCTCTCGTAGCGGCCTATGAAATTCATGTTTATATTTCCATCTAAATCCTTTAGCCAATCGACTTGATTTGCTACCCATCTTCCCTTGTCGCAGTTTTCTAACGTGTCTGGGTATAGTTTAACATCATGGCTGTTTTTTATGTTTTTTATAAATCTATTAAATTTACTTTTGAGTTTTAAATAGGACTCCGATCTACTATCTTTAACGATGTCCCTGTTAAACCAAAAAAACCAAGACACCATTCTATCCCAAGGGTTCCTGACAAAAGAAAACTTAAAAGAAGTATACCAATCCCCCTCCCCGTTCGCATGATGCTCTTTCATCGTCATATGCAACGTCTTAGAATTAAAAGCCCCCTCTATACTTGTACCTCCAGTTTTATTTATGTGAATAAAAGTTAATTGCATAGACGCTAACCATTTAGTACCTCGTCCTCACTTATACCGAGTATTCTAGCTTTAACCTCATCCATCGACGAAAGTTTTTCTACTTCACCTTTAATAACTTTTTTGCGTAGCTCAGCTAGCTTTATAAGTTTTTGTCTAGACTCCTCTTCTTTCCATAGCTGTACTAAATTAATAATACTGGCATTTTCTTTAATTTGGTTTTTAAGTCTATCTGATCTCTTTTCTTTTAAATCATTAAGCAATTTATTTTGGCGGGTTACAGATTGATGGTAATCAGTTTGAGCTTTACCAATAGCCTCAACCAGTGACATTGAAATCCTTCTCCCATCTGTATCTGCAGCTACGTCATCAAGTAGATGTTGGAGATGTTCTACTCGCCTCTGGATGTTCGAAGCAATTACTACCTCCGAGGCAAGAACGATATATTGATCTACCTCTTCCTGTGTTAAGTCAGATTTGTCATAAGTGTATCTTACAAAACTAGATTCAAATAAATCACGATCTATTTGACTTTCAAAATGATTTATATGATGTAGAAATCTATAAGTATGCAAATAACCTATTAAAGCCTCGACACCCCGACGCTGAAAGGCTGTGATCTTATCTTTGTTAATACCATTTAAAACATACTTGTTAATTCGACTGACTATTAAATTTAAAGTTCTAGGGGGCTTATACTCTTCCGAAGGTACCGGGTTAGAATCAGCGGGCGATACATTAGATTGTTGAATGTCATTTTCTTTTTTGAACTCGCTTACCAAGCGGGTTTCCTTATGTAGGTTCGTAAGAGTATTGTCTTCAAAAATCATACGAGCTATATCTTGGTCCGTCATAGCATGTCCATTGTTGACAATGAACTCTTCCATTTCACTGGTCAGGCTTACATCACTACGACCCACATATTCATGTGAGGCTTTCGCTTTAATATCCCTAGATACCAAAAAAGCTTTTAAACATTTACCATACTTACTTCTTCCGTCTTGTAGTTTTTCTTCTATGTCTGGAAAAGCAATTTGAACTAGCTCCTTTAAAGAGGGAGGCGTTTTTGGGCACCTATTCCATTCATTAATGATATCCTTTTGACGTTCGTCAGAAATAGTTAAATCTCCACTTTTGAAATCACTCATTAATAATCCACCTCCCCTTTATTTAAAACTTTTTTTACTTTTTCGATTATAGATTTTTTTATATTTTTAATTTGTTTGTAGCCGGGAATCCTGTTCTTTTCAGAAGTTCTATAACCCATTAGCCGTGCAACCTCTTCTTCGCTTTTATATTCTATGTAGAGATGTTTGTATACTTTCCACTCTATGGGTTTTAGTATCTCTTCCATTTTTATATGTAATTTTTTGGCAAATTTTTCTATATCAGTGTTATCGGAGTTTCTTGAAAATACTTCTTGGGGGTGATCTTCTAATGAGACAGGGAGCTTCGCGTCGTGTGCTGATTTTTTTGTTTTTTCCCAATGAGCATAAAGAGGGCATGTAGAATCTTGATCGGTGTAAATGGAGCAGGAGTTACTAGACTCAGCAGCAGCGCATCGTAAACATGGGCGCGCGTAATTGCCGTAGTTGTTTCTAATGAGGTTTTTTATTTGATTGGAGATTATCCTATTTATCCATGGGCCCAAGGGTTTGTCGGAATCATATAAATCCCATTTTTTATAAATATGAATCCTAAGAATTTGTGACACATCCTCAAAATCCATCCACGCCAGAACGGTTAAGTTCCACTTAGGTCTCCGCTTAATTATCTCTGTGTTGATTTGGTCAATTGAGTCTTCAAAAGAAGGCCCCTTTTTCTTTTTATTTTTTTTTGGTTTTTGTGATTTTTTCGGAGATTTTGTGGAATGGCCGCTCTGGCTATTTTTTGGGCGACCTCTAGGCATATATAAACCTTTAATAAAAAATAAAAATTAGACCTTTTTCGAAGGCGGCGTGGAACCGCCACGAGCGGTACTACCCTCCTGACGAAGCTGTCGTAAGACTTCCTCCTTAGGAATGTCATCGGATGGACGCGTGTAAACGTCTCCGGCTTTAGTGCCATTATCTTGAGAGGCAATTCCACAGATATCTCCAAACTTTACCCCTCGAGGCTTGGGAACCTCAAGATCAACATGGAGTCCCCCTAGACGATCAAAGTCAGAGGGTTCTCTTTCTTCCTCGGCGTACTGCTCATCGGGTACAGGAGCGGTATGTTCTACTTGGGCACCAGCAAATTTATATCCACAATTTACGCAGAAATTGGGCTTTTTTGCGGCATATTCAAGTCTATTTCCACAATCGGGGCAATAAATCTTCATAATCTATGTATATAATATACACTAAATAATAAAATTCAATTCTTTTTATTTAATAGTGTAATATACAGTAGAATGAGAAAAGGGGACAAAAGACCGGGCTTTACCTTTAAAAACTCAAAAGGAGTAGAGTATGAAGTCCTTTTCTATAAGCCCAATAAAAAGATATATGATGGAGCCGTTGGGCTCTGTTACGATCCCAACGAAGATTCCCCAAAGATATATATAGACCCATATCAAAGTGATCAGGGGGAGCTTAATACTGCCATCCACGAATTCGCCCATGCCTTCTTCTGGGAAAAGACCGAAAAAGAAATTAGAACCTTTGCTGACACCATGAGTAGGTTCCTATACAATGAATGTCATTGGAGAAAAAAGAGAGCCGCCAAAAAGAAAAAAAAGAAATGAAAATGACCGAAATTAATAATATAGACTTATTAATGGATCAAATGGACCAAGTAGGAAAATTAACCCTACCCTTATGTAAGCATCCTGATTCAAAAGTCGCTGAAGCTGCAGTTCATGTCAATAAAATAGCACACAAGTGCTTTTTAGCTCTAGAAGTGCAAAAAGAACTACTACCCCCCAAATAAAATAATTAAAACAACAATTATTCCGCCAATAAGCAAAATATTTAATCTTTCTTTATCTTTACTGTTCATTTTTATTTCCACGAAGATAAATCATCTATAATTGTATCGTCATACACAGCCCACTTAGCGAACTCCTCGTCGCCTACCCCGAGACGTCTGGAATGAATTATAGCAACGTTATCTATGAAATGAGCTATTGGATCAATTCCTACCCATCTAGGATGTAGAGGTTTAACAACTATACCAAGACGTCCAGCGTACTCCTTGAATGCTCGATTAAATGCAACTTGATCGTTTAGCGACGTCCAAGGACGATCTGAGAGTGATTCCCAGTCCTTCATGTTTACATCCTTATGAATTCTCGCATCCGGGTTCTTTTCCAGTTGTAGGTACGTTTCCTTAACCCGTTCAAAAAATAGATCTGTAACCCGATTCTTATTATACAAAAATGTAGCAGTACCACATATATGCCAGTAACCGTTCCATATACTATTCTTATAGTCACACTTGGGTGCAGGTGGTGAACGGAAATCATAATCCATACCAAATAACGGCTCAGGGTCTTCCAACACTTCGGTGTCAGCGTCTATGAAGATTGTAGACTCGTATGGTGTATGCTGCATATAGAACGTTTTATCTTTAGTATAGTCTTTTTCTGTATTGACAGATTCTACTTGCACTACGTTAATGTCATCTCGATCACAAGGAACGTTAGTGATTAACGTAACCGGTAGCTTTGACACCTTCTGTAGAGAGTCAATGCTGTGCAGGGCCATCTTCAGGTAGTCGCCACGGTTAAAGTACTTCGATTTAGTAGCTATATACAATGCACCACGATTCATTTTTATTTATCCCAAGTGTTTTAGTTTTCCAACAAGGAATTTAACTAGCTCAGAGCGCATAATATCTTCTTCAGTAAATTTAAAAGTATATACTCCATGCTCTAGGCTGTCTTGGTCTTCATGAAAAAGATCATACATTTTACTAAAACCACTTTTCCCCCCATGTAAATCAGTTTGCATAGGATCTGCCAGAACAAAGCACTTAGACCCTTCACCCAGACGGGTCAGGATGGTCGTAATTTCCTTTGTAGTGCAGTTTTGAGCTTCATCCATGATAATACACTTGTTCGTCCAGTTAACGCCTCTAGCGAAGTTTACGGGGAACATTGAAATACGCTCTTCTTTTTCCAAACGCTCTGTAGTTGTGTCTGGAAGTAGCTCATCAAGTTTTTCTAAAAGAGGAATTTTATAGTAAGCCAGTTTTTCATCTGCACTTCCCGGTAAAAAACCGATTCTTTGATCAGAAGATTCAACAGAAGACCTTAAATACACAAGATCAGAGATACATTTCATATTAAGCATCTGTAATGCACAATATACAGCGAGTAGGGTTTTACTTGTCCCTGCGGGACCATCAACAAATGTTATTTTTGTATTTCTATCTAAAGCGATACGAAAGAAATCCCTTTGTTTCTCAGTCCATTTGAACTGATTGATTTTTATTTGTCTTTTAATCGGATCGAAGGCTGTCATTTCTTCTGCGATCTCATCCGCTAACTCGATTCTCTCGCCTCTCTTGGAGGCCTTGTTTCTTTTAGCCATGTATATATAATTACACTTTAAATTAAAAAAGTGCCCGCCGATTTTTTGACCTTTACCCCCAAGCATATTTAAATGTATTTAAATATATTTGAAAAAGGGGGGGGTGCCTTTATTTATATGATAAGAGATGTATATTAGAAGACTTTTGGTTTCTCGGGGAGACTCAGGATACCCCCCACGCACCGGAAAGGCAACAAAAAAAGACCGTTTTTTTTCAAAAAGGGGGTGGGGCTATATTAAAATCGCCTTTAAATATCATTTTAAATACCATTTTAAACAATTACCTTAAACGATTACCTTAAATGATTTCACTAAAGAAATCAACGGATTAAATAGGGTTGTGATTTTCTAGGCCATACATACGGGCGACACTGCCATCTGGTCTGCGGTTATCGTCAAGGTCTATCTCCTCGGGTGGTGGCGCGAGTGGGTTACCACACGCAGTAAGGAAACGCTCCGCGTCAAAGCGTGGGTTGTCCTGCTCGAACTTAGCAACGGCAAGCAGTGCGAGTTTAGAGGCTGGCGCGCCTTGATTGGCTGCGTTAATAAGAGAGGCGATGAATTCGAAATGTTGTTTAGTCATAATATAATAAGTGTTAAGTTTAATAGTGTTAGTGTTAATCTCTGCATCGGATGTCATTGCCATCATTATCATCGTACCATCCGATAACGGCTGAGCCATCCGAATCACGCACAATCTCCTTGCCATAAGCGTACTCACGCGCTGGCTTGTGTGATGGTGCTTTAGCATCAGCGGTGAACGTGCGGTGGTCTTCTAAGAAGTCTTGCACTTCATCCTCGGATGCGTAAAACACATCTTCAAATGCTACCGTGTCACCGTAGCCATCACCAAAGGCATTCTCTAACCATACACCCTCACAGGCTAGGATGGTGAGAAGGCGGCAAGGCTCGCCTGTGTTTGCATTGATGTAAATTCTGCCACATTGCAGATCCGTTGCTTTTTTGTTTTGTTCTTTCATAATCATTTAACTGTGTTAAGTATATCACACGAGGTGAGACATCCGCTGTCCTACCTGTTAACTTTCCCAACTTTCTTTACTGTGCGGGTGAATGGCTCACTGCCATCGGAGAAGCTCCGACGCCAAGCCTTGCCGTCTACGATACGTCGAGCGTGTGCCTCGTCCATCGCTTGGATGAATATCGATCCACCATCGGTGAAGGTTACGTTGAAAATTCTCTCTGGTTTCTTAGGTGTGTTTATCATAATCTTTTTAGTTTCTTCTGTTGTGTCTCTCACTTTCAATACGAATAGTATACCTGAAAAAAACGAAAAAGTCAATCACTTTCTTTAAAAACTATTCACAAAATAAATGGCAATTGTGAATAACTTTTGCTTGACAGGGGGCCTCGGCGGGGGGACCCTCGCAGATAGTACGTGTACGTACTATCTCAGGCGGCCCGCCCCCGATTATATAATGCAAGCCTTTTAATAGTAAAAGGTTTACCAGTCCATCCCGATGCATACGCCAAACATACACACCATAATGATAAGTAAAGGATACAATTCCATACTAGGCTACCTCCTTATATACTGGGCTTGTGCGGTGTCCTTCGCCGTAGGAAGGGCACATCGCTGTGACTTTTTTGTTGCCTGTTTGGGCGAACAGCTTGCCAACCGTATAGTCAACCCAACCGCGAGAGGTTTGCTGCTCACCGATGTACTCAATCGCATCTTGCTGGGCTGCGTGGAAAGTCAGAGTACCGACCTTGGCGCGAGTGCTGAAGTGAGCGCAAACAGAATCAAATCCGCTGAACTTGTTTGTGTGGCGAAATCCCTTTGCGTGGATCTCGGTATAATAATGTTGTATGTCTCTCATAATCTTAATTAAATTCCTTCTGGTCTTCACTTACTAACTCACCCAGTTCACCCAGTCCATCTATGTTGCGTGGGTCATTGTCTACTAGCTTACGCATCACCCACTTAACGATACGCTGCTTGCGTTCGACTATTCTCTTGCTACTTACCTTTGCCCAATCGGCTGGCTCGTTAACGTCTACGCCTACAGTGATCACGCGCCCTACATTGAAATTCAATTTCTCAAGTGCCATCCGAATGAACCAAGCACTGTCATTGCCTCGTGCAGTGAGGATATCAACGTGCTTGCCTGAATCCCTGACCAGCTTGCCTAGTGGGGTGAGATCGCTTTCCTCTAGGTTAAGGATAGCGGCAGGATTAGTGAAATCAAATAAGCGTTTGGAGTCGCGCATCTCTTTGATGAGTGTGCCGTCTAGGTCAAATAATGGTTGTAAGGTTTCTTCTGTCATATCGTTTTTAATTATCATACGTATAGTATATCACACGAGGTGGGACATTTGCCGTCCTACCCTCTAACTTTCTTCATCCTCTACAGGGTGGAGGAAAGGGCCAAGGTGGGCGTTATCCCGTTGCCATTGGCGGTTGCCTTCCCGCACTTGCCGCACGGATTCGTTCCAGCGTTGCACACGGGCATCTGCCTTGCGTTGCTCTTCTTGTACTTCTTCTCTAGTTCTCATAAGTCTCTCACTTTCAATACGGTAAGTATATCACAAACATCCGCGAAAGTAAAGAACTTTCTTTAAAAACTATTAACAGGCTGTGAATAACTTTCTGACCTTTACGCTTGACAAGCAGGCCGGCGGGGGGACCCTCGCAGATAGTACGTGTACGTACTATCTCGGCGGGTGGGCCCCCGCCTATAAAAGTACAACTATTAAATACTAATTTCTTTATAATGTTTCTATGTAGATTCCTGCTACCAGTATAATCGCGAAGGATACGATACCGATAATAAGAACAAAATAAATATCTCTGTAGTCGTCTTTCATATCACTTTATACTTAAGTAAAAGGATCCAAACATAAATACAAAAACACTAATAATTAATAATAATTCCATTTAGGCAAATTCCCCCGTGCCGTGAACATACCAAACGGGATAAAGCTTCTCGTTGGCATATTGCGGAAAATGCATCTTAAAGTTTTGAAGCGCACCCGCCTTGTCAAATCCGCAAGTGTTGAATGTTTGCCCGTTGCGTAAGTTGATAGTAAATTTAAATCCTTTCATAATCTTAAAAAGTTAAAATGTCAATTGCCTCAATAAGTTGAAATCCAAAGTCTAAAATCACAGCAACAAATAAAATTGTCACAACGAACTTAATCATTGGCATAAACACTTCATCACGAAATGCTTGATTGAATGCTTCGTTTATGTCTTGCAATGTCCCGACTATGGGTAGTTTGTTTTTGTTTTTCATCATAATTCAATTGGTCTTGCGCCCGTGAGGATGCCTTTAATGGCGGGTTGCATATGCCCCACAACGTCCAGCCTTGCGAGAGCCTTGGCTTGTGGGGTTGGGTTGTTAGCTGCCCACTCATTCCACAATGGGGATGATGGGAGGGGTTTCGGTGCGCCTGTGGCGGTCAGTAGTTTTTTCATAATCTTTACGCCTCCGCCGTATCAAATGTGAATGTCTCGCCTTCGTCGCTTGAGTAAATCTCAAACAGTCGTTTAGTGATGGGGTTCCACACTTGCACAGTTTCAAGGCCCGCGCCTTCACCATCAAATGTGTGCCAATTCATAATATGATATGTCCCCATTTTAATAGGATGTTTCACCCGCGCATCGGTGCTGCGCCTGTGCAGAGTCACCTTGCCTTGGTTCAAGTCGTTGGGGTTGGTATCTTCGTAGGTTGCTTCGTACTGTTTCATAATCGTTTTAATCTCTGCAACGAATATCGTTGCCATTTTCATCATCGTACCATCCGACAACAGCCGAACCATCAGAGTCCCGCACAACTTCTTTGCCGTGCCAAAACTCGCGAGGTGACCAAGGTTTTTCTACCTTCGCCGCAATCTCTTCAATGGAGGTTACAAATGCACCGTTTGGGAGGTTGTCCCGCTTGTCGGCGATTAAGGTTGCGAGTTCCAAATTTTCGGTTTGGATCTCATACTCTCCGAATTGACCATAGCGGTCTTCGGTTTCTACTCTGAATTTTTTCATTTTGTCTTTCATAATCTTGTTTCTCTCACTCTCAATACGTAAAGTATACCTGAAATTCTTTAAAAAGTCAAGCACTTTCTTTAACTTTTTCTGTGGGCAATACCCACAGCACCTTACCAAGGGCCAATGCCCGACCCATACCCACCGCAACGCGGCGAGCGTGTGCCTCATTCTGGGCGTTGATAAAAGTGGTTTCGCCGTAGGCCCAACTAACTTCGAATGTTTGTTCTTTTTTCATAATCTTTAATCTCTCACTTTCGATACGTAAAGTATACCTGAAAATTCTGGAAAAGTCAATCACTTTCTTTAAAAAGTATTAACAAAAAAGTTGCAAATGTTGATAAAAAAGACTTGACAAGCAGGCCGGCGGGGGGGGCCCGTGCAGATAGTACGTGTACGTACTATCTCGAGAGGTGGGCCCCCGCCTATAAAAAGGCAAGTATTAAATACTAGTTTTTTTCTAGTCGCTCCAAATATAATCGTCGGCGTTCCAACCTAGTATAATAATCGCGATAATAAATATAATAATCATTTTACCTTTCCATACTTTCTTCGTAGGTAAGCACTCGCGTGCCTTGGCTACCGATAATTTTCGAACGGTCAACGTAAACGTCAATCTCGTTTTCTGTTAGCTCTAACTCTTCACCGTCTTGATCGATCACGATCACGGTGTCAAATTCTGTGATTTCGTCAACTATCATCAGTTGCATTCCTACGCGAACTTCGTCGCCTACTTTTACTTGTTGGTTTTCTATTGTCATAATCTTAAATCTCTTACATTTCCGAATAGGTTCCATCGTAGCAGCTTGGCTCATAAGTCTCTGGCTGCGCGTCATACCAAAACTCTTCGGCGGTGGGCATCATATCGGAAAAGTCATCCTCGATTTTTTGAGTGCTCTCCTGCACTTCGGATATCTCTTTAACGTCCACCACCATTACGTGGGGCTGTTGTTCGGCGATTGCGTTAGCAACTTCCCAGCTCTCGGCTTGGATGTCGTAAGCATTCTTGCTTACTGAATAATACGATTCAGTTTCGACTCGGAATGTTTTCATTTTGTTTTTCATATTGTCTATGCTATAAGTATATCACACGAGGTGGGACATCCGTAGTCCTACCTGCATCTTTCTTCATCTTTTTCTCTGTTCAATTGTTGCTCCTCCTCATCGGTGAAAAGCTTGCCTCTCTCAATGGACTGGATCTCCATGCCTTTCATGCCTTTGCCAAAGCTCCTGCCAAAGAACTCTCTGCGCACTTGCGCGAATGATGCTGCGGTTGCACCCCAACGGGTTCCGTTGGTGGTGGTTACGATGAAATCTTGTTTGTTGTTTTCTTTATTCATTATGCTTATAGTATATCATAGGAGGTGGGACATCCGTAGTCCTACCCTAAAACCTTTTCAATAAACTTTTCACCCACGCATTCAACGTGAAACTGGTTCCTTGGCATCCAGCCAAGCCACTTGCCCGACCTTAAAAGCCACTGCGCACCGTGCATGCTTTCCGCTTCTTTTGTGAACACCGGCCCGCGCTCACTGATGCGGTTCTTGGTGCGTTTGCATGCCCTGCTTGTCGGGCTTATCATTATCGTTCTCATGTCTGTTTCAATCATCATGCGTCTAGTATACCACGCGAGGTGGGACATTTGCAGTCCTACCCTTTAATTTCTTTTACTCGGATGCTACCGAGTCGGGCAACGTCAGGGAAAAGCTTTGCAGCTATCTTAAAAGCGGCTCGCAAGTCAAATGCTTGGATGGTTTCGGTTTGCTTGCAAGCGGGACGGCTAGGGTCTACTTGCGTTACTAGGGTTAGTTCGAATAATTTGTCTTTCATAATCTTTTCTCTCTTACTTTCAATACGTAAAGTATACAGGAAAAATCGGGAAAAGTCGATAACCAACTGTGTCATAAAAAAGAAAGTTTTTGCATTTTGTTGTTGACAAACGTGCCGGCGGGGGGGGCCCGCCGGATAGTACGTGTACGTACTATATGGAAAGCTTGCTATTAAATAGCGGCTTTATGATAGTCGTCGCTACTCCTCACTAGCTCGCAGCACTAGCTGCTCCCAGTAATCACCATCCGCGCGGTAGCGCGTAAGGCTGTCGGCCTCAAGCTGGGCCTCGATGTCGGGGGTGATAGCCTCCTCGCAGGAGACTTGGATCATATCGTGTAGGTCGTTCATCATAATTTAATTTCTGTGATTGCTATCGGTACATTTCATTGACTTCCCAAGCGCGTTCCAGCTTGGCGTAATCGGTTTCAGTTGTGCCTCGCCCCTCTCCGTGCTGGAGTTCACGAAATGCTACCTGTGCATCGCGCAGGGTTGCTTCGCCACAGGCGAGAAAGAGATGTTTTGCCGTGGAGTTTGTACGGCCCTCAGAGGGATTTTGATTTTTCTTCATATGTTCGTCGTTCATCATTTAAAAATTATATCAGATTGGTTGAAAGTTACAAGGAAAAGTTATTCACACACCCTTCTCATAGATAGGGCCATTATCCGACCAGCAGTCGGCGTGAACCTCCTCCACATAAGCCTCAAACTTGGCACGGTCAAACCGTGGGTGAGTTTGCTCAAAAAGGATGGCGTACGCTTGCGCGGTTCCTTCCCTGTTTCCCTTGTCATCGACTTGACCGATAATCTCGGCGATGAGGGTGAAGTGTTTGCGGGTGAGGTTTAGGGATTGCGCTTCGTTAATTAACATGAAAGAAGTATAACAGAATGGCGAAAGATTGCAACAATTAAATTCACGAAGTTATTCACAGGCTGGGCATAAAAAAGCTTGACAAACAGGCGCGGCGGGGGGGCCGGCCAGATAGTACGTGTACGTATGATATTGTACGTATACGTATTGTACGTGTACGTATGACATTGTACGTATACGTATTGTACGCGTACGTATGATATATCATTATTTCGCGCTTATTTGTTTCTTATTTGTTTCTTATTTGTTTCTTATTTGTTTCTTTCTTATTTCGTTATCGGGCGTTTCTTTC